TTAATATCCTATCTCTCTACCTACAGAAATCACTATTCGGCAATCTTCTTGGGTACCACCCTTATCCGGATGATTATTTCTTAACCATTCTTTCCATTCCTTTTTGTTATGGATATTATATTTGGCTAACACTTGACGAGGAGTTGCATAAGTGGTCTGATGAAATCCACTGCCAGAGGAACGAGATTCACTGGAATTCCGCGAACTTGACGAACTTGATTTCTCCTCTTCAAATTTCCACCCAGATGTAGGAGGGTCGTACCATGAATACATCCTCTCGAAGAAACTATCAAATGTTTCACGTCGAGTCTTACTGAATTCATCCCATAGCTCTTTCTCCTTTCTCCTACCCTCATAGAATTTCTGGTTGGTGTCTATACCTTCTTTTAGAAACAGATCAATGCCAAAAGTGAGAGTTTCTATATGTTTCTTTGTTCTATCAAACAAAGAGATAGTCTTCTTAATTTCAGCTCCCAACTTATCGATTTGGTCCATTTTACTCCAGATTAACCATTTTTCAACAAAAGGGCCTACCTTCTCACGTGCAATGGGTAATTCTTTAACAACTTCTCTAACTGGCCTTGTCGCTTTCTTATCACTTTGTAACACTAATTCCCGCCTCCGGTTAATATCTTCAACGGTTCTATGACCTAGATAAGAATAAACTTTCTTATCTAGGTTGCCATTGGGAGTCGGAATCCAATAATAACATTGAGGGTCGAAATAATACCAGGAAATATCAATACCTTTTCCATAAGTATATATTAACCGTTCTATATCATTTTCTAGAATTTCTTTTAGTTTAGTACATCCCTCTATCTTGTGAGTATACTTCTCACACTTTTTATTTAGTTCTTCGAGCTCTTTCTTCTCTATAAAATGATCCTGATGAGAATCATATTCAGGAATACTGTTAATAATTTCTGGTGGAATATGGGATTTAGAGATGACCGTATAACTATCCTTGCCGATCATATAGTACACTTTACTCTTCTCCCCATTCTTTCCCTTTCGAATTTTATAGTGGTAAAATTTAGGATCTTTGGGATGAAACCCATTGACAAACATATTTACCCATTCGGCATTCATTTGTTTAATTTTATCTATCTCTTAAATAATTGACTAAATAATTGAAAGATTCTGTCTACCTTTATTCACAGTATTCATTCATTTCCATACTCCTTATTTGAATTTTTATAGTATTGACAATTTAAGACTAAGTATACATATTTAAATATGTATATATACTGAAATGGATCCGCAGAAAGATAAGACCCACTATTGTTACATCCTTCAAAATGACGATAATCAAAAGACCTATAACGGATACACTGTTAACAGTACCAAACGTCTGAGACAGCACAATGGGGAAATAACCGGTGGAGCCAGATCGACAAAGTGTTCAAATACATGGAAATATATATGTATCGTATCCGGGTTTCCTGACAAAATAAACGCGCTCCAATGTGAATGGCGTATCAAGAAACCTTTTAATAAAAGGAGAACGAGAGAGTACTGCGGACCAGAGGGAAGAATAAAAGGGTTGAATCATGTTTTACATCTGGATAAATGGACCAGTAACTCTGTTATAGTCGATTTCCCTTTAGAAGTCAAAATATTACCAAAGTATAAACATTTACTTACTGATTTGCCAGATTATATCACTGTTACTGATTTGTAAGACGTCTAATTCATAAGATGTTTATCTTATGAATGTTCATAAATGTCCCAACTAAGAAGAGATATCTTCCATTACATTACGATCAAACCCGGGTGTTCTTTAAAATAGCGGGTCAATTCTTCTATCAAAATTTGCTGTATACTCTTTTTGTATTCACGCAATAAAAGTTCTTCACATACTGGACTTCTTGGCATAAACCTTGTTTTGGGAGGACGAGTCTTGGTTTTGCGCAAATTAATGTTTTCTAAATCGTTCTTAGTCACACATATTGGAATACATGTTCTTTGTAAGGTACATTTCGTTGCAGCTTCCTCTTTAGAAAGCTTCGATGGATCCAACATCCCATTCGGCATATTTCGAGCGGCAGCTTGAATAATAATTGGTTCTTTTTCGTCGGCAGGTGACCACCAGTAAAAAAATGAAGTCCAATAACTGGCCATATTTCTGCCTAATATTAGGCCCAGTTAGTTTTATCCCTTTTTATCGATAATTGACATAAATGATTTACTGAAATGATTTATACATCTTAGATCGTACCAAGATCGTTGGCAACTTGTTCTATCGCCTATATATGCTCATGACAACCTATTCTTTTGTACAACTCCAATATTTCTTTACAAAGTGGAAATGGCCAAGACTTATTGCCATTTCCACTTGTATCCTCCAGCCGTTTTTCTTTTACCGTTACAAACTTTTGTAATTGCATCCGGATGAGCCCCGCTACCACCTGACGCGTCCTTTAGAGATTTATACTTTTTCATTTTAACATCTTCTGTATCGTTTTTATTTGAGCAATTTTTTACTTATCAATCTCTTGATAAGTAAAATACTGTATAAACAACAGTAATAATATACAAACATAAACCCCCTACAATGTAGGATGCCCGAGACTTATTGCCATTTCCACTTGTATCCACCAGACTTATTTCTTTTACCGTTACAGACCAGAGTGATAGTATCTGGATGAGCTCCGCTAGCTTTATGAGCATCTTGAATATGAGTAAACCTAGCTATCTCATTCCAGTCATCGTCATATTGAATAACAGCTTTACCCTTTGGTCTTGGGCACAATCCAGTGTCACAAGCATGCTGAGAATTACCCCTTTTAGTCGACCATTCCAGGTTTTCTACTCTATTATCTATAGGATTACCATTTAAATGATTGACCTCAGGTAAGTTATCTGGATTTGGTATGTAAGCTTTGGCTACTAGAATATTAATTCTTTTACATGAAGCTTTACCTCCTTTTAACAATTTAGCTGTATAATATGCTCCTTTCTTTTGCTGAGCGATTACCTTCTTTCTCTTCTCGCTATAAACAATACCATTTGGTGATATCCTATAATCCTCAAAATTTTCGATTCTTTTCCACTTGTCAACATCTTTTGGTATTTTTTTATCTTTATCATCGTTAAATTCCCATTTGTATCCTCCAGAAGTTTTCCCATTTCCGCGACAGACTCTTGAAATACCTGAAACTGATACTCCTGATGCTTTACTAGCTTCTGTTATAGAATCATATTCTGCCAGCAATTTACCGTCGAGAGAAAATTGTTTTACCTTTCTCTCCCATTTAGCAATTAAATTATTTTCCCATGCATGTTCTGTATTGCCTTTGTGTGTGAGAACATCTAGATTTTCAAATCTATTATCACTTCTATCACCATTCTTATGATTAACAATACAACCTTCATTCATTCGCTTAACTTCATCTTCAGAACCAAAGGCTAACATTACTAACCTATGAACCAGACAAGCTTCCCTCTCGCGAGCTTTTTGACTCCCTTTTTTATATAGTTTGACTCCATAATACTTATCTGGTCTCAATTCCAGAGACAAAAACTCTCCTCTTTTCCCAACAACTCTTCCTCTAGTAGTTATTTTATAACCGGGATATCCTGGAATTTCTTTTTTCATAGTCGGATAGCTTTGAATATGTTTCTCACATACCCGATATTATTTCTTTATCTCATTTTATTTGAGTAAAATGAGATGTACATGTAAAATACATGTTGAAATATGTACCAATAATTGTACATATATAAATTTGCAAGATCTCGGTACAAACCAATAAGTAGACTGTAAACAGTTTACAAAGTGGGATGTCCCAAAGCTCCACCTTAATACGTTATAATTAAGGCACACCAACCTACCCTAGGTATTTCCTCCTAGGATCATAAGTTCTTTCCCGGCTAAAGGAAAGCCGTTTCGCAACGGGGGATAGACTGTATCTTAAGCCAGCTCAGGATGACTAATCCTTCATAGTTGACCGATATCCGTTCAGTCGTTGAGACCCTACCATGCCCTATCATAACGGGTTTAGGTAGTAAGCCTGCGGATTTCCCGCAATCCAACATTATTACCATCGAGAACGGCTATTAACCGTGGTCCCCTTTGCCAGTTTCCCAGCTAGGGTGGTAGTTGAATATACTCGGGAGTTCCCGCAACAAGATATCTCGCCTCTTGTCTTTTTTAAGACTTTAGAGACTAGGTGGTAACACTGTTTACCCACAGAGGAGATCTTTTTTAAGATCTCTTGTGGCAGCCACCTGTTATGGACCTTTCTTGATCCATTGGCAACACGCCTATAGTACCAGTTTCCCTTAGGCATTTCCTCCTAAGATTATAAACTCTTCTCCGACTAAAGAGAAGCCACTTCGCAGTGGGGAGTAGACTGTATCTTAAGCCAACTCAAGTTGATTAGACTTTCATAGTTGACCGATATCCGTTCAGTCGTTGAGACCCTACCATGCCCTATCATAACGGGTTTAGGTAGTAAGCCTGCGGATTGTCCGCAATCTAACATTATTACCATAGAGAACGGCTATTAACCGTGATCCTCTTATAAGTTTCCAAATAAGAGTGGTAGTTAGATATACACGGAGTTTCCCGCAACAAGATATCTCGCCTCTTGTGTCTTTTTGATGACACTAGAGACTAGGCGGTAACACTGTTTACCCACTTTCTTAATTTTATTAAGAAGCGGCAGCCACCTGTTTTCGCCCTGAATTTTACCATGAGGCAAAATTTGTGTTTGAGCGATATTCCAATTTTTGGCAACGAGAATGTGCCTGAAAGACTGTTTAAAGTCTTGGAGGACACCAGAGCTATCAGGCCACTGGATAGCGTTTCCAGATTGGTCTTCTGGGACACCTCCAGGGGTTCCGATACCACATGCAGCTTGAGCAGCTGGAGACATGTTGTGAGAGATACTAACATTAGCAAGCTTGCTGTAGTTAGTAGATCCAGATGGTTTCAGAGGATCCCATGGGAGAAGAGCATAAGTCCAGAAATGATACCCAGTCTCATCAGGAGTAGCCTCAGAAAGAAGATCGGGCAAGATGAGAGAGTAGTAGTCAGATCCCTGAGCAACACGGCAAGTATTCTCATAGACAAGAGTAGAGAAAGCAATGGGGTCAAGCCCAGCATAGTTGGGCTCTGTAGTGTAGTTAGACCACTCACCACCGCATGCAGCAGAAGCGAGACTCAAGAGAGAAACATTCTGTGCGGCGAAGCAGAAGAGGATAATGGAATGAGACAAACGAAGATCGAAGCTGGTAAGAGTAGAGATGTCCTTGAATGGAGCGGCCTGGGTAGCTTGAATCTGAGTGATAAGGATATCACGAGGGGCGTCACCCATCTTCACACGCTCGTCGTTGTGGACAACAGCGTAGTGAGCCATAGTCTGTGGGTCCAAAAGAGTGGGTCTTTGGCCGGATTGTCCGAAGACAAAGACATCGGCGCAAGTGGCAGAACGAGTTCCACCACCCCCAGCGGTACCGGGGAAGACAACCAAGAGATCCTCCCATCTGCGGAAGACATAGTTGATCTTTACATCATTGAAGGGAAGAGCAGCTACGGGAAGAGCGATACCAGAGTCTTCTGTGAACCAGAAGGGGAAAGGAACAGAGAAGTATCCTCCAGTTCCCAAAACACCGAAAGGTGGTGCTCCACCGACTAACACTGCAGTTGTCATGGAAGCGATATCACCGATCATATTACGGTAACCGATTCTCTTTGATCCTCTCTTACGGAATTGGAAGTTAAAGTCTAGCCAGTAATTGTCAAACTCTTCGACAATAAGCTCATTGAAAGAAATACTAACTCTTTCGAACAAGTTGTGCATCAAGTTACGAGTCCATCGCACACTAGCGTCAACGAAGATGTTACCATCTTGGACCAATTCGAGTTGAGGAATCTGGGCGCGGAACCAGACATGGAGAACGTAATCTCCAGATCTATTCACACTAGCAGAAACATTCTTCTGTCCGAAATCGATCACACCGTTCAGCCTAAGGGAAATTGGAATATAAGAAAACCAATTAGCCTTTGTGACAGAGGCGACGAACATAGTGATGGCATCGGGACCACCATAGATGAAACCTTCTTGTTCAGAAAAGGTAGCCAAATCAATAAAAACATGGGCTGGATTACAAGATGAAAAAGACATTTATTATACTTTCAGAACCGTATCTGTTACATATCCTCAAAGAGAAAAATATTCGCAAAAAAATTTTACTTGGGCTATTAGGTAGTTTAAAGTAGTGCAAACTGTTGTTATTTAGATGCAATGGATGATGAACATATTTCATCAAAAACCCACTACCCAAAGTCTCTAAGATTTGGGTAGTGGGTTTTTGATGAGAATTATTATCTTTGGGGTCAGAGCAACGCTGACCCCAAAGAAAAAGGTTATAACCAACCCCAGATTGTGATTATCTATTTCTATAATCATGTTTGCAAATAAAGCCTATCATGTGTCATATTTCCAAGCTAATTCATCCTTAAGGGTAATAACGGATGCAAAAGATTTTTTTAATCTTGATCTAGAATATTCATTCGAGAAATGGTTTAAATCAGACGTTTGAATAGCACATTTTGCATTTCTAAATCTAAACAGCTGTTATGCAGTCACATGGACTCATTCTTTTTCCACTCCTGGGGTTGATAAAAATAGCATACAAATAAAAAAAAGAAGTGAAATTATGAATTAAAATAGAAAAACTCGTGAAAGAACACCGTTTATCAGGGACATTAAAAACATATATACTAGTTGAGAATGAGATCACATAAAGATAATCTTTAGAAAGACTAAAGATTATCTTATGAATGATACAAAAACTAACGAAGTAAGTTTTTGTCAATACCTTCCGCCCAAGACTAAAACTCGAAAACTCAAAAAAGAAAGAAAGCCAAGTGGAAAATCTAAAAGTGGGAAAGAGCCAAAGCAAGTTAAGAACTCATCCGCATTCTTAGCAACTCCAAGCCCTACGGGTTCTACCTCCGGTAAGGGCAGAAATAAGATATCTCGAAGGACAGAAAGATCAAAGAAAGATACTGAAAATAAGGTTAATGTTAATGATTATAATGTGTTTCACATCGATGCCAAAATTAGGGAAAAACTCCTCTCTAAGATTAGCACATTAGATAAACTCCATGAAGATTTACAGAAGACCTTGTGGATATTGAACCATGGGGACGATCCTGTTGATCGTATTATGGCCAGGACACAGGCTTCACTATTACGTAGACGTATGCAAGACTTAGAAAGTACATTCGAATTGGTACTTTATTCAATGAGAACCGAAGACATCCTTCGTGATTATCGGAGTCTTTTGTCTTCTACAGGAGCTCTTTCGTTTGTCACATTAGAGCCAAATAACAAGGTTTTAGGAGTATCTAAAAGTTCTGAACTTATTTCCCGTTACTTATGTATCGCTCAAGAGTATATTGAAATAGACAATCTCCAATATCATCCAGAGAAGCTGAGATGTCCAGCTTGTCAAGGAGTAGAGTTCAAAATGGACGACGAGAATTCTACTTATATCTGCACCTTTTGCTTTACTGAAATTGACGTCTTAGACGACACTCCATCTTTCAAAGATACAGATCGAGTTAATATGAGTTCTAGGTACACTTATACCAAGAGAGGACACTTTGTCGATGCTATGAAGAGATTTCAGGGAACTCAAAACACCGATCCTCAAAAGATTAAAAATGTGGTAGACATTCTTTTGGTAGAGATGGAACGCCATAACCTTAAGAAAAACTCTGACAATCGCAAGGAACAGGTAACTAAAGATCATCTGTATATGTTCCTTTATGAGAACAAACTATCCGGATACTACGATGATATCAATCTCTTATATCATATCATCACGGGAGAACCTTGTCCCAACATTAGCGAATATGAAGATACACTCTTGGATTTGTTCGAAAAACAAGAATATGCTTATCGTCAAGTCCAAGATCCTGACCGTATTAATTCTCTCAATGTCAATTATAAACTGTACAAACTGTTACAGAAAGTGGGCTATCCTTGTAAAAAGGATGATTTCTATATCCTCAAGACAAAGAATAAAGAGGACGAACACGATGAAGTTTTGCGCAGAGCCTGGGAGGAATCGCTCGGCTGGTTGTGGATTTTTACCTAATTCTAACGTAAGGTGTTTAACGCCATAATTTCTAATATTAAGCTGTTATTAGCAGTTATTTGACTTATTAGAAATTACCAAAAGAAAAATGACAGAACAAATTGAGAAATAGACTAACTCTGACAAAATGTCGAAATCCAAATTTACTATAACTGACATTCAAAATTTCACCAGAGAAAAGAACTCTCAATTTCTTTCTGATAATTATATTAATGGTACCACTAAATATCAATGGCAATGTCCGGTAGGTCATTTATTCTCTAGGTCATGGGCAGAAGCAAGAAAATGTCCGGATATCAGATGGTGCCAAGAATGTAAAAAAGGTGGAAAGATTGAATTTTTAAGAGCCTATGCTCAAGAGAGAAATGGAAAATGTTTATCTCAAAAGTATGTCAATGATAAAACGCGTTACGAGTGGGAATGTAAAAACGGTCATTGTTGGTCCACAAATTGGAATGCCATGTTTCATAAGAAAAGTTGGTGTGGAGAGTGTAGGAAGTACACTTTACAGGATCTCAATAGAAAGGCTGAGGAAAATGGTAGGAAGTGTCTTTCACAGGAGCATATCAATGATCAGACCTATCACGATTGGGAATGCAAACGAGGACATCAGTTCTCAACAGTCTGGAGTACAATTGATATTATGAAAGAGTATGCTCAAAAGAAAGGCGGAGACTGTTTATCAGAAAAATATACTAGTTCTAGAGATAAATATATATTCATTTGTTCCAATAAACATGTATGGGAAGCCCGATGGGGTAGTATGAAACATAATAATTCTTGGTGTAAAGAATGTCAAAAATATACAATCCAAGAGTTACAACAACACGCCAAGAAAAAGGCTGGGAGATTATTATCAACAGAATATATAAATAAACACACTCGTTACGAATGGGAATGCAAGGAGGAACATAGATGGATAACCTCTTGGGATAATGTATTAAATGGTGGTACTTGGTGTAGAGAGTGTTCTTATGCTTCCAGAACTTGCAAACCCAGTAAGAAATATACTATTTCTGATTTACAGATTATAGCTAGCGAGAAAGGGGGATTGTGTCTATCCGATGAATATATTACAGCTGATACGAGATACATATGGAAATGTAAACGAGATCATACATGGAAAACGAAATTTGGAAATGTTTTTTATAACGGAACCTGGTGCCCTCAATGTCAGAAATTATCTCTTAAAGAAGCACAAGAAATAGCTAGAGAAAGAGGAGGAAGATGCCTTTCGGAAAATTACATAAATAAGAGAGAAAATATGGAATGGGAATGCGGGAAAGGTCATCGATGGTTTTCTACTTTGGGATCTGTTAAATATCAAGGAGCGTGGTGTATTATTTGTTGGCACTCAAATAGACGTTATCCTATAGAAAAGTTAAGGGAGATTGCCTGGAAAAATGAAGGTAAATTAATTAGCAAACGTTACGATAGTTGCTCGATGGATTTAATGAAGAGTTAAAATTAGCCTTTGAATATCAGGCTATTCAACATGAGAAAGTAGTCCCATTCTTTCATCCTCGTGGAGAGAAGGATCTGCTGACAATCCAGGAAAGAGATAAAATAAAAAGAGAGAAATGTATACAGAACGGAATATGTCTATTGAAGATACCATTAAAATACTCTTATAATCATCCCAAAAAGCTAAAACGGTATATTCGTCAGATATTAATAGATCTTGACTATTTACGTGTTATTGAATTTTAAATTTTCTGTTTAATCAAACAGAAAATAGACCTTGATCGGGTACCTACACGACAAAATAAAATCTACCAAATTAAGAGGCTCAAATTGAAAACTATATTTTCACTTACTCTAAAATAATATTTGAAATCAACAATTTATTCTAAACATAGTCTTTGGAAAAACTTTCGTTTCTCTCAAACTCTCAAACTTTTTTTTCAAAAGACTCTGAGATTCTGAAAAACAAAAAGTTGGACTGGTCTTATTTTTTTCAACAATTCCGAGTTGATTTCAACAATTAATAGTTGTTTTCAACTATTCCGAGTTGAAAAAAAGTACGAATGAGAATACTGGGTACCCACCCGACAAAATAATATTCTTCGAAATAAGAGATGGATTTCATAAATATAGTTTTATCCATCTCTAATATTAAAAATCAAATTGAATAATTATATAAAACATAAGTTTTGTGAAAACTTATGTTTTCAATTCAAACTATTTCAAAAAATTTTTTAGTTCTAGATTTTTTGAGTTCCACACACACACCCAAACCATGTGTGTGTGGAACTCAGAATTTTGAAAATAATTTTCGAGAAAATAAAAGTTTGAAGTGGTCACTGCATGGTTTTGGGTCTATTTTCTGGTGGAAATTGGGAAAAAGCCCTGAGCAATTCATGATCAGAAGTGTCTTAAATAGATCAGCATTATCAAATAAAGATCATACTGATCTTTGAAAATCAGAATGGTAAAATTTACTTGTCAGTTTTGCGGTAAAGAATTATCAACAAAATACAATCTGGATGTCCATTTAAAAAACGCCAGATATTGTATTTCTAAAAGAGGGGATAGTGAAAGTTCCAAAATAAATAAATGTGATTATTGCGAAAGTACTTTTTCTACACCTCAAAATCTCAAGAGACATCTAAGACAATGTACGGATAAAAAAATCTCAGACCTGACAGCTAAATTTAAATTACAGTTAAAAGATAAAGATGAAGAAAACTCTAGACTTCGCTCTCAAGTTAGACAATTGGAAAAGGAGTGTAAAATATTAAAAGAGACAGCCGAAGAATCAAAAGATAAAATCTCGGAGTTGGACGGAATTATCACCGGTCTCAAAACCGCCCCCGACAAAAAGACCATTTACAACACAGCTATTCACCCTAAACTCGTCAATCTACCCATCAATAATATTCCCGCCCTAACTCATGAATACATGATAGAAAAAGTGAACGATGGAATACTTACATATGAAAAGGCCGCCAAGGGTTACTCGGGTATTCTGGGAGTTATTTGCGATCTTATCACCCACGAGAATGAAAAGGGAGAGATTGAGAGAAATTATGTCTGTACCGACGTCTCAAGAAATTCTTTTCATCGCCTTTTAGAATCAAAGAAATGGAAGCCAGATAAAGGTGGAAGGTACCTAAATACTATGCTTAACACTTTCAGGAGTGTTATTGGAGAATATAAGAACCAGGTATATAATTCCTATGATAAAACTTCTCACGACTCAATAGAATGGGGTCAAGTGGATTGGGAAAGAAAGAATATTTCTCTATTGTTTAATGGAATCGTGTGTAATGAAGGAAAACAAGGAAGAGATGAATTGGTGAATATTCTTAGAAAAGAAATTAGCAAGAGAGCCTCTGTATAAATTTTAACAATTCTGTCGAAATCAACAATTCTATTTGGCAGAGAAAATATCTTATCTTACATCTATAAGATAAGCATGACCAATTTAGAGAAGATAGATAGTATTTTGCTATCTCAAGAAAAGATTATTCATCAGATATGGTTAGATTTTCGACAGGAGAAAGACAGAAAAGGTCCTCATGTATTTCCAGACAAATACAAAAAATACCAACAAAGCTGGTTGGACAATAATCCTGATTGGCTTTACGTTCTCTGGGATGATGATATGAGCAATCAAGTGGTAAAAACATACTTTCCCGAATTGTGGAAAGTCTATTCTAAATACCCAGCCGGAGTTCAGAGATGTGATGCATTTCGGTATTGTCTGTTGTATCGATATGGCGGTTTATATGTCGACGTTGATACTAAATGTCTAAAATCTATCAGTCCTTTATTTTCTTCCTTAAAAAAGAAAATTGCTATTTCTGGTTCTTCGAATAGTCCTTTTTTCTTCAAGTTAAAAATCAGCAATTTTGCCATGTATTCCAAACCAAATCAAGATTTCTGGAAAAATGTAATTGGTGATGTTATAAAGGCTGGGACATGGACAAAATTTGTCCCCTTCTCTCTAAATGTTATCAATTCGACCGGTCCGGGGATGTTATCCCGCTCTATTCGTAAATATGGCCCTGATATAAAAGTTATGCCGGCCAAATATTTTCCCAGTAGAGTATTCGGTTCTAATATAAATGAGGGAGACATTTCTAAGGAAGCCTTCGCCGTCCATTTTAGCGATTGTGGATGGAGACCTCCTAATATAGCCCATCAAGAGGGAGTTATGATTGCATTAGTAATTATTATTGCATTAGTAATTCTGGCCTTGATAATCTATTATTTTATGAGATAAATCGATCTTTATTGAGTCATTCCTAATTAATATTTTCATCATTAATAGTAAATGATGAAAGTAAAAGCTATTGGACTAGCAACTAATATTGACGATCGAGCTAGAAATTGGGAAGAGGGGGTAAAAACTACTGGTATACCCTATAAACTGCTGGGAGTCGGCCAAAAATTTACTGGGTGGAAGATGAGAAGTGAACTATATTTGAAAGAAATGTCTGAAGATACAACCACTGATATTTTTATCATGAGTGATATTTATGATGTTCTTGTTAATCCTAAAACTGTAAAGAAGATAAAAGAGTCCGAAGACAGCGTTAAAGATTACATCATATCTACTTTTCAATCATTCGAAAAGCCAATTGTGATTGGCGCTGAAAAAATTTGCTCACATAATTGTTCTCAATTTTCTTTTCAGAATTTTGTATCTGGTATATTTGGGAATGACAACCGATATCCTAATGCAGGGTTAATTATAGGGTATAGAGAACCTTTGATTACATTGTATCAACATTTAGCAAAGTTCCCAAACGATCAGATAGAGGTGGGAAATTTAGTTAGTAAGTATCCACGAATATTCTCATTAGACACTCATTCTAAACTATTCTATAACTTCTTTGTCAGCCCTGATGATAAAAGATTTGGTACAGCTCTATTTGTTCATTTTCCAGGGCAGAATTTCTCAGCCGCGGCTCGAGTAGCATACAATAAGCTTGCTAATACGCCTATATCGTCTACTACTCAAGCAAGTCAGATTATAACATTTTGTATCATTATTGTTTGGATAATTGTATTTTTAGCTCTTATGTATCTCATAAGAATTAAACAATAATGAGAATGAAAAATTATTAATACTTGTGAAAAGTCACAAGTATTTACAGTATATAAATATTCGTATTTATATAGAAATATATTTAATTTACAAGTAGAAATGAAGGTAAAAGCTATTGGAGTGGCCACTCATAAAACGGATGCCGCTAAAAATTGGCAGAGAGGAATGAGACATACGGGTATTACGTCCGAATTAGTCGGTCTCGGACAACCGTACAGCTTCGATATGAAAATCAAGCTTGCATTAGAGGCTATGAAAGCCGACTTGGATACAGATATTTTCATTACTTCCGATGTATATGATGTTCTTATTAATAAATCGGTAGTGAAAAATATAAAAAAGACGGGTTCAGTTAAGGATCATATTCTAAATACATTCTATAGCTTCGAGAAGCCGATCGTTGTCGGTGCAGAGATACCCTGTTTCTCTCACAACTGTTATGAATTTAGCTTTACCGATCTATCTAATCTGGTAGAAAAGGAGTATAAATATTGTAATTCAGGGTTGATCATCGGATATAGGGATCATATGATTGAGTTATATGAGAATCTCAAGGATTGTAAAGATGATCAAATGGATCTTGGTGAACTGATGAATAAGTACCCTGAGAATTTCGCATTAGATACAGAATCAAAGCTCTTTTACAATGTTTACGTTTATCCAAATAAAGAGAGGTTAAAAAAGGCTCTTTTTGTTCATTTCCCCGGAATGAAATATATCGTTTCGTCGGCTGTAGGATATAATGATTTTCAGACTCAAGGGTATCAACCTTTGAATCTTCCAAAGATAGCTATCTGGTCGGTCATAGGATTTCTCATAGTAGTTGGATTGATCATATTCCTATTATACAATTTCTATTGGGGGTTAAACCCCGATACAAGAGCAAAGATTAATTATCCCATTGTTGAATACTAATCATGAACCTGAATTTTTATCAGATTCTATTGCATTTACATTCGTTTCATAATTGGCATTCTCTTTGATCTCTTCAATTTCTTTTGTTTCACAACCCCCGCACCAGTCTGAATATTCATTCACCCAAGGAAAGCATATCTTTTTCCCGCTGGCTTTAACGATCAATTTACCAGCGTAGAATCCCAGAGTGTTAAAGATAATGTCTTGGAATGAACCGTTCCACCAAGATGTATACTCAATATTATCTCTGCCACATACTTTCTTATGTTCAGTTCTTCCGGTGCACAGAAAACAAGTACTTTCAAAGATTTCCCATAGGATACCTCCTCCAACGACGAAAAGATCTTCGTCTGGGAATAATAGTCCCAGAATAAAGAAACAAAGAAAATGAGTCAACGGCCACCCAGAAAAGTTGCAATCGAAGACGGGTATCTTGAATAAGGTTCGATTTAACGGATCCTTAGTCACTACGTCAGCCTTGGAACCCCAGGCTATTATCAATACTATATTATACAATAGGATAAATCCTATCACCAAAACTATTATCTTGTAAATTCCAGCCGCCTTTTTACATCTCGGTAACTTACAATTTTCATTATTTGGGTCTAAATAATCTAGAAACGAAGACATTATTATTTACTCTCACCCAGCTTAAAGGGTGTTATCATTCTAAACAACTACTTGAAATAATAAATAATGACTGATCAAAAGAAAGTACAAGAATGGTTAATTCATGATTATCCTCCAGTTAAGGGGGTGGATATGGTAGGGAGAGCTATTATTGATGGACAGACGGTGAATTATCCGAAAGTTGTCAGAGATATGGTAGATCCCTCTATTCCCGGACAAACCTACGGTAATATGTCCTATATGTTGTTTGAAACTCCTAAAGTCTTACGATCTGGTTACAAAGTTTTTGGCTTCGTGAAGAATCGTGGAAATCATTCCAGTGATACTTGGGCTAAGAAAGATTCTAATCGAATAGTTTTGGAAGTAGATTCAAAATATCCTGTTTTGACCTGCCCAGTTGGACATTGGATGCCTATCACTGAAGACCCTCGTTTCTGTAAAGAGTTGATCGATGCAGCACCGGAAGATCAACCTAAAGGTGAAGGAGAAATAGACAGTATGAGAAGTCAAGCCGTCAAGAAAAAAGAGGCCGAACGTAAGAGAAAGCAGAAAGAGATTCAAGATCGTATGGAGGATGCTAAATCTGGAGATGTAGACGATGACCCAGAGTCTCTTCGTTACTACTCTATGCATAGAGTGACAGAATGGAGGTTAACAGAAAGACGCGATGTTCAAGAAAAGTTATTGAAGAAAGCGAAAGATAAATTGTTAGAAATCCGTCGAGAATTGAAGGAAATAGAGGTAGAACACCCCGAGTACGCTGTCAAATGGATTGATTGTTACAACGATGAGAGGGCAAAAGGTGGTATTGCTCCTCATGTTCCTGGAGAAGACGATTTTAAGGAATACGAAGAAACCACGTTAGAATATCTTCGATCGGTAACCATTGAAGATAATGATGAGTCTACAGCAGATCAAATCAGAAAAGATGCTTCTAAAAGTCGAGAAGATAAAGGAAATGGAAAAGAGTAAGTACAATCATATTTCATATTACTTTCAAGAGTAATATGAAATTTAGACCTATCAAGAATCGCCTTTAAAACTCGGAAACCATTAATAGAAGGTAATCCCAAGGGAAAATACTGATAAAATGGCTGTAACGTCTGCGAATTTTATGATACAGAGATTTTTAAACAAGCCAAAAATATCAGATCTGTTTGATTCAGATAAAGCGAAAGCTATTTGTAAGTTAATATGGATCTCTGACACCGATTCTGAGACAAATATAAGAGTTTTTGACCAAGTTGAAGAAGATAATTTAATTCTATTGCATTATTTGAATCCAGAACCTTCTGTCTACCATGTGAGAGGTTTAGTGGTTGACCATTTAACTCTAGAGATAGTGGGGCAAAGCTTTCCGTTTACCGAAGAGTTATCTCCCGAAAGTTTGAAACCTACGTCTGTGGATAATTCAAACTGTGACGACGATGTTCCCAAAGGAAATATTCATGGAGACATTAATGACTATTATATTACCCATGCCTATGAAGGAACTATTCTTAGATTCTTTCAGGGGCGTACTACTAAGAAATGGTATTTATCTACTCATAAGAAGATAAATGGGAGAAGAAGCCGTTGGTCTGGACCCATGTTTGGTGATATATTTGATGGTTTCTGGAAAGATCCAGAGTCTCTTTGTGATGGTCTTGATGGCAGAGCATGTTATATATTTCTGATTTCTCATCCCGATAATAGATTAGTCTGTAGGATTACCATCAAAATAATGTTATTAGGTTACACTACGGGAAATTGTCTGTATTCTCTTATAGATCCGGATCTAGGTGTAAAAGTTGAAGATCCTTTAGAGTATCTGCAAAGTCAAATGATAGAAGGCTCTGTTGAAAACCGAGAGACATTCCATGTAGAAACGATGGACGAACTTGTAGAGAAAACGAATGGACTTGTATGGGAAGAATGTACCGGTTTGTTACTTACATATTGGGATAATGTAAAACCAAGATTGAGGTGTTACAAAATAGTACCTGATGAATATACGAAACGAAGAGATTTGAGAGGAAGTGAACCCAATTTTAGATTGAGATATCTTCAATTATACGCCGAGGGTACAGATCAAGACTTTCGAGAACTTTTCTCAGAAAAAGAAGAATTCTTTGATTCTATAGATAAAGATGTAACTATAGATTTACCCAGGTACTTAAAACAGTTGTATTATGAGAGATACACCAAGAAAGAGTTTACTCTTCTCCCTTCGGAACAACACTACGTTCTGGAGAAGACTAGGAAAGAGTATACCCCCGGGAAATCCATTCTCTCGAATTTAAGAGAGACTTTAAGCGAGTGTAATCCACGCCAACTCAATGCTCTGATTAAATATATGTATGCCAGTAGAAAAACTAATTTTGTAAATGAATGTACTAGTACAGTCAAAATATCACCAGAAAGTCAAAATGAGAATTCTTAAGAGGTTTATTCGTAGTTACTCCATTGACAATCAAAACAATAATAATAAACCGGTAGAAGGCTCGCCGCTGGCCTAATATTATCACTATTACACTTAGGACATTTGATATAAGTCATAGGTTGTCTAACCGATGATTGTGGCTGACCAATTAGCTTAGGTTTTGGAAGATATATTGCGGGATGCCGGTCTTGGATTAATTTTCTTGTAAGGAATTGTTTATCGGTTCAATTATAATTGAACATTCACTGTATTTATATATAAGGAGCAAAATATGATACATGTCCACGTCGAGGACATGTATGATGATACATTTAGAATGAAGAAGTAGAGGTCTGCAGCTGTTCCGGTTGGTAGCCCGGGGGAACATCAAAAGGATTGATGCTGATTTAGTTAAATCTTTTTGATAATTTATCATTATCATGAATTACCATTGATTCAAAAATTGTAAGAGGCCTTACCCGCGTACGACTCTCACCTTCCAACCTATTATAGACAGCCATTATTTATCCAGTTTCAGTATGTCTGGATCTAGCCATTAAATGATACAGAGATCCTTTGTAGTGACGATAAATATCTAAGACTGACATCTTATCTACTAAAGCCATTGAATATGAGTAACATTTATCTTACATATCATTTTATGCAACAAGTTCGTCTTGAAATTTAGGGTTATATCTAGTCTTACTCCAATCCTTGAACTCTTTACAGCCGAACTTCCAATCTTTCATTGGTTTAGACTTCAAGTAGAAAACGTTATCTTCCGTTTTATTAGATTGAGATCTTTTCTTAATGATCATGCATGTATAGTCTCCTGTAATTTGATCCATTAAGTCACAAAACGTCTCATATCTACCACATGAACCTCCTAAGTTAATGTATAATTTCTTTCTTTCAGCTTCTTCTGGTTCTCTAAAGATAGCAACATAAGAGACGCTTTTTCTAATATCTGGAGGAAGATCTATAGCATACTGAGAACCTACCATCAACAGTTGGTTCCAATGCTGAGACCCCAATTTGAATAACCCTCTCATGGTTTTCGTTTTATAAACTTTAGGATCATCACTAGCGTCATCAATGATATTAATAGCATAATTACCAGGATACCCTTCAGGATTCTCTACTTTACACTTTCTTTGACGTAAAATATGATTCTTTTCCTCTTGTTCATTGTATTCTAAAGATACAAAAAGAGGAGGCATAATGGTACAAAACCTCTGATATGACCCTTCTGTTCCCATAAAAACTTTCGCAACCGGATAGCGGTGTTTAAGATAGTAACAGAAGTTTTCGATAGTCGTGGTTTTGCCAGACGCTGGGGGACCCACTATGAGCCAAGTACAGCTCATAGGAATATCTTCCAGAATAAATTCTTTTATCTCGATAGGCGTTTGAGTCATATTTACTATTCAATAGCTAATGGGTATTATTAGAAATCATAGTAAATTTTAGATAGTTTAGAAACATAACCAGTTTCTAAACTGAAAAACGAAACTTTTTTACATATCTTTTTTTATAATTAGATATTATTAATCGTAGATACTTGCAACTGATGGAAAATAATAATTTGTTGATTATCCTCTGTGTTGTTATTCTAGTAGGTGTCATTGTTTACTTCTGTGTCGGTAAAAAATCTAGTTTTACTAAGGGAACTGTAGATAATAAAAATAAAGACATCGAAACAGATGTCAAGATAGAGACCTTTTTACATACCGGTGGTCAAGACCATCTAGGAGCTCTTTTGGACAATCAGTACGATTTGGTCCAATCTCCAGATCAAAAGATAGCTGCTACCGAATTTGCCGATTTGGTCTCTGATCAATCAGATCTTGCACTGAGAGAATCCAAACAACCCGTTTACAACGGCACAAATATGAAGCCTATGGAACGACTCTCAAGTATTCAGGGAAAGGCTCTTATGCCTCGAACTTCTGAGAATATAACTCCATATGCTGTTCAATTGGGAAACCCTAAATCTTTTAAATTTAGCACCAATCAGTCTCGTGTCCAATTAAAGCCTAAGCTTTATGAAGCTAATTTATATACCGCCACTCGCGGTTCTATTCCCATCAAATACAACAGAAATGTTCCTCTTATCTCTGTCTCTCAATACGGTCGCGAGAATCAACGTTTCGATGGTTTGTGTTCTGCTGGGTCTATGGCATTATATAATAAGTACACTGGTAGCGCGTATAAATCATTACCCGTACTCACTGCAGGAGCAGGGCAGGCCGGCGGCTACAACGGGGCCTCGTCTGAAACTATCATGGACAACTATGTTTAGATCCTATAGCTTTCTTCTCCAAGAGAAGAAGAAAGAATTGGCGCAATCTTTGAGACTCCAAACTCATCTCTAGATGTTTTTGCGAAAGCGACGTAATAAAATAGCGACCTACTCTTCCCGAAGCTTTTCGATAAAGTCTTCAGAGGCCTCGTCGATCCAAGGAACCGCCGTGTGATATGGACCCTCGATGGTATTTATATCTTTTCCTTTTATTTTATTCGAGTACTCGTTGAGATCGTCGTAATTTCTAAATTCTATGACCAGCTGATATATATCAGAAGGGGCGACAATATCGTATTCAAATACACAGGTAAATATTGGAGTATCCTCGAAGTTTTTCTTAATTTTAGATATAGTCTCGTACTCTTTCATTGGAATCGTATGTTTTTGTCCCGTGATAACAGGAAATTTTCTGGACTCGGATATATAATCTAATGCCTTCCATCCTCTCCCTCTCTTTTCAACTCTAAAAAGCCATACGAGAGGAAACACGTTGTCTTTATTCTCCATCTTTAGAAAGATATTATAGAATACATAATATTTTATCCGTTTTTCTTCGACGAAGAAAAACGGCCTGCCGTCCGGCTTCAATATACTTAAAGATTCTTGTCGCGATTAACGTAGTATGCATACTCTGGAGGGGACCTAATCTGAAGATGAATATTTTTCCAGAGTCGTGGGGGTCAAGAAATCCTCATTGGTTCAATATCTTTTATCTGGGGTTCTGCCATCTATGGGGATTATACGCTTTATTTTGCGTCGTACCGAATAGCCGGTGGGAAACTATTGCTTTTGGGTGGATTTTCCTGCATATGTTTTACGGTATGGGGATCACGGTTGGTTGTCATCGGTTATGGACTCATCGTTCGTTTAAGGCGAACCTTCCTTTAAGATATCTACTTATGTTAATGGCCAGTGGAGCCAATCAAGGAAGTATTTATCACTGGGTTCTAGATCATCGTGTCCATCATAAGTATAGCGACACTGATAAAGATCCTCACAACTCTCAAAATGGGTTTTGGTATAGCCACATAGGATGGTTATTGGTAAAGAAATCTCCTTCAGTGATACAAGCTGGAAGATCACTTGGTATGAGAGATATACATAATGATCAGGTAGTCATGTTTCAGAAGGAGTGGTATTCCTATATGGGGATCATCTTTTGTTTTCTATATCCAACTGTTCTTATGTGCTACTTATTCAATGAGACTGTCTGGAATAGTCTTGGTATTGCCTTCTTAAGATATTGCACTCTTCTCAATGCAACATGGTGCGTCAATAGCGTTGCACATTTTTATGGAGCGAGGCCTTATAAACCAAATATCCCCCCAGCTGAGAATACATTTGTGTCTGTCATCGCGGGTGGAGAAGGTTACCATAATTATCACCATTCTTACCCAAAAGATTATGCTACCAGCGAATACGGTATTTTAAAACAATGGAATCCCAGTAAGCTATTTATCGATTGTTTTGCCATGATAGGGTGGGTGTGGGATAGAAGAATACAGGTAAAGGTGCCTGAGTAATATACAGGACCACCTGACGGTTCTCAAGTCCGTTCATTTTCTCTTTTTGATTTCAGTTGGTACACTATTAGTGTACAGAATTATGATCGGATCCCCTCTATGAAAGACTCGAATTGGAGCGGTCAATGACGTATATATTCATTTCATAACTTAACAGTTATGAACTATCTTCCAGAGTAGATTCATTAAAACCTATTGTTTTATCATCATAATTCCTGGAGCGTTAAGAGGTGCGGCTCCAGAACCATTGGTCTGATACAACATTCCTATGGTTAATCCGCCGACACCAGCGGCTGTATCATCCGTGAATGCAGGTAAATTATCTATAGTCATTCTTCCAGATGCAGAGTTTAATCCAACCTTAAACTCATTGGCCACCGTGGTAGAATGAGTAGCTGCAGAATCGCAAGAAAAACACATTGAATTATCAAAACCAGCTGTAGCGCCATGACCTGCAGCTAGAGATATATTCCCACTAGCAGTGTTGGACAAACCTCCTGGTATACAAGAATGTGTACCAGATGCTTCATTATTCTCTCCACCTCCAATACCAGAAGTAATTCCCGAAGCTATTTGAGTTGCTGCTGCTCTTTTTATCTGTAAATCAACAGCAGATTCTCCTCGACAGTTACCACCGGAAGGTGTGAGATCTGGCGCCGATAGAGACACTCCTCCGGTTCCTCTAGGAACCAAGGCTACACTAACGTCTGTCCCAGTAATAAAAGTTGATGGTTCAATGACCACAATGACATCGGGAGCACATGCTGTATCAGTAGATGTTGTAAAAGATGCCGCGTTTGCGATAGGAATCCACACCGTTCCAGTAGAATAATAAAGAGTGTTACCTACGCGATCGTAGAAAGTACTACCTTGGGGAAGTATAGGAGTATTCATCAAGAATCCTATACGAGGAATCAGATTCTGCAACTTATCCTCAAATGATTGCCTCTTGGTATCTACTCTAACAAATCTATTAGGAAAACTTAAATCTTGTGTAGTTGTCATTAGTAAAGTACGTACTTGACATAAGACAATATAATTTTGGGGTAATAACTGTTGAATGAAACCCCGGTAAAATGGAGAGGTTGGTATTGATATAAGCCATAATTTTGATGTCATATTGTAATAAAGATGTAATTATCAAGTAAAAAAGGATGTCTGACGGTTATGTCCGTGAAATAAAAAGTCTAAGAAAAGAGATTAAACGTCTCAATGGTAGTCTTAAACTTCTTAGAGATCAAAAAAATCTAGCTGAAGGTCGCTTATATAATCATATGAAGAAGAATGGGATAGAAAAGATAGATGGGATTACAATCAATAGTGTTATACCTCGAGGAGAAAAATTACCTCGAAAGAAAAAGTCAGAGAAGAAAAGGGACGCTATTGAATTATTTCAGGAAATAGGGGTGTCTGATCCTGAAGCGTTATGGTTAGAGTTTCAATCTACCCAAAGATATCAAAATCAGAATGAAGTATCAGAGAAGTCTCAAAATGGAAGTGGGAAGGGATATGATCCATATCTGGGATTTTAAAGTTCGAACACTTGTCCATATGGACAAGTATTCTAAATACACTACTATCTTACAGTAAGAATAAAACAACTTTGGGTGCTGACCACCGTTGTGATTTTAGCTTAGTTTCTTGGTTTCACTCTCGATATAGAGATCTTGGCTGTGTCTTCAGCGCCTACTTCGACTTTGTTAAGATGATCCATAAGATTGTTATCGGGAGATTTGAGTTTTTCTTCTATGATACCTCTATTTGATACCGCAGTTTTTACGAAGAACTCATAAGACTTTTTCATGGTTTGTTCATATCTCCCTGAAAGGATAATCTCAGAAGAACTAAAGACGATAGCTGTTGTGTATTTAGGTTTTTTCTTCTTTGTAGGCCTGTAATGATTGTGTCTAAGTTTTATAAAATATGGGTCATCGTTTTCTGGTATGACCAAACAGTCGTGCATATAGTCCTTGGGTTTCTTAGCATACATCTTAATATTGACATTGGTGTGAGCGGTACTCTCATGCTGTGACATAAATATTTTATCAGCATATTTTTGATCGTTCATCAAACGATTTAGCTCTTTCCTATCAATGAAGAACCCAAGACGAAAGTCAACATTTCTCATAACTAGACAAAAAATAAACCTAGGATGCTTCTCTTGTATAAAAGCGGGTGATATGGCCCACCCTTTAGACGGTGAAATATAATTCTGCCATAGGATCATTGTAGACTCTACAGCATCATCGTCGTCTTTACAACCAGCTATCTTGAAGTTATTCTTGAAAAGCATAATATTAAGAATGATACCTTCAATTGATAAAACAATGGTAATTTGGTTTAAAAAGTTTATTATCTTTTTGAGCTGTCTTAGAGTGAAATAAGTCTCACATTTGGTACAGAAATATTGAATCTCTTTGATATCGGTCTTTGGGATCGTTCTCAGACGTTCCTCTACAGTATTAACTTTAATCTCTCTTTCTTCTTTAACAACAATGACTTGACACGCAGGACACCAGTGTTTTTTAGCTTTTCGAAGATCGATGCCCCTTATTTGATTTTCTCTTTGCAAGCTGATGACGGATCCATACGGAGCCTGCAATCTTTTTTTATCCACGTTCTTCTTTTTCTTAGTAAGAGGAGCTTCGATATCAGTAACTTTAATAGATTCGAATATCTTCTTCAAATCAAAGGAAAGATTGCAGTATACCATGACGGTGCGCGTAGATGTTTTAAGATCCTCGTACTCCGGGACTCCATATTTGACCATTTTCCCCATGTTTACACAAGATTCTTAAATCTTCTTTAAAGGGGCGCTCTCCATTAAAAATGTTTATTTCTTTAAAGCAATTTCATTTTTATTCGCTATAAAATGAAATTTAAGTATCTCGTGTAAACAAAATACAACCTTACGCTGAGGTTAATTCCGATTTTGTCGGAATTTAAACAGCGGTTCGATACTTAATTATGGTCAAATAATGTTTCTTATCTTGTGAGATAAGAAAATCACTCTTCTTTCTCTTTTTTAACAAACGATTCAGTTCTCGATTTCTTCGAGATGTACCAACCGGCAAATCCGATAAGAACTCCCACAATGGTAATTATTAGAACATCCTGATCGCGAATATTATCAAATACCTTCATAAGAGTACAAGGCATAGGGGGTTGGCGCATATGCGCCAACATCAGATCGATGGCAACATAAGCCACTAAAACGCCAATGATTATGTCTTTAACACCCATTATTACTTGGAACGTATTTCTTACTTACTATAAAACACATTAAATTATTTACTTATTGAAATAAAATTTGCTTAAATATTTGGAAATTTGCTACTTCGTTAACATATTAGATATCTAATATGTTAAACAGGTAGAGAAACAATTTATGATTTGAATGCGCAGACCATAGGGTTCTTTCCTTTCATTGATGAGCAGTAGCTGTACAAATAGAGAGCAATCCAGAAGATGACGGAAACGATTAAGGTCCATTGGAAGATCTTCATATTATCTCGAACATATTTACTTCCCTGTTTCTTCTGAACGAACGAGGGTTGAAGAGCATACAATACCAGCCATACAATAAAAGGAATAACCATTCCCACAATAAGTAAGGTTGGAATGCACTTCTTTTTCTTGGTTATACGAGCCCCAGCCAAATCAGCATCTTGTCTCAGTGCGTTTATTTTTTGTTCAAAATCTTCAAAATCTTCAAGCCCTGACATGTTCGTAAAAACTTATGTAAACGGGTACAATTAATTGTACCCAAGATAATCGATAAAAGAAAATGTAAAAAATATAATCCTAAACGAGTTTAAGATTGGTAATATTCCATCTTTTCTATTCTTATTATTAAGTTCTGACCTAAGAAATGTTTAATATTAGTCTTTGAGGGAGCACTGGATGATAGCGTAAGGAAATTTAATCAGCGTATCTCCATTTAAACCCATACGCTTTTTTATATCTTCCACTATACACATTTGAAATATAACTACCTTTACATACCGATGTACTGTCTGATCCTGAGCTGTTAACAGAGTAGGCGGCTTCTTTAACGCTATCAAATACTTTAATAACATCACCATTATCATCCATCTGACATACCTTTCGTGTATAAGGTTTAAATATTACTTTTTCTCGATCATGTTCCATACTTCTAGAACATGATATCCGCTCCAGATTAGACACTCTGTTATTATGAATGTCACCGTCTATATGATTAACTATTGGTAGATTGTCCGGATTCAGTAAATACGTTTTATCTATCAAATTATGAACGCCATATGTTGTACTTATCTTATTTTTAGGAAGAGATACTTGATAATATTTACCACAAAAGGCTAGGTTTGAGATAACCTTTTCGTGCGACTTTGTACCTTTTTTTCGTAGCCCGGGTTATCCTTCATATTTAAATGATAATGAATAATTATCCGCATAATTCGTTTTAACCATAGGAATGTTTCAATAAAAATACAAAAAATATAATCATAAAGTTAGATAAGATGGATCAACACGAACATTATTTAGCTGTTGCACTTGCAGCACTTACTGTACTTATCTTGGGTTGTTGGAATCCTAAATCTTTACAAGCCAGAAATGCCAAAGGCGATGCGTTGGGATACCCTAGCTATTTATGGCTGGCTCTCTTCGCATTCCTTGTAGGAGCTTTATACTGTTGGTGTCAACAACAGAAACGTAGAGGCGGTATGGGCATACTTGACTTAAACTGATGGAATACCAAAGTTTGACAAATATTAATGTTCGTTTCAAACAAAATAAAGAATTAGTCTGAATTACTTAATAGGTATTTATTAAGTAATAAGTAATACGCATGGAAGCTAAAGTTTTCAATAGTTCCCCCACAGAAAATATTTATATTGAGTTTTTAAACTCTGAAGATGCGACTACTCCAGAAGCTCCCACCACTCCCATATCACCTGGATCAACCGGGAAGAAACCAGTTAGCGCTGCTACGATGAACTTATTTGTATGGACTGATCCATCTGGACCTCCTTTTTGGTCAGGAGTAGTTCCTACAAAGGTACAAAAAACAATTATGGTTTCGCCAGAGAAGAATGAGGTGAGTTATGATGGTGTAATATTACCTTCAGGGTTTTCTCCCGTTACAGATCCGAGAAAATTGTCCGGTGAACCAGTAAATGGTTCAAGTTCATGGAATATACTACTATTGTTACTACTATTGTTAGTAATAGTTGCTATAGTATACTTCTTTTGGTGGAAAAAGTAATTCTTATCCGAAATGCAAGAAATATTTGAAGCATAAGAATTTATCTAAGGAACTTAAACATATAGATCAACAAACTAAAGTCTATTCACGAAAGGATTATGGTTAGCCAACTGAGAGTAATTAAGAAACCAAGATCGGGCGATATTCCTGACCATCCGATAAACTTTCCTCCCCTCGAAAATTTACATTTAGAACTAATAGAGATCAAAAAGAAACTTAAGAGTGGAGTTCCTTCAGTAGTTCCTTCTAAAAAACCAACGTCAATACCCATTGTTGTCAATAAAAAACCAACGTCAACACCCATTGTTGTCAACAAAAAAGAACCGGAATCTGACGAGGAAGAAGATTCTCCCGAGGAGAGTAAGAAGAAAACCCCACCCCTAGAGAATGTAGATAAAGATGATGAGGATATGGTGGCCGCTCTCGGGGAAGCTGAAGACGAAGACGGACATAGTGACGATGATGAACATAGTGATAGTGACGGTGATGGACATAGTGATAGCGAAGAAGGAGAGGAAGAAGATGATCCTTATGCTGGTATGACCCCCGAAGAAAGAGAAGCTATGGAGAAAGAAGAATATATCTGGCGATTTCGTATTCTTAAGAAAAAACATAAGAACCCAACCATAGATATTCCTGCTTATAATGAACACTCTGATCTCCCGACTATGAAAAGAAACTACGATCGAACAGTTAAGGAATTATACCTTGATGAAAGCGTAGAAACATACAGAAGTTATTTGTTGGGTAGTTGGATAGTTATGGAGTTTGTTTCCACGCAATGGTTAGCCGTTGATCTCAGCGGTTTCACCACCCAACAGACAAAGATGATGCACAAATATGACAGTCTTCTTATTGAATTAGGCGAGAAATCTCGAGAAAGATGGGGAATGAACTTACCTGTAGAGGTTCGCTTATTGGGTTTTGTCCTTCTCCAAGCCGGTATTTTCTACCTTGGAAAGGTTATTGCTGACAAATTTGGTAATAATGTATCAGAGATTTTTAAGGGTGTAACGGGTTGTCCCCCCGATCCAAAACCTTCCCGAAGAGATGATTTTAAGGAAAAGAAACCTCGCGGGCCTAAAATAAAAGCATCTGACATTAGAAAGATGCATGAGAAAAAGGTAGATGAAGAAAATGATGTTCGGGATATTGACTAAACACTATGCTCCTCGTAACTTTTCTATCCCTTTACAAGCTCTTCCGGTTGGTATCTCCCAATTCTCATCGTCTTTATATCTCCATCGGTACCCGATGGGATTTCATGGTCACTCTTTTACATACTCAATGATATAGATTCAAGATATATCAGTTTGTCGAGACGGTTCGGCTACACTTTCGTATTCAGATATCTCTTTGCCATCTAAGTTCATTTGGACTACTGGTCTCATTCACCTTTTTTTCTCAGATTCAATTTTTCTGAATTACCCTTATGCGTGGCCAATTCTAGATTTTCCACTCTGTTATCTGTGCTAATACCGTTTAAATGGTTAACTATTCGAAGATTATCTGGATTCGGAATAAATGCTAAAGCTACCATCCGATTAGTTCTGACTGAGCAACGTTTATCGGATCATCGTATAATTTACATAAGTAGTATCCTCCTATACAGTGTTGTTTAAGTTTTTGTCCTGTTCTAGCATTACAAATTGTTTTTCCGTCCTTTGTTGATGGAGTATTTTGCAAATCCTGGGATGGGGTTTTCTTTCATCGTTTATATCATAATAATATTATTATGATACTTAAAGGTATCTTTTTTCTTGTCTCTTAATCCAGAGACTTTATTACATCATCGACCTAAATGATCACCTTGTGATCCAAAAAACAACCGCCGCTATACCCCTGATCGTTACCTGGGTCGCAATAGGCTATACGATTGTTGAAATATAATGCGCTAGTGACACCATAACCACCCATTCCCTCTTTGCACTGGTTTTTCTGCCACACACACCAAACAATAATGACAGCAACAACTATAACAATAGCCCAGGTTATTTCCATATTCTTAGTTAATAAAGTACTTATTAGTCCAGCAAGAAATGCTAAATTCTTTATTTCTAAGTTAGTTAACTTTATTAATAAAGTTAACTATTTCACACCTTTACATGAGTACATGAACAGAATAATCATAAGGATAGCGGCTAAAATAAGGATAGTCGTCCAAAAAGTATTGGGTCTAGAATCGCAACCTAACATCTTACTTCTTGTACTAATAAAAATGAGTTATTAAAACGCTTTCTCTTATTATAAATGACTTCTTCAGTGTATAACCAAACCATGAATAATGAAGAGTTACAATTGATTATCGGACCCATGATGAGTGGCAAATGTCTCGGGAAAGACACGCCAATTTTAATGTTTGACGGTACCGTCAAATACGTCCAAGACGTTCTTCCCGGAGAGCTAATTATGGGAAACGATTCTACACCCCGCAAAGTTCTTAATACCACATCCGGAAAAAGTGAGTTATTTAAGGTTGTTCCATCGTTTGGGGAATCTTATGTGGTCAATGACTCGCATATACTTTCCTTAAAGTGCTCTTATTCTCCAAAAAAGACCAGAAATACTATAGACCCCAAATATCAAAAAGGGAAAATAGTTAATATTCCAGTGAAGAATTATATCTCCGAAAGCAATACTTTCAAATCTTACTATAAGGGTTATCGAGTAGGAGTGGAGTTTAAGTCTCAGAATATAAGTCTAGATCCGTATATTCTAGGTGTATGGCTAGGTGGTGGGACCTCTAAAACTCCAGAAATCACTACTATGGATCCAGAAATTTTGGAAGCTGTTAAAATGTACGCAGAAAGTGCAGGATTGGAAGTGAGGAAAAGAAATGACAGAAGAGCTCCTACGTATCATCTTACTTGCAGAAAATTGAATGGTAAAAACCCTTTTATTAATGAGCTCAAATCTCTGGGAGTTAGGGGAAACAAACACATTCCACATTGCTATAAATCAAATTCTAGAGAGATTAGACTTCAAATTTTGGCGGGACTTTTGGATACAGATGGTTATTACGATAAAAATAAGAAAAAATACGAAATTACCCAAAAGCGTAAAACTCTTGCTTATGACATTTTATTTGTTGCCCGAAGTTTGGGAATGGCCGCCTATTGTTCTGAAACTCAAAAATCTTGGATGTATAAAGGAGAAAAACGAACAGGTACCTATTATCGTGTTTTCATTAGTGGGAGTTGCCTAGACAATATCCCATGTCGTCTAGAAAGAAAACAAGCTTCACCTTATACCGGCAGAAATGATTTGTTGGTAGGAATAACTGTCAAATCAATAGGATATGGAGACTACTTTGGTTTTGAGATTGATGGTAATCATTTGTTCGTTATGGGAGACTTTACAGTTACCCATAACTCGACGGAGCTACTCCGCAGACTATTTAACGAGTCAGCAATCGGGGTTAAATGTATTTACATCAATCATTTAAATGATACAAGGAGCACAGAGGGATTTTCTACACATAACCCTCTCTATAAAGAAAAGCTCTCATCGGAGAGTGGAGTAACCTTTGTGTCTACTAAAGATCTTAGTAGTGTGGATGTATCAGATTATGAAGTCATAGGAGTAGACGAATCTCAATTCTTCGACAATCTTCTCAGAGATATTCTCCATTGGGTAGACGATCTACATAAAACTGTCATTGTCTCAGGATTAAACGGGGATAAACACCGAGAAGCTATAGGATGCATCAATGGTCTTATTCCCCATATGGACAGTTGTACTTTTCTGAAAGCCTATTGTAGGTTCTGTGCTGATAAAAAGATTAAAAGAAGAGCTGTTTTCACCTATAAATTCGGAGGTGGAGATGATATTGGAGGAAAAGATAAGTATATGCCGTTATGTAGAACTTGTTTTAACATTGCCTATAAAAATGAATAAATCAGTTTTAAATTGATTAATTTCCTTTCTTAATAAGAAAGGAAATGGTTGATTCTACAAATTTATCCGAAAAATGTGGTTGGTCAGGTAACCCAGTGCCATGTGATATGCCAGTTCCAAAAAAAGAGATTACAACCTTTAATATCAGAAAGGTATTAGATAAAGGAATGTATGGAGTGGTTTACACCGCTTTCGATGATGTCACTAAAAAGAATATTATAGTTAAAATATTTAAAGGTTCCAAAGAAGAGATCGAGCATGAGATATGCTATCAACACCTGGCTGCCCACAGAAATGTTGCCCCTCCTATATTAGATTATTGGTTTTGTGGTAAGAGTGAAGATAGAGCTCTAATTGCCATGGATTATGCGGGAAATTATAATCTTGAAGCGTACTTGAGCATGATTTCCAGCATAGAAATTAAAGACGTGGATACTCTACGATTGGCTTTACAAGTTTACCCAGCAATGCTTAACCTATATCGACAAATCCTCATTCTTAACAATGTATGTAAAATATTTCATCTTGATTTGCATCTGAGGAATGCAATGGTGACTGTAAACAAAGATCTTTTAATGACTGGATTAAAACTTATTGATTTTGGAAAGGCTGATAATTGGAAAGCATATCAAGAATCAATAAATGAAAGAATATGCTCTAAGAATGCTCCAGATAGTTTTGAAGGTATAGCATTTATGTATAAGGCTATTAATGTGGATGTTATGATGCCAACTGAATTTTATCACGATTTATTTATTATGAATCGTTCTCCGAATCCAGCTATGAATTGGCTGTTTCAAGATTTCATCGGCCAATTGCGCTATGATAGATTTATTTTAGCACATAAAATCTGGAATGAAATAGATGGAGAGATGGATGCCGTTAGGGAAGAAATTGGATATAAAAAGGAAGATATGTGGGCAGAAGTAGAATCTCATGTAGAAAAGGAATATCCCGATTTGTATAAGGAGATAGAAGATGGTGAGGGGATCGATAGATGGCTAAGGAAAATTATCCGAGTAAGGAGGTAGTGGTCTCTTATGGATTAAAGATGTATACTAGTTTTTGTCTCTTCACGAAGAGACAAAAAAAAATTAAAAGATGTATACTAGTTTTTGGGAGTTAACTAACCATTGAAATCCTCTTTTGGATATAATTTGAATAGCTTGAGGCATTAGCTCAACGGGGATCTTATAAAAAGATTCATGTTTAATATCATTTAATTCTTTCAAATCGATAATAAGAATTGGGGAATCCATTTGCCTTTTGCATTTTGTATTGAATTAAGTGTTTAATAATCTCATTTTTATTCTACTAAACACTTTGTTACAGCTATATAGTATGAGACAAAGTTATAATATCCTTTGTACTAAAATCCAACTGCTGAGATGTATACCATAACTCTACTTTGTCCCATCGTCTTCTTCATTTTCTATTTCCATATGTTTATCTTCAGGAAGTTGCTCTTCAATGGTTAGAAGAGCAACCTTAACAGCCTTTTCTTTGGTGGAAAAACGCGGTAAACTTCTACATTGTCTATATCCCGACCAGTGCATACTACCCAGACTTTAGGCATGATTCATTAATCTTCATATGAAGATTAATTCCTGACAAACAAAGTTTGTCAAGTAGAGACGAGAAAAGGACCTGACTTTCTCGTCTTAATAAACAAAGAATCCATAAGGATTAGTTTCTCTAGATCTTCCAACTCCTGTTGCTGGATAAAAAGTAATTCCAGTGTGAACAGGTCTATCAATACTGTAGTTAGTCGTATCGGGTGGGGGTCCATCAGGATTCGCGTTAATAACTCCAACATAAATGTCCCTCATCTTATTGTCGTAGAGAAATACTGTGTAAAGATACTCAGACGTTCCTTCTGATTCGGGAAGACTGTAAGCCAATGTGATAGGAGCTTCAAAATCTAAGCCCATTCTTCGGTTATCAAACCAAATAGTAGCTCGTGAACCTCCCATATAGGTCATACCATCATAGGCGCCTAATTGAGACACTAATTTACCTCCATAATAAATATTTAATGGAAAAAGAAGTCGATTGTGAATCCAAACCCCCGGTAAAGCGTTATATGGACTAAGATATTCTGAAGGAGTTGAGGTAAAACTTGTAGCAACGTCTCCAATGTTGATCTCCTTTTGAAATCCTCTCAAAGAGTAAGGCTCCATGGCTTGATAATTTTTATATCCTGCTGCTAGATCTTTCTGATCTAGGTGTTTGAAGAGCACGATCAATAAATCTCCATCATTGAAAGTATTATGAGCAAACTGAAGGCTTCCATTAGCGGGAAGCTTTCCTATATCATAAACAACATCATTTACCATAAGAGTGGATCCTGGTTTCATATATAAATGGAAATCGGACGGGAGTATATTGTTGAACTTCCAATTGACATTTTCCTGTGCCACGGTAGAGACATGCCTTAGCTTGTCGCCAACCATACCTGCCAATCTATTATATTGAAAAGATTCCGCTCCAGCCATTATTACTTGGTATTATTAAAGATTTATACTTATTAATATTCACATTTATCTACTGAGATAAATGTGATCAAGAAAAAGTTACACATGATTCTTAAAACGGATATTCTTCTACCTATGAGTCGGAGAGATAAGCGGTGGATATAAAGAGGTCTCTTTATATGTGAGAAAATGTTGTTCATCTAGGCTTTTCATAAAACCATGTGTCAGTCTCACTATGATGATATTTATGACACACGTCTGTGACACACGTCTGTGTCAGCTGTGTTTTTTTAGAAAAAAGGCCTGACTAAGGTATATATTCATGCATGTTTTGAAACACAGCGTTTAACCCTTAGCTGTGTTTGCGTCGCTATATTGTGTTTTCCATCCACAACCGTTGTGTTTCGGTCGCGTTGAGGTTTTTTTTATTGGGGATTAAGTACTGAGGACCATGAAACGTGGGAGAGCTGTATTTTTCATAACTATTTAACCAATAGATAAGTAGAATTCCTCCGATAACTAAATCACATGTTTACTTCCTACCAAAGCTGTAATTTTTGATCTTTGGAGTTTGAGCCCAACCAGATTCTCCTTTCATTGAGACCTTTCTTGGAACATCCAATCCTCTTTTATAAGCACCAGCATGAGAAATTTGTCCATAAGATTTCAGAGGTTGGAGTTTACCACGAGCATGTGGTTTGTAACTAAGTTCATTTTGTTCTTTGTATATATGAGTTTCTGGAATATGATATGAAAAGGATGGGCGGTTTTCTTGGATATGCTCATTAGGGTCTTTATCCATTCCCATTCTTTCTCTATAACCATCTTCTATTCCAGGATTTGTCACTACTAAAGGCGCTTCAATATGTGTCTCCAATTCTATATTTTCTCTACCGGGGAAGTCTCCATGTATTTCATAAGGAGTATTCATTCCTGCTGTCACAGAAGCCTGGGGTCTTGTATAAGGCAAGTCTTCCACATAGGTCTCAATGTTATTGGCTTGAAAGTCTGGATTGTATCCAGCATCAACCGAAATTTGAGGACCATTATTAAAGAGTTCTCTGACGTTAGTTTCGGTATGGAATTGAGCTGGGTTATTCATACCCGCTGTCGCAGAGACCTGAGGATTGTTATAAGATAACTCTTTGACATTAGTCTCCGTGTGAAACTGGGCTGGATTATTCATACCCGCTGTTGCGGAGACCTGTGGATTATTATACTCTAATGACATATTCTCAAACCCAGACCCTCCGTCCATAGTTACTTGAGTAGTTACTCCAGTATGTTGAGAAGGATGTAACTTTTCATAATCTAAATGAACTTCCTGAACTGGAGCGTCTCTAGTATAAGGGTTAAATCCAGCATGAGCCGATACTGAGGGAATAGTCATCTCTAAATCTGGTAAAACAGCGTTATCTTGGGGAACCTCAATTGGAGCGTAGAAAGTCGCCCTCCATTCTCCTTGTTTAATGCGATCGTTGAGATTTCTATCAATATTGCTTAGATGTTCATTCTTGGCTAGATAACCATTGGTTCCACCGCCATCACCGACAGTGGTGGGGTTGATAAGGGGGACGATATTTCCCCACGATGTAACGGGAATTCTGGTGATAGGGAAAAAGTCTTCTATAGGATCTAAAAGAGGTGGACGGAATGTAGCATTAACTATATCTTTATGACTGGATTGACCATAAACTGTTTGATTATAATCTCTGGCTTGAGCTAAAACAGCGTCATCATAAAATTGTGTGATTTCTCCTGTATCCCTTAATACAGCTCCTGGATCAGCTTGCCAAAATTTCTTTGACCAAACGAACCGGGGACCCGCCTTTAAGATATTGGGTTGTATGGGGTTTTCTAAGGTATTCAGTGGTTTCTTGGTACCTTGCGAACTTACAGCCATTTATTTCTATATCTTATAGATACCCTCTATAATAACATCATATATTTTCTATTTATGTCTTTTCAACTATTCATATATAATATATCAATTTGATATATTATATATGAATGACTATGTTCAACTTTAACACTTATGTGAAGCATTAAGAAATGAAAATCCTAACTTTCTCAAATTTTTGAGAAATACTTCTCAGAGTACTCAGGAAATTATCAATGCCTAGAAACCAGAGATATCAAACCTTTTTTTTATCAAAGATATGACTCTGACTGAAAGAAGACTAAAAATTAAGAATATTGATACTTAATATGGATGATTCAAGTAGTTACTCTTGCAAAATTGGTGTCAATGGACAGAAACTTTGGTACAGAGACGGAAAGAGGATAGCCAAAAAACATGTCCCTGGCCAATATAGAGACGACGGTAGAGGTGTTTGTAGTAAACTACCTCCAAAACCAAAAGGTAAACCAAAAAGAGGAAATACTGTTGTTTGTAGAAAGGTGAACCCTGAGATGTATGCAAATGAAAGGTTTCGTCCTTTAGTGAATGCTAGGGGAAAAGTTATTGTAGGTCTTAAGGTTCCAAAAAAAGAATCTTATAGAGTCAGTCAACAAATATATGAATATGCACAGATTCGACCCGACTATCGTATCAGTCTTATTATCTGGAGAGATCCATGGATAACCCTTCCAGTAGAAGGCTCCCTTGAACAAGGCATTAAAGGGTATGACATCATAGACATTCCTAAACAACATCTGTATGTTCTATCTAAAATGAGATCAGTTGATTTAGATGTTGAGTTGGCTAAATGGTCAGAAGAAACAGAGCCTGGGGGATATAATAAAGAGGATAAAGGGTATTTTATCTGTTTTAACATGGCAGAATATATATCACATCTATGGGGAAAACCATATAATGCCAGTATTGAGAGCATGTATTTGACATGGGAAGCTCTATCTCTATTGAAAGGAGTGTTTCATTGTGAAATACATAATAGCGTTGAAAGTCACGGGTTTGTTATCTGGATAACTGAAGAATGGATCCACGTCTATGAAGGATACGGTGGGCATTTTGAATGTATATATCTTAAACTATCAAAAGATAAATGGTTTCAAACCGTTTCTCAACTGTCTAAGTTTAAATGTGAGCTCCAGAAAAAGATGTTACTAGCATTATTTGACTTTCCCAGAGATATCTTTGAAGAAAATTATCGTTGTGCAGAATTTGAACCTATTATCTTTGGTAAATATGTAGAAGTTAAGAGAATAGTATAATTTGTTTTAATCAATAGTTCTAATAATATATCGTATCGAATGGATTCTCATCTCTTGTATCTTTATGTTCAGTATCAAACTGAACCTTATCGACTCTGTAAAAAGTGGTGAACTCAATGACCCTATACCCGGATAACGAAAATACCCATAAAAACCATGCTGTAAAATGTAAATAAATCGGAAGTCGGTCCAGTGGATAATGGTTTCATATCAAATACTGGGTCGGTATCCGTGTTAGTATTAACACGGATACCTCCATCCCTGAAAATTACCCCTGAAATGGGATTTGTTGTGGGGAAAAATGGGGTATCGAAAAATAAATCAACAGTCAATACCCATTAATTTATACACTTATATTTGCTGTAACTAGTTATAGCCTAAAACTTTCAATAATTCTAATTATTGAAAGTGTTGTCAGGTAGCTCATATTATCTCTGGATTTCTATCTTGGATAAAATTCTCTCGATCTTGCAGATTCCATAATAAAAGTATCTATTCTCCTACGTGTTTTTGCAGTTGATATGGAGAAACGCCGGGTTCTTCTTAATTTTATTCATAGGCATTCTCCATATTTGACTATGAATAAAAGGGTGGTTCTACTAATATAAGCCATAGAATCAGAATATCAGTCACTACCGATCTCTATATAAGTTTATATTAACCATAAAACCGGTTAATCACTAATATCGGAGTATTCTGATATATCATCTTCATCTGAAAATGCTTCTTCAATCTTACTAATAGTCGTATTCCATTTAGCATTTGGAATGGTGTGACAAGTAGAAGTCTTTTTAGAGTAAGGAACATTTTGGAAACTTATACCCTCGTCTGATATTCCAGAAAATAGATTACCTAATGCATCTCCGAGAGATGGAGGTCTTCTTTCCCGCGGAGGAAGTTGACGCAATATTTCCATTACATCATACTTTATACTCTCAACGTCACTCTTAATAGTGGCCACTTCTTTCTCTAACTTGACCTGATTACATTCCATTGACTCTTCTTCTCTAGATTCATCAATTTTAATCATGATCGAATCAACCATGTCAGGAATAGATTCAAAAACTTTGTCTAATATAGACAAAGTTTTTGAATCTTTAGAATCAGAAGAACTTGCAGATATCTTTTTAGCTTTTGATTTACTATAATCTCGTCGAGGCATGATAGTTAGGTTTAAACAACGTTTAATATGTACTATTGCTATATTTATAGCGATATCACTGTAAATGTTTTCAGGTAAGCATAATTCATAAATAAAAATCTTTCTACCTAATCTAAAGTTCTAACCAGTTTCCTAGGTTTTTGTTTACCTAGGAGAGCGTTGATATAATCGATTTTTTTAGTCGCTCCACCTTTTCCTGTTCCCACTACCATTAACCCTCTTATATTAACTTCGCATTTTAGTTGAGGCAATTTCATTTTTCTGCATTCATGTTCAGGAAATGGTGGTTCAAATGATGCTCTTACATATTTTACTTCATTGTCGAATACTTCTGTAGTAGCACCCTTGAGGATGGAGATTAATTGATCTCGAGTTAAAGAATAACTTTCTGAGGAAGAGTCTGTGTGTTTTGTCATGATTTCATAAACAAATTCAATAATTTGTTGAAATTAGCAAATGAAAATTTCATTTTTCTCATCTAATAGTCTATCAGTAAGAGCATTGATTATTCTCTATCACTCGAAATGATCTCAGAAGAGTCGCAACTCAGTTCACTTGACTCTGACTCACTGACGAGTTCTTTCTTCTCACAAGCTTTCCTATATTTATTAACCTCATTTTGAGTATTTTTTTCAATAAGAGGAATTTTATTCTTTGAAAGCTGAGCTCTTTCATCTGGAGTAAAAGGGCGAACCTTTCCAGATTTTAACAATCTACCATACACCTCTCCTTTTTCATTAGTAGCATTTTTACCACTGACATAAACTTTTCTCTGTGGGTCATATACCGCTTCTTTCTTCTTTTTCTCTAGTGTTGGTGGTTCAACAGGCTCGTCTGGAGATGTTTCTTGCAGTAAAAAGTTAATATTGTCCTGTTTAGTAGGAATTTTACTTCTACCTGTTACTCGTATAGTAACTTTTTCATCGGTAGCCTTCTGGTTGGCTAATTTTTTCAGTTGTGCAGCTGACATATTCTCCAATTCTTCCTTCGAGTAGGTACTACTAGATCCTTTTTCATTATTCGATTCATTCAATCGAATTTTCTCTATTGAAGCTTCTAAACACTCGCGGATCAGAAGCTTCAACTGACTAGGGCGAATAGTGATTGGATCATCATTTTCAAATATTTGACATTTCGAAATATCTCTTTTTCTCGACATTATCACCTTTAAATAAACGTCTCTTAATTAAGAGACGTTTATTTTTTTAAGAGACGTTTATTTATTTAGATGGTAGACATTGTAATTTTTCTCCCCTAAAGAGCCCCAGTTTCTCTTTATCTTTTATTTTTCTGCTACCATCGGTCAAATAGACCGGAAGACCTCCATATGCATACTTACTGAGGTGTGCAGTAAGCATAGAAGCTGTGGTATTTTTCGGTAAGACCATAGGTTTATCGTGTATTTCATCGCGATAGCGGAGAGAAATGGTAACTGTAACCTGATTCATCGATTGATTATCCATACAAGATAATCAATTGATATTGTCTAACGCCATTTTTATTGACATGCAACACATGTCTCTTGGTCTGCTCTTACCGATGAGACATCTTCTGAAAGAGTAAACTGTTCAAGAATAAGCTCTTCAGGTTCTGGGTCGGAATCGTTTAGACCATACCCCTCCTTAAAACTTGATTCAATCAACCCCGGATATTCTTTCTTCAACCTAGAAACATCTTTATCAAGGAAGTGCGTAATCAACTGTCTCAATAGAACCAGAAGGGCCACCTTGAGTAGTTGATACATATTAGGTACACGGAATGTCTTGATAACCTCAGCTGCTAGAATAAAAGTCAAGCCCAATGTAATCGTTTCTGATAGACGAATGCGCATATAAGCTAACGTTTCATCCATCGTTTTTCCTTTTCTTGAGTGCCATCCGACTATGATCGCATCAATGGCTCCAAAAATGATAATTATCATCGCTAGAATATAGAGAGAATACTCAAAGAATGGTTCTAATTTGAATTTAACAAAATTAACAATATCATTTTCTGTTCCAGGATTAAATTCTTGGCTCATAAAACCATGAACACCTTCCATTTACATATTTGCGAGAATTTACTTTTCTCGCAAACAGAATTTACTTTCTTATGTTTCTTAAAATTATGATCTTATATTCTTCGCTAGCAGAGCACTATGATTAATATCTCTTCCTTTGAATCTAGATGATTCATGTGAATGATTAAGATGTTTCCATCCACATTTACAGTAATAATTGACAGGCCAACAATCACAAGATAATAATTTAGGGTTATTACAATTAGGACAACTAAAATAGGTCATTGGCTCTTCCATGGGAAGAGCCACCTCTTTGGGAATAGATGAATTGATAAGCTGGCCCCCGTCTTGAATTTTGCGATAACTCATGTTACATAATTAAAGTAAATCTATAAACCTGTATTATATTATAGTTTATCCTAAACTATATGTTTTGATCAGTGAATAGTTAACGTAAATTTCAAGAATCTTGAAATTTACGTTTTTGCTTCCTTCTGTAAAAATAAATTAATTTGATATTTATTTCGTATGCTTTTCTTTTGTAAAGTGTAATCCTTTGAATGCCTTGAACTCTCAAAAATTTTTGAGAGTTCAATATACACTTCTAAATCCAGTTAGAAGTCAGAATGGCACCGAGTTCGCACTCCACTCCTTTCTGCCCGAAAAAATGTTTAATCTTGAAAAGATGAATCTGTTTCGGTTCAGAAATTTTCCATTCATTTATTATGAGAAGATTCTTAGCATAAGAATCGGGATTAAGAACCGTGGTAGTACCATCACCTTTCACAATCGTGCACATAATTTCCACGAATGTTTCGAGGGTACCACTTGTTACAAATGATAAATTATAAGCAGGATCTTTGTAATCGAGTTCACATTCGAATGAAGGCCTTCCTATGTTATTTCGGCCGAGACTGACATCAATGGTCAGACAGAACCCAAAAGATTGGTCCCCAAGAAGAATAAAGTATAACTTATTCGGTTTTTCCGGATGAGACATAGCGATAATTTCATAAACCTTCTTTCTATCTTCTTCATTGAATTGTGTCTCACTGACACATCTGTTGTACTTCTGTTGGTCTGTTTCGTCAGATTCTAGGGATTGAGAAGAACCCATTTTTCAATTATATATTATAGCCATTCTTATAAACATATTTGTAAAATCACTTTTATTCATATCTGAATACATATTCCTTGCAGGTCTTCTGTCTTCCCGTACAAGAGTTAGTCACAGTGGACGCAGTTACTCCCATCGCATTTGCCGCCTCCACTACAGATTTATATCTTCTAATTTCACTTCCGTCTTTATCATATTGGATGACTTTTTTTCGGCGACTATCAAGACCGTTATCCATAGCATGCAGAGCATTTTCTGAATCGGTATTCCACTCCAGATTATCTTTTTTATTATTTTTCTTCTCCTTATCCTTATGATTGACCACTCTCTTATTATCCGGATTCTCGTGAAACGCTAGAGCTACTAATCTATGAACCCTCATACCATGTCTATCTCCGTCGTCATCAACTAGACTGATAGTTTCATAGCTTCTAGTACTTTGTTTATCCATCAATCTATTATAAAAGAGTGAAAACACTTCTCCATCTTTCGAGACTTTATATTGAGAGAATCCGGGGATATACTTCCAATCCTCAGTTTCTATATCCGGTACATTAGTGTTTAAAGTTTCGTATCTCCAGATATACTGTGTCCCATCCTCTGAACAGGCAAACTTCATCCTTCCTTGACAACAATGAGTAATAGAAGATGGATCAATTCCTGTCTCTCTTCCCGCCTCAGCCGCCGTGTCAAAAACACGAATCACTTTTTCTATTGGCTCCATCTCTCTCACCACAATCTCTCTAGGCATGCCATCTTTATATTCAGAACTGAGATACCGGAATTTATACACTTTTCCTGTACTAGTTGCTTTTCTACCAGCTCCAATCAGAGTTCTATTCTGACAGGCAGTACAAATGGAACCTGCACTGGTTTTAGTCGCTCTTGAAGCTTTGGACAAACTGGGATACACCTCTTTATACTTTGTTTTATACTTCACTTTAATCTGTACTACCGGTCTCTTTCTTCCGGGATTTAATCCCGTGGAGAGTGCATGTTTAACGTCGTGGGACTTGGCACACCACTCTAAATTCTCCACACGATTGTCCTTTGGCTTTCCATTCTTGTGATTGACACAGACGTCTTCGTCCTTCTTTTCCAGATAAGTCTGAGCTACTAACTTATGTACAAATTTCTGTCGCTGTTTACCATCCTTATACAGTTGCACACAGTTATATCCTTCTCGATCGGACAACTTGAGGTACTTTCCTGTTTTTAAACTGTAAACTTTTCCGTCTTTTGTGATAAAATAGTTCGGATATGAAGGTATCTCTCTAAATTCTTGTTCCTCTGGCAGTGTGTGAATTGTATGAGTTTTCATGTCAAAACGATTTTTAACCCAAGACAGATTAGAAGCTTTATTATTGGAGATATCTCCATCCCTATGCTTAATAAATTTATATTCTTCTGAATTAGAAATATAACATTTGGCTACTAGACGATGAATAAGATAATCTTTCTTATTTCCTTGGATTCTTAAAGTTACCATTTCAAACCCAGATCTCTTTTCATAGAAAGTGGACATAATAAGTCCGCTCTTATTATATATCTTACCATCCTCCGTAATAAAATAGTCTCCAGAATCATCAATTGGTAGTCCATTTTCCTCATCTATGTATTCCTTTTCCTTTCTGACAATGGTTCTATTAACATATTTCTTTTTAACCCATTGTAAATTGTCAGGGTTATTATCCGACTTATCCCCGTTAATATGTTTTGCATGAACACAGTTGTTCGGATTATCAATATAAGCCTGAGCAACTAAATTATGAACTCTAAAGTTTTTCTTCGAACCCTTGTTGTATAAAGAGACCGTATAAAATCCACTGTCGTCTATATATGGAGATAGTATTTTGGCGCGTTTGTTGCAAATGTTTCCATCCACAGTAATGTAATAATCGTATCCAGGAACTTGTTTCATGTTCTTTACTTTATTATGATATTTTATTCTTAAAATATCATTTTTATTCAATGTATTATTTTATTTATTCATTTAATAATTAGCCCAATTCTCAAACGTACCCACGTTATCCCCTATACGTGAAACTCGAAGCATCATGGGAAAAGTCAAATGGCTGAATATCCTTCTGATAGTAATCCATTTGCATATTTGAAGGCTCTTGGGCCCATGGAGCATTGTTGGCGGTGTTGTAATGACGGACAAAGTTGCCGGAGTAACCCTCACCGTAGAGGTTCTGAGGAAGGATATCACGTCCCTTACCCATCCAATCAGCAGCGCCGCGAAGGCCAGCTGCACAAACAGGGAGGTAGGGTCTTTCCATGTTTTCAACTTCGATCCTGCGTTGAGCGGACCATTCGGTATAATGAGAACAAGCGGAATCATTCAAAAGAAGAGTCTTTTGGTTAGCTGGGCGGCCGTAAATATCAAACTGAATGTTAGCAGCTCCGGCTGGGCACATTAACCCCTCCCCTAAATTTTGACGCTGAGAACTTAATCTTCCAGCTTGATCCAAACGTACTCTGGCGTCCAAAGCGCTTTTCAAACTTTGAGTGGTATTAGTCATCGACGATTATATCAAGTACTATCTTGTTACAAATGTAACAAGATAGTTTTTCGATAAATTAAATTCACTCTTCTAAAAACTTCCATTTATAACCATGAGATTTTTCTTGTTTACCAGAACAAACTAAACTTATAGATCCTCTACAATTGTCCCTACCACAAGCTAAATTAGCTTCTCTGATAGAATTATAAGTATCGAGTATTTTCCCTTCGTTGTCTAATTTAGCTACTTTTCGTTTAAAATTCTTAACCTTTACATTAACCTTTTCTGCAAGAGGGTCAGACTCATATCTCCAAATGAAATTACCGGAGGACTTCATATCACCTCTGCATACTTTAGTTTTATTTACCATTGGTAAATAAAATGAACTGTATAATCTCATATCTTGGAGTATCAAACTCTCAGACTCTCTAATAACTGTTATATGGGGAAAATGAGTCATTGTTATTCGAGCGAAACCTCCTGTTCAATTTTTTCTTGTACAGGCGTATCATGTTATCTCTAAATGCCAAGTCATGGCGCAAGAATGTTGAATTTACATACGAACGAGCTGTTTTTGGTCCTCCACAGCCTAGATGAGTGTAATACTCATCTCCAGGCAACAGATTGGTCTTGGTCAGATACTGACCATAAGGATAAGACTGAGGCTTCAATGGAGTTTCGAATGTTTCTGGATACATAGTACTAGGAACATTGGTATAAAGATCGTATGCAGGAGGAGGGTTTTGCCATTCTTCTGCATATGTAGGACTTACCACCGTCTGTTGAAAGTCAGTTCCTACATAGGTAGGAGTAACAGTAAATCTCTCAATACCATCTTCTGATTCTTCATCTGACTCAATAGAGTCAGTATCTTTTATCTTTTTAGTATTAAAAGATTCAGGGTCACCAGCATAAGCTAGAATAACAATGACCAACAAAGACAATATCAGAAAGACAAACCAATGTTGATATTCCATAAAGTACATGATTATAGAAACCACTATTGCCAAACGAGTGAGAGCGTTAAGTTTCTCATTCTTGGTCATGTCGGGAGTTGGAAAGATAGTAAAATTCTGAAAAAGTACGCAAGGGTCTTTTGCCCAAAACAAATCATTTGACCCCATTTAATGTTCTGGTATTATTAGTAATATTGCAAAAAAGATTTTTGTGATATAAGTCATAAATGTTGGTCACTTTTCATTCATCAGAAAAGTGACGCATATTTCATCTACATTTCTAATCGTCGTCTTCTTCTTCTTCTTCTTCTTCTTCTTCGTCGTCTTCTTCTTCTTCGTCGTCTTCTTCTTCTTCTTCGTCGTCTTCTTCTTCTTCGTCGTCTTCTTCTTCTTCTTCTTCTTCTTCGTCGTCTTCGTCGTCTTCTTCTTCGTCGTCGTCTTCTTCTTCTTCGTCGTCGTCTTCTTCTTCTTCTTCTTCGTCGTCTTCTTCTTCGTCGTCGTCGTCGTCGTCGTCTTCTTCTTCTTCTTCTTCTTCTTCTTCTTCTTCTTCTTCTTCTTCTTCTTCTTCGTCTTGTTGTTCGTCGTCTTCGTCTTGTTGTTCGTCTTCTTCGTCTTGTTGTTCTTGTTCTTCTTCAGCGGAGATTGGTTCAACTTTACTTTTAAGGGTAGCCACGTAATGAACTGACAAAAGTTTTTGGATTACCCAATAATAAAGGGTAGGTTCTGTGACAGTCACGGTAGTGGTTACGCGAGTCTTCTTATCTGCGACATTTTTAGTAACTATGCCAGCCTTGACATCTTTTTTATATTTGTTGTATCTCAGTAGCTTTGCGAGTTTAGAATCTGGTACAATAGCCATACGTTCATTTGGATTCTGAAGATTTCTCTTCCCTCCAGGGTTGAGATAATCCCATCTCAACATATGCGGACGTGTTTCATTCTCCTTAAGATGAGCGTAAACACAAATGGCATTTGTTACATCTTTCCGACAGAGAGTTGTGTCGCGATCTATCTGAAGAAAATCTGTTAATTCTGGTGTCAGCTGACATTGTAAGACAAAACCACTAACCTTATTTTGATTATTACCAATGGACTTCCTTCTCGAATTGGCTATCTTAGGGACTTCTTTATGTAGTTCTCTTACAGCCTTTCTAATAGTTGTAAATACACGAGATCCCGGCTCTTTGTTTTTTCTCAAGTGTTCTATATTGTCATTTAACAGCTCTAATAAATTGTCATACTTTTCTAAATGTGTCTCTATGGTCACCTTTCTTCTTGGAGATCTCACTTTACTTTCTTTCTCAACGTCTTCGGATTTTTCTTTCCCTTCTCCCTTCTCTTTACCATTTCCTTTTCTTTGAGGAGCGGCGGATTTAGATCTAGCTGAAGTCGCTCTGGGAGGAATAGCCTTTTTCTTAATGATTTTCTTGGTGGTAGGTACAGGAACCGGTGTATCTTCTTCTGATGATATATCTATAATTTCTTCGATGTCATCTATCAATGGACCAACTTTAGGTTGTGTTTTGGATTTAGATTTAGCTTTTTCGGTTTTATCAGACTTCTTTCGTCTCCCAGAAGACCTACGATTGTTCTTTTTTCTGCTTGTTGGTACCATGTCTGTAGAACAGTTTTGGTCATTAGTTATGCGAATAAGTGTCTTTAAGTAAGATACAATACATCTCAAATTTAGCCTGATTTTAAGGTTATTTGTTAATCAACATCTATATTTGGAATTCTTTCTAGAAAGAATTCCAAATATGTATAAGAATGGCTGAAAATCGGAATCACAAATTAAATAGATAGTTATTTATCTATTTATACACATAATAAGTAATAATAATGGATAAATCATTTATCGAAAAAGATGATCTTCAGCTCAGACCATGGCCTCCTCAACAATTAGCTCATGTGAACCCTACAGATAATTATTTTGAGGGTAGCCGTTTTGTCCAAGAGCTATCACCTAAAGATTTTGATCCTGTCAGTTTATGGAAGTTGAAAGATTCTAAATGTGGTATTATTCTCTTTTATAAACCTGGATGTAAATATTGTATGGAAGTCAAACCGCAATGGGAGCATTTAGGAGAGACAGCAGCCTTCTTCAATGTATATGCATTCAATTCTGAAAAATATCACTCTCATATTAGAAGTATTGGAGAGCAATTGCCTAGTTTAATTACCAGTTATCCAACAATTATTATTTATGAAAATGGAGTGCCAAAAGAACATTATCAGGGAGTTAGAGATTGGAATCACTTGACTCTAGAGTGTGCTAGAGTATGCTCAGGAGATCATGACAAAGTCAGAGACATAGAATTACTCACCTTTCTCGGGAATAATTAGAAAAGATGGTTCTTTTTATTACTCTTTAAAGAGTAAAAATAGATAGCATAATAGCCATGGATGATTTCAATCTACTATTTCATCAGGCCGATGCCGAATACAAACATCCAGATAAAGATATTATCGAGAAAGTTATCGCTGATTCAAAAGAGGAATTCACTGGTTATTCTGAAGAGCACAGATCTCGAATAGCAGAGATAAAGGAGTTGAATGGACGAGTTAAAACCCTAACCTCTGATCTCAGTAAGAATCGTAATATTAAAAGCTCGCGACCCGCCCATCGAAAATTAAATGATGAGAGAGCTAAAAAGAGAAAGAATATCAAATGTGAAATTGATAAATGTCGTCTAAGACTGAAAGAGATAGAAGAAGAGACCCGTCCTCTAGGAGATGGTAAGAAAAACGTGGATAGCGCCGATGAAGAAGAATATACAGGAGAGATTCCTCCAATGAAATCTAATATCAGTGGTTTAACAAAAACACCTTTTCTGTAATTCAATTTTAAATTACAAGTAAATATAATGGATTTTCTTAACTCTGATATAATCCGCTTTTATATTTAGCTCCACAACGCTTCGGTTTCTTCTTTGTGTGCGTCTCTTCCAATCTTTACAATCCCATTTTGGCTTTCTACCCGCCTTTTTATCTTGGTTATATAAAGCCCACCTAACTATTGATATGAAATTACGGTTTCATATCAATCTCAACTGCAAATTAAACCTTTTCACAGTTTAATGTTTACCATTTATCGAGTACGGACCATCAGTAAACAGACAATAAAATATACATACTGTTATAAGCCATACAGCCATGGAATATAATATAGATTTTAGTCTGGGGTAGTCCCTATACCGGATAAAGTAGTAAAAAGAGAAAGCTGCCAGAGAATAACTGGCAAGCCCCAATCCCATCGAAAATGCAAAAGTATCCAGAGTTTCTTTCTTAGCAAAATAAAAAGAAACAAATGCGATGGGCATAACAGCTACCATTCCAGCCATAGCGGGATGGTAGTGATTCTTAAGGTAAACAGCAAATGCGATGCAACTTATTATTATAATATTAGTAATTATAAGTTGTTTCCATTTAACATTATTTATTGTTTTTTGCAGATCAAAATTCATCAGGTACTTATGATATGTATTTATTATGTAGAATCATTGTTTCTATTGATTATATCTAATGTTGTTCGTAGTATGGCTTGTCTCCGTGAATTCAAAAGGTTACTCGCTTCTTCAAATGTGAACCATTTAACCTTGATAGCTTCTTCAGATATTGTAGTTTTACGAATACAATGAGGTGTTTCAACCTCTTTGGGGTAAAAGGGTTCATCTATCTTGGCCAGATAGTAATAGGTGGAATAAGATTTACCATTTGTTCCTTTGAAGTTCTCTACAAATGAATTGGTGGTAGATACTTGAATAAGATCAGAAGGAATTCTGGTTTCTTCTGTAAATTCTCTGATAGCGCATGCTATCGGGTCCTCCTTAAAGTTATTCTTTTTTCCCTTTGGAAAACCCCATGGGGGCTCTCTGATATGACTCGTAGTAGTATCCAGAAGATGTGGAATTTTATCTCTAATACTGTCATATTTCCTCTTGGCTTTAGAAAATCCATCTCGAAAAATCCTACAAGAATGCTCAACCCATAAATCATTCCAAAGTTCTTGAAATGTATACTCCCTAATTCTTCTTCTCTCGTCTGGGCTCATAAGAGAAAATAAACTAGGTAGTTGCCCTTCTGATATCCAGATTCCTCTTAAAAAATCCATGTATTCAAAATTATCTCTTCTCTGATACAAAATAAATACAGGTTTGTCATTCATGACGGTATAGAGTATCAACCCGTAACTCGTTATAGGTTCAATCCCATACTTCTTTTTCTTTTTCTTCTTGGAGTATTTCCTCCTGTTGAAATAATCGTCCTCATCGGGGGACCCAGAATTATCTCTATCTAGTAACAGGTAGTCTAATTCCTCAACGTTGAGATTTTCTGTCAAGCAGGCACTCATTCTGTCTATACCGAAAGACTTCTTTATGCAGAAATGAGAAACATTCGGAATGTATTTTTAAAAATGATTTCATATCATTTGTCAGTGACAAATGATATATATATATATAAAAGATTACTCGCTGTCGGTATCACTTCCGAGATCACTGTCGTCGTCACTATCACTATCACTCCCAAGATCGGAATCATCTTCTTCGTCGGAATCTTCTTCGTCGGAATCTTCTTCGTCGGAATCTTCTTCGTCGGAAGACTCAACCTTTTTAGCTGGCTTTGATTTCTTTTTCCGTGGAGGTTCATCCTCTGACTCATCCTCAGAGGGATCCGATTCTTCTTCATCAGAAGATTCTTGTCTCTTTTTAGAGGAAGTTTTCTTTTTCTGTGGAGGTTCATCTTCAGAAGAGTCAGAAGAGGGATCCGATTCTTCTTCATCAGAAGATTCTTGTCTCTTTTTAGAGGAAGTTTTCTTTTTCTGTGGAGCTTCATCTTCAGAAGAGTCAGATTCGTCTGTGTCAGATTCAACAAATTTAACCTTTTTAGAAGAATTGGCTTTCTTAGATAACTTGGCTTTCTTAGATGGCTTCTTTGTATCTTCATCAGATGACTCGCCTGAGTCGGACGAGTCGTGACTCTTAGATGATTTCTTTCCGGACTTCTTTGGACTCTGCTTCTTTTTGATAGCAATGATCATATTGTGAGATTCTGCCCATCTGATATCTTTATCATCAAGATCGACTATTTCCTTTTCTTTGTTAAGCTTTCCGTATACTTCATATTTTCCTGAAGAATCTCCAGCTGGTCTGAGGAGGATGCGAGTGTCTTCATCTATCCAAACCTTGTTACCGTCCTTATCTCTCTTTGGGATAGCATCAATTTTAACCTTTCGAGACATTTTGGCTAACTTGGATGAAGCTTTGATATCAGCTTCACTCTTAGACTTTTTCTTATCTGGCGTTGGTTTATCTGATCCCCTGATGGTTATCTCAGTAGTTTTTTCTTCTTGTTTCTTTAATTCGTTCATCTTAATTTTATAACAGCCACTACCTTCAGCTCCACAGAACCACATTACGTCAGAATTAGGATATTTGATGCTCCTTTTACAAAACTTGGTGCACCTTTTACCACCTCGCATGACACGCTCACATACATGTTTTTCGTTATCTTTAGCAGGAGCTTCCTTCTTTTTGGAATTCTTCTCCGAGCTGGAATTCTTCTCCGAACTGGAACTCTTCTCCGAACTGGAATTCTTCTCCGAACTGGAACTCTTCTTAGAAAAGTCTTTTTTAGAATCTGAACCCTTGACGTTTGGTTGGGAGTTTTGTGGTTTTCCAAAAGAATTAATAGAATCTATGACATCTTCGAGAGTGTGTTCCAACTCAAGAGATGAAATAAGATGTTTGGCAAAATTGTCTACGTAAGCCATGAACAGTAGTATCTGAGGTGTTTATAACAGTTCTTGTCGTTGTCAAGTTCGAATACATATTGAAAACCTATTTCTTTTTATCATTTTTATCTTGTATAAAGTAACAAAAAATATCTTGATAGCTATTAAGTATCGTAACGGAAACAATGACTGACCGTCAAAATGACATGTATAAGTATGGGGCTGAATTTTTATCTATGCCCAAATACATTCCCGGGAGATTAACAACTGCAGATTTTCTAGAGTTTAAATGGTGTAACGAACTGGCTCCTTATGTGAATCAATACACTGTAGCTATTGAGACTCTAGACACTTCTGGTGCTACCTATAGAGGTATTAGTACTTTGAGACAGATGGTAGAGATCCCACCCGTCCAACTACCCTCTCCTGCTCGAATTGCATTAATCCCCAACAGCAAGAATTTACCCATGTTTGTAGCTAATCTTGTCATCGGATCACTCTATATCATTCCAGAGACTGGAAGAGTTAATGGAATTTATCAGATGGACCGAGAGGGTATGCTCCGTCTTAATTAAGTTATCTTGATCAAATATACATCTTGGTTAAGATGTATATATATGCACTTTCTTCACTAAAGTGAAGAAAGATTTACACTGAAATCTTTCTACTTGTCTCCTTCTTAATCTTTTGTCGAAGATTTTTCCTCTCTTTTCCTTTAGGCTGAACTATTCCAGAATGCATATCAGTATTGACTTTATAGATATATTCAGGATCATATCCCAACTTCTTCTGAGTACCTCTATTCCCAGAAGTAACCTTTCTCTCATCCAGTAATTTCATATGGTATTTGTCTGCCTTGTCAGAGATCGTATCCAGAATGACGTCTACAAATTTTCCCCCTTTATCCTTTTGCCACTCTTTCGTATCGACCAACCGGTGATATGAGTCCCTACTCGGATCTGTACAGACATAATTTCTCTCAATGTTACCATCGTCATTCTCACACATGGTAATAGAGTAGACAAAGTCGACTAATCCATTTTCTCCTTTAAGATATTGATCAAAGGTGTATCCTCCATTGGATACCTGATCCTTTACATAATTTTCTGTTAAAGGATGGATGTTGGTGATGGGGAGATTGACCAGTTTGGGATGAATATTCATTGTATTATTGACCGTCGGTTTATTCAAGACATTGGCGCAGACTTTATCATAGACTTCTACTTTACCATTTGCTTTACTACTTTCACATTTTATTCTCAATGTTATAATCTCTTTACCCTTCTCTTTTATAATCTCATCCCTCTCTTTTATAATCTCATCCTTCTCTTTTATAATCTCATCCTTCTCTTCTAGTTTTGATTTAAAATGTTTTCTTTCTCTTTTCAACTCGTTTAATCTCTCTCGACTGTCTTTCTCAAGATTACAGATCTCTTTCATTAGTTTATATTCTCTTTTTGAAGCGCAAATATTGAGATGTCGGTCAAGATTGTTTTTCCTATTAAATGTCTTTTTACAATATTTACACTTGAACTCTTCAACTAAAGGATTCTCTTTACAAGAAGACCGTTGATGTCTTAAAACATTCTGCTTGTTAGAGAACTCTTTATTACAGAAATTACAAATAAAAAGCCCGTTCCTCAAGTTTTGAGTAAAATCCTCATCCTTCCGCATGCTTTGAGGATTGATCCTCAATCTTCCTCCCTAAATAAGGATCAATCCTCGCTTTAAGTGGATTGGTTTTTCCCAGATTTTCGTCTGAAAAAAGTTGATAGCTTACTATGATGATTTATTACCAAAAGTACAAGAGTTTTCAAAAATAAATCTTCCCAAATTTGACTCATCCACACACACACACTTTTATGTGTGTGTGGATTTTCAAAAATTCCAACTTTTTGAAAATGAAATGAAAAAGTTATTAATTTAGGATTATTTATAAAATGAGAGTTTTCACAGACAAAGTATTCAGAATAAATATTGAAAACAAATATTATTAAGAGACTAAGTGAAAACTATACTTTCATTTGGAATGATTCCAAATGAAAGTATAGTTTTCGCTCACTTCATTGAGCGATAGTTGGTCAGGATCCATCTGCTACTTTGTATTTTATATCCAAGACCGTCTACCATTTTAATTCCGTATTTCTCGCAAACTTCTTTTTCAGGAATATTCTCATTGGCCTGATCCCCGCCATTGGTGAAAATATGCGGTCGAAGAATCTCTAATGTTTTACAAACCGATCGATCCATGTCCGTAGAAACGACTGCTAAATCTACACATCTTAGAGCTCGTACCACTTCTAATCTATCATCGATTGTTTTAAAGACTTCTCCGTGTTTGAGTCGGGTCTGATCATCGTTATTGACAATGACTACTAAAAAATCTCCTAATGCTTTTGATTTCTCCAGATATTCGATATGACCGCGATGAATAGCGGAGAAATAACCTGATGCGCATACAATAATGGGGCGAGAGCGATAAGATAACGAGTTGGACATCTGTAGTCTTATAATAAGACTACAGATATTTTGATTCTTAAAATATCCATGATTTTGACCATTGATTTGTCCATGAACCCGCCCAAAATGTCATCGCATGAGTTTCGGGCTTGATATATTTTTTCATACATTGCTGGATATTTTTATTAAATTCAGAATTTTTATTCAAACGACATTCTTCATTGGTTGCTGATATAGGATGTAAATAGGTGTATTTCAATATCAAGATATCTTTCGGATATTTTTCTTTCCACTCGGTTATTCTGTACATTAAAAAACTAGGTCCTGTTTCTTCTACCACATTTTTATTAGTGGCTCCATTCTTTAGGAGTTTATCCAAACAAAATTTCCAAAATGGATGGCCAGGGTATCTAGAGTACATAATATCATTTGGAACTTGATTCCACCCTTCTTTTTGTTCTCCAAAAACTATTGGGTGGTCAAACATATGTAAAAGAGGCTCCAAGCTTTTAAGAGATAAAAAATCTAAATCAACATACAGCCCTCCGTAGATGTACAAATATAGATATCTGACAGCGTCACATCTTTTAATATGCTTATCATAGGAATTATAAACCTCTAAAAACTCGGGATATTCTGTTTCTACAAGATTTAAATTATCTTTGTCAGTCCATAACAAATGCTTAGAATTAGGATATTGGTTCTTCCACGATTGGGCCCAATCTGTGAATTTATCAGGAATGATACTATCTTTCCACGATTGATGAATATATTTAACATTATTGTGTAAATCGGTATAGAGGGGAATACTGAATTTTAGAGGATCTTCTGTAGGTAACGTTGTTTTAATTAAGGGTCTAAATTTATTGTCAAACTTCCTATGCCAACATATGGCAGTTTTATCCAGCTTTTTCCCTTCTATTATACTTTCTTCCTGTCTATTTTGTTCAAAAAGACCTGGAAATACTGTGCAAGTATTCAAAGTTTTATTGAATGACAATTTTTTATACAGATGGTCTATGGGTATAGACATTGGAAATGCATTTTCTAGTATTATTCTGGCTGAATTTCTGGTGACTACATATGCATGTGTGCAATGAGGATGTCCATTTTTAACTATTTGATTGGATACAAACTTGAGATTTTTACAATCAATATGACAAAATCCCAAAAATAAAATATCTAAATTATCTGGAATATTTCCAAGCTCAGATATCAAAGAAGTCAGCCGTCTTTGATATCTGAGCTTATTAGTACATTTTTCAATATCATCTTCAAATATAACTGCTGTTTGGGCCATAGAATTTAGAAATGTTTGTAAAGTCTTAATATGACTTAGATAACATCCAACCGTTCCCAACTTCTCGGTATACTTTGTAGGTTCTATAATATTTTCATCAATTAGACCGTCATAATCCAGATCACCTTTCCACACAGCATCAATGTTTTTGGGATATACATCAAAACTAGATAGAGCTTTCAATGCGTTATCCTTTCTTTCAGGTAACGCTATCAGGTAACAATCATCAAATATATCTGACAATCTGTCAGAAGAATTATAATCTTCAGGTAAGAGATTAATTCTGTCTCTTAACTGATCAACTATTTTATCTACTCGACTATTATCATTTGTCCTATTCCAAAAATAAATAGTTATGACAATCGTCGAGATAATTATTAATATTAATATAGTATATCCCCGCATTAATTATATTGTAATATATTTTGTGTAATATATTACGGTTAGATCCGTTTGATCTAATCCTGTTTAATATACTATATTTTCCACTTTTTAAATTCCAACAATTTTGGAATTAACCTCAGCGTAAGGTTGAATTTTTAATAAGAATATTTCTGGAAGCAATTGCATCACGATTTATTTCCAGACCACAAGATTGACAGAGATAAGTTTCATTTCCTCTCATTTTATTGATTTTTCCACGGGCTCCACTTGTACAAGAGGTATAACTTTCGTCCACAATCAAGAGTTTAATCCCATTAATAACATTGTAATATATTTTGTGTAATATATTACAGTTAGATCCGCTTGATCTTACTCTCTTTAATATACACAAGAAGGTCTTAGATCATATTGTATCCTAATTCTATAAAGTCTTGTTGATAACGACGATTAATCATTTCCAGATTAGATCTGGAAATATCTTCAACTGTAAAATTTAAGCCTTCGCTGACATTAGATTTCATTTCTAGTTTCAAGGGTAATTTGAATTTTTTCATCAAATTGTTAAAATCATATTCAAGATTTTCAAATCTCAGGATATAATCGCAATTTTTAGTATAATAAGTCTGTGGCATCCAATGACAATCTTCTAAGTCTAGATTAAGGGTTAATCTGTTTAATACATCCGCTATATATTCGTTAAATCCTTTTAAAGATCTATCTTTATTCTTGATTCTGTATCTATATTCACTGATTATTCTCGTATAGGGATTTCTAACCACACAAAATGAAGGTTTATCATACACTCTTTCTATATCGGGATCATGCCAAAACCCACATTTGTTATTGAGTGTATATGAAGGAATGAATTCAAATCTTCCCCAGCCTATAGAATTCTTTTTTGCTATATCCTCTATACTGGTGCCAGCATTTTTAGGAATATGTACAAAAATTAGAGGAGAGTAGTTGGGTATTTTGTTGTCCAGTAACCCAAAATTTATATTATCCCGGGATGTATTTGACCAAAACAAAATAAGAAATATTATAACTGTAGAAATCAATAACCAATAACACTTCATTATTAATTTATCATGAAACATTAAAATGGAAGCCTTTATTAATAGAAAGTATGTTTCATTTCTAATAGAAATGAAATGTATTTACATTGGATAGTCTACCGGATAATTCGGTCCTGTCTGATATCCTCCTATTTGATTTACCTCTGGTCCTCCTCGAAATGAAACTTGATCCGGGCCGGTAAATTTCATAGAACTAGCAGGAGCCGTCACTGACACTCCCACCATTCTTTTCTGGAACCCAAAGAATATCAAAAAGAGGATAGCAATAGATATAATGATGATGATCAATGCTATCATTGCCATATTTTTAGAGTTCCGAATACTTTGCTCAGATGTAACTCCTCTTTCCATCTTGCTGAATCTATCGTAGAAATAAGCTGAGATTAAAATCATTGCTATACAGATGGCTAAAGCCATAATAAAAAGAACATTGTACGAACCTTCCGAGACACAAGTGACCATTTTATCCAATTAATGTTGGTCAAGATTAAGTGATTCATAAATAATATCAAATAATTAATGGTAACACAGCGAAGTTAAACATACCAATCCATTGGACCCTCTATAAAACTAGGAGTTTTTCTATAGTCTACTGTTATTTCAGTGTTAGCTGGTAAATTATATGCGGCTCTAACATAATAAACACCATCATTCTCATCGTATATCACGCTAGCATTAGGGTTTCGAGAGTGATTGATCCATGATCCAAACTCGGTCACATACGGGACAAACATAAAATAGTTGATACCAACATCTATAGCCCCTCCTTTTTGAATATATTGTGATGTGAAAGCTCCTCTACCTTCAATAGTGGACTTTCCCACATGCCACCCCATCCTTTATATTTTATAAATTATAAATTATAAATTATAAATTATAATTCAAAGAATATGGATCTTAAACTGAAAAAAGAACTGTTGTGTATTCACAATATTATAAGAAAAGTACAGAATAAACTTGATGATTGTTTTGAGAATAATCCTTATTCTATCAGATGTGCATACTCAGATGACTATGGAAAATTCGAGAGTATTTTCTCAGCGAAAGAAAATGCCTGTCATAAATTGCCGAGTTTATGTGATTCTGAAGCAAAGAGTTGTTTTAGCGCGGTTGTGTTCATGAAAGAAACGCGAGAGATAGCATCGTATGTGTTATTTTCACAACATGAAGTAAATAAAGAATCGCTAGCCTTTCTACCTGAGGGTGATTATCCAAATTTTATCAATATAGACTTTACATGCACTCCAATAAAATATAGAAGGCGTGGATTATCTATATTATTACGATATGTTGTTATTCTATTCGCGATGCAAGAGAATATGCCAGTATCTTCGGACACCAATGAACTATCTGCTCCTCTCTTGATCAACAAATTTGGATTTACTAAAGAGGAAGATTATCTAGCACTATTCAATTTTAATGCCAATACATATTTGGAACCTACTGCGGTTAATAAGGAAGCCATCGCAAAAAGATTCGAAAATATTTGTCAACAGGTCAGATAAATGTCTGTTTTATCATATTATATGATAAAACAGTTAAAGTACTTTCTTCCTGAAAGACTTTCTTTCAATATAAGTAGCCATGTCAATGACTCATTATAATAAAACAATTTTTATTGGAGAAGAAGGGGCGGGTAAAACATCATTGATTTATCGTCTCCAATATGGGATCTTTAATCCCAATACAGTAACTACTATAGGAGCATCTTATGTAAAACAAACAGTAATTGTTGAAGGTAAAGATGTCAGCCTTCATTTTTGGGATACTGCCGGTCAGACTCGGTTTAATAGACTTCTTCCCATGTTTATTAGAGGGGCAAAGATAGTATTAATATGTTTCGATCGCCCAGACACTCGTCTTGTTCAAAAACTTATAGACGATGTCTATAAGATCGATTCAACTGTTAAAATAATCTTAGTTATGACTAAGATTGATAATATAGATTTTCACGAAGTAGAAAATCTAGAAGAATACGCTTTGGACAAGGAATTGCCTATCTTTTTAACCAGCGCTCTTACCGGTCAAGGTATTCAGAACCTTTTCGAAGAAGTAGCCAGATACTTTATATCTATTGATGCAGGTGAGAAAACTGTCGATGCATCAGATACATTTGAATTGAGATCGGATACATATATATCTGGAGGGTCGCTATCTCAATGCTGTATGATAATATGACGTAGCAATCACAGATTTACTACGATTTATGATCTATTTACCTGAAGAGTTTGTTCTTTTTTGTAGGCATTGATAGCTAAATTCAAGATTTTGTCTTCACCAGCACTTTCTAGCTGTTCGTGTAAGTCAAGTTTAAGACACAAGAGTCCTTCAATGTTATCATCCCCATACATATCTCCATACCAAACTTCTCTCATGAAAGGACAGTTTGCATCTTTCAAACTTTCATTGGAACGGATTATACGCGTAGAAAATATAGGTAGTTCTCTCTGGACAGTTTTAGCATCTACTGTCAGTTTAATAACGGCATCTTGTAAAAGTTTTGTCGCTTTAACATCCGTCAATTCGCAACCTTTCATCTTGAGATTGATGATAAAATCGTTGTTTGGTTCATTTATTTCTTCCATTAACGGAAGAAGCTTTTGTATTATTGCCCTAGATAGATGGGACATCTCATTAAGAGTTTCTGTCAATTTGTTCAAACTGTCCATTATAGATATGATATCTCCTTGAAATACTACCCGGCGACTTTAAGGTATTTGGAAAATTGAAGTGTTATCCTTCAGTTGCTTTTTTTATTTGACAAATACCATAAGATTTCCATGTGTTTGGTAAGATGTTCATGTAATGTCGTTCCTATACAATCAGCTTCATAAAAGTAATTCTCGTATTGTTTGAGAAGGGGAAGAGTTTGAACAGCTTTAGGTGTAAGTTCAAACTTTTTATCAATGGTAGCAATAAGATTCTGAGAAGATCTAGTTGTTACATAACCTCCCTCTTCTAGATCAACTATTAGCTGATCGTAGTCTTTATATTTGAAGACTTTAACTGTATCAAATATGTCAATGTCTTGCTTAGATACAGTTGTGTAATCCATATTTGATAAAGGGGTGAACTGTAAAGCTTCAGGGAGAGAAAACACTATAAACCAACTTGCATTTTTAGTTAATTCGATAAACTCTGAAATTGTATAGGGTTTAATGGTGACTCTGAAATCGCTAGATTTAGCTAGTAGGCTAGATTTACCCTCTATAGGATGGAATACGCCCATATCATGAGAAAAATCAAAATATTCCCCATCCCATGACACTCGAAAATGAGTAAATTTATTACCGATCTGCCGTACCTGCTCTGGTAACAATGGCTGATTCTCTTTTAAATTCCTGACGTAATGGTGTATATACCTGACAATTCCTCGAGTATCCCTTTCCATCTTATATAATTAATTATATAAGATGTCTCACTTAGCTTTAAGTTCGATTTTTAAACTCTAGAACGCTGGAACGCTGACAACTATCGCATATGTAAAACATACATACATGTTCGGATACTTAATTTCTTCGATAGTTATGTCATGAATATGGAATTTTCTTCCTGCCACTTTTGAAAGAATACCTGTTGAATGATCTGTTAATGTTTCAAATAATTTAGCCATGCAAATCTGTTTAACATCTTCTATTGAGTCCACTTCTTCTAAATTCACTTTGACTTGAAATCCTCTCACAGCATTGGAAGAGAACTGAAAAGTTCTAACCATGTTGCATACAATAGTGTGACACTACCTGCATATATCATTTTTCTTCATTTGACACAATTTCTTGTTTCAACAGTTCTTTCTCGCTAGCTGTATGAGTTTCACCTTCATTTTCCTTTTTGAAAGGATTAGTTCGTTTATCCACTTGTCTGATCTTGCGTTTCAGATATCTCTTTTGTTTTCTATTAAGAGGTTTATCAGACCCAGAATAAGAAAAGCTAACCTTTGGAGCTTCCATTTTCTTCCATCCATGATTTATCAATTCATCCCTAATCATTTTAGCTTCGTCTAAATCTTTTATATACTTACAGGCATTCTCTCGGTTGGTTCCTTTGTCAAAACTAAATACACCGGTTATTTTACCCTCTGCGTCTTCATTACACATCCAAATAAGCTTTCCATCCGTCTCTGGATTGTAGTATCCAAAAGGAAGGATATCACCTTCTCTATTAAGAAGACTTTCAGCTTCAGCGGTTTCTAGGATAGTCTCAGTTAACTTTTTCTCCGTTTCTGGATCCATTACTAATTGGGGGTGAGTATCTTTTTAAACATAAATTGTTTTACATTTTACAATATGTAAAGCTAAAATTCTCCGATAAAAGTTCTATACTTAAAAGCTTGAAGTTGAAGCATAGCGTCAGAGATGTCACAGAGCTTTTGCTTGTATCTGATAACCTTTTCCCCTGTTTCACGGATATCTTCTCCTTCCCCAGGGAATCTATCTAGGTATCCCTGTATTTTCTCTTCACTGTTCATTCTTTTCCCTTTAACTATCGTGCTTAGATCGTATAGAGCCACAGCATCCTTGTCTTTGCGTTTAGTGTATATCTCCTTAGCTTTGTCAATAGCCCAAAACTTGCGCTCCCTTTCCTTTAAAGGAGGAGCTCCGAGCATCTGAGTTTTAAAGGTGCTGCTGAAGTACATGACTTCTTTAGTGGGATAAGTACCAAGAAACCAGAAGATGATACCCTCAGCAATCTTGATAGCATCAATATTAGCCTGAGTTTTAGCACCTCTCCCTCCTGTCTGATTGAATTTAGCAAAGAATTGCTGTTCGATAATAAAACCCTCACATCTATTCCACAGAGGAATGTATGTCTCCAGGTGCCGAGCAATATTCTTTCTAGTACCCATATCTAGTTCATTCGATTCTTTATCATCTCTCAGATCATAGACACCCGTTTGGATTCGTTTTCCTTTTAAACAGACCTCTTCGAGGATCTTAGCGATATCATCGTTCATTTTACCCTTGACTCTCCTTTGTTTCGTTTTAGGAAGGGCCTGATAACGATCTCTCAGAGAGTACAACGATTTGACATCACATTCTTCTACATATTGAGCGAAATTCTTTTTCCCGATATCGAAGCTGGCTAAAATAATCTTCTCTTTATGGTCGGCCATGTATACTATAATTGTAACTGTATGTATATAATTATCAGACATACATCTTTAAAAGATAAAAATGACCTTGTTGAGAGATTTCGTATGTATTAACATATGAAATTAGTTATCTGTCTCGCAATAATCAGAATGGAATATAGTATTGGGTCATATTTTTCCTTCGTGTGAATTTACCCACATGAAATTTAATTATTTATTCCACAATAATTGGATGGGATTATCGTGTTAGGATCGTAGATTCCTTTCTCTACAGCCGCATTGAGAATAGTCTTGAAGTTTCGCTGGAATTCCGGGCCGTGCCCGTAATCCTTAGATACCATATGAGCTAGCTCATGGAAAGCTACATATTGGTAAACTCCGTAATCATACATTTTTCCAGTATCAGGATCTTTTAAACAGATAGTGATGACTGATTTATTTTCTGTGTATGCACTGGACCCCTCTCTAAGAGGGATAACTTCGTAAGCGGGATTTAATGCAATAAAATCTTGATGGATCCTTTGTAAAATAGGATTGTTGTCAATCTCGGAGAAATACGAACGAGGAGATACAGTAAACGCAACTACCACAATTAGAATAATAATAACCACAATAAGTAATAGGTTCTGCTTCATTTAAACTAAGCCAAGATAAATCTTATCTCCAAGAAAAAATGGCTTAATAATTTATAAAAACTAAAAAAAGTTACAGACCTATATCTGATTACAAATGTCTCCCAGAACGGTAAAATTTAAAGCCAATTATTGGTCGTTCGAGGAGACTCCTGAGAATGAGCTATTCATATACATAGGGGGGATGACCCGAAGTGGAAAAACAGTGTTAGTAAGAGTGTTAGGATTTGCTCCATCGGTTTATCTCGAATTACCAAAACGTGTGTCATGGAACAGATATAAATGTTCAGAACTTTTTGAGTTCTTCAAGCGAAGAATGCAAAGCGAGGGCCCTCTCTCTTTTAAAATGCTCGAGAAAGAGAAACTCCACTATAAAGAAACTGTTTATACTTTGTGTTTGGAGTTTCCTACTCAAAAAGCCATTCGCCAAAAGTTCCATAACATTTGCGCTAATTCCAAGTGTCTTTATGTACCAAATGTTGGTAATTTTACTGGCGGAGAATTTTTAGTACACGAACAAAATATAGACCCTATCATTAAATTTACTGCCAAACAGGATATTAAATTAGCCGGTTGGTTAACGGTTGTAGAGAACATAGATGAAGATGAGGGATTAACAGAAGAAGAAAGGAAATTTTCCACCGCAGATATAGATTTAGAAGCGAATTGGGAGAGTGTTTCTCCATATGACCAGAAAAAGATGATTGTTACTCCTCTGAAGTATTGTAGTTTTGATATTGAGTGTTATTCTAAGAACCATAATTCTAAACTTCCTGACCCAGATATTCCAGAAAATATCGTCTTCCAGATCATTATGATATTTGGAAGCTTCGGTTACTCGGAAAATAAAATGAAAATGATATTGTTGACTCTCTACAGCCCAAAAGATATTGATGGTGTCGAGGTAAGGCGCTATCCATCAGAGAAGAAGTTACTTTTGGATTTTTCCAAACTTATAACGTCTGAAGATCCAGATATCTTTACAGGATATAATATCATGAAATTTGATTGGAATTACTTGGTCCACAGAGCCAATCACTGTGGTATTTATCCTCAGTTCTCTAAGATTAGTAGACTTATTGGTCAAGCCGCTATTAAGAAAACAGCTCGTTGGAGTAGCTCAGCTTATGGACAACAAGAATTTGAGTATTTGGATTGTCATGGTAGAACCAATATGGATGTTCTACCAGAGATAGAAAGAAATTTCCGTTTACCGACTTATTCTTTAAAGGCAGTGTCTGAGTATTTTCTCCAAGACTCAAAGGAGGATATCAGCGCCCGCCAACTCTTTATGTCTGTCTTGTTGTCTCAAGAGATTGGCCCATTGGTAGAGAAGAGGGTTAATATCTTTCACTTGAAAAAGATTAAGAGAAGGATCAAAGAAATCTTTCCTATGCGACAAACTCATGGTGTGATGAAGCAGTTAAGAAGAGATTTGCTGAATTCGACTCCAGATACTATACAAGAGTTAGTTAAAAAGGCTATCTGGATATGCGGTGTTTATTGTAAGAAAGATGGTGTTCTACCTATCAAACTAGCCGAAAAACTGAATCTTCGGACTACCATGGATGAGTTAGCCAATGTTATGAATGTTCCTTCCACCTATATGCACACTAGAGGACAACAGATTAAGGTCATTGCCCAACTCTACCGAGAAACTATGGCTAACAATATGATTATCCCATTTAAGGCATATTCCGATGTTATTGAGAAGTATCAGGGGGCTGTGGTGTTCAAAGCGGTGCCGGGAGATTATGAGAACGTCGCTTGTCTAGATTTTGCATCTCTGTACCCATCTATCATGATTGCCTATAATATTTCATATGACACAATTTTGAGGGACGATGACCCCACTCCTGATAGTGAGTGTCACGTTATCGATTTTTCCGACCACGTGGGATGTTTAATAAGAAACACGCCTATTTCCTTGTCTAATAGAGCAGAGTTGATTGAAAACCTTGATTCTACATCTGGTGACGTCTCTGTGTATGCTCGAGATACTACAACTTCCGATAATACACGAGTATCGTTATATAAACAGACCGATCATTTCAATCAGGGTGTAAAGGAATGCGTGGCTCTGACATTTGAAGATGGTACCGTTTTAAAATGTACTCCAGATCATCGTATTCTCACATCAGATGGAAAATGGGTAGAGGCTCAAAATCTTGAAATTGGTGGTAATGTAACCATGACTTATCGTCCTCCAGTATATGACATTCCTAAAGATTACGAGTTTAATTTTAATGGATGTAAATACAGTACCCCGTCAAAGATCATTAAACTGATGCAGTTATTCGGATTATTGTGTTCCGATTGCACAATGATTAAAGGTTGTACTTTAGCCTACGCGGGGCATAAGCTAGATATAGAATCTATAACATCTGATATCAAAGAACTTTCTGGGCAGACGCCGACGTTAACAAAATGTAATTACGGGTGGTCTATCCGTGTATTAGGAGATTTTGGAAAATCGTTTCGAGAAACACCTGGTATCATAATGGATACGAAAGCAAAGGGTAGATCTCTTCCAAACTTTCTATTTGAGGAGGATTGTCCTAAAGGCGTCATCGCCGCTTTTCTCAGCGGTCTATTCGGAGGAGATGGTCATACATTGACTTTTTCAAAATCTGCTAAAGCTTTATCTCCTATAGGTTTTAGCTGGACAGAGACCCAAGAAACCTCCCTTGTACCTATTTTTGATAATATCTCTAAGCTTTTACAGAGACTCGGTTTCAATCCTACCGTAACGGTCCATAAATCAAGAATGGAGCGCAAACTCCGTTTGCCTATAAACGAAACTTTGAAGTTTCATGAAATGATCAACTTTGCACATTGTGTTCATAAATCGATCAGACTTGAGGCGGGATGTCTTTATCTTCGTCACAGAGAGACGGTATGGAAACAGCAGAAGCGTATCGTGAAAAATATCAGAGATTCCCGTAGTAAATTTCTTAATGAAAAGAAAAGGTACAATATGTCTAATTTGATAGATCAGACCGTTTCTAAAGAGAAATACATCTTCAATGATTACTATGGAAACCCATCTGTTTCAAGTATGTCGCAATTATTATGTAAAAAAACTAAACCTATCAAACCAATGTTTTCAAGAAAGCATTTTCCAGGACCCATGGAATATATGGAAAAAATCGGAGCAAGAGATCTCTTTTGCAATGATGATAAGTCTGCTAAATATTCAGTTGATTTCGAATCTGATTCACTTCCTACGTTTTCAGTGCCTCTTGTACATCGAGAAAGTTGTGGTCTTTTGCAAACCTATGATATAGAGGTGGAAGATTCTCATTCATTTGTAGCGAATGGGGTAGTCGTTCATAACTGTGAGCATGACGTTCAAAAAAGGAAGAGGAAGAAAGAAGATATTCTTTGTAAACATCATCGATATCGTTTCCGTAGGATGAAGATAGTTATACGTAAGGATGGAACTGTGGAGTATCAAAATGAGGGTATTATGCCTAGACTGGAGCGTAGATTATTAACTGAACGTAAAGTAGTCAAGAAAGAGATGTTTAAAGCTCAGGCAAGATTAGCTATGCATGAGGGTAACGCCGAAGAAGATGAATTAAAGTATTACAAATCTCAGGAGTGGGAAATGATTAACCAGGGAAGCCTTCCAGAGAAAGACGTAGAGGTTTTGAAAGTATGCATCGCAGTTTTAGATGCCAAACAAAAGGCTCTGAAAATTTCGAGCAATTCGATGTATGGTGCAATGGGGGCGCAAAAAGGATATATACCTCTTGTACCTGGAGCGGCTAGTATTACTGCTATGGGTAGAAAATTAATTATGGTAGCTATAGAACGCATCCAAAAAGAATTTAAGTGTGCCAAACTAGTGTACGGAGACACCGATAGTTGCATGATGATGTATGAGGATAAAACGCGGATAGAGGCGTTTGATTTGGCTAAAACATCATCTAAACTGGCCACTCATTACATCAAATGCCAGATTGTTGGCGTCGACGAAGATTATTGTCTCACTCTGAGAGATACGAAAGAAAATATAAGACTAGATAAGATTAACAAAGATAAACACTTTGATAAACTCAGCAAGGAAGATAAAATCAAGTTTCTTGAATATCAACTAACTCCTATCGATCTAGAGTTTGAGAACATGTATGGGAGATTTTTCCTACTGACAAAGAAGAGATATATTGCTTATGTGATGAATATTGACGGAAAGATAACAAATACGGTTAAGAAAGGAGTAGTGTTAGCTAGAAGAGATAATTGTGAGTACCTAAGAAGTACTTACAAAAAGGTGGCGATGGGTGTATTAGATAAAAAGTCGGAAACTGAAGTAATGAATATTATCTATGAAAGAGTGCACGCTCTTTTTACTCGGCAGATACCAGATACCCAGTTAATTATTTATATGGGTGTGAAAAAGATAGTAGATTATGCCAAGAGTAAAGAGGTGAAAGATACGAGGGGGAGAGTATTAGACAAGGTACACCTAGATTGTTATGGAGACCCTATAGAATCTATTGGAAATGATTTAGATCCTCTGGATCCTCGATTGATATACCCTAATCTACCACAAGTATTGTTATCTCTCAAAATGTTGGATAGAGGAGATGATGTTCCAGCTAACACCAGATTAGAGTTTCTATATTTACAAGCCGAGAATGCCGCTCACCAAGGAGATAAAGCAGAAGATTATACCTATTATAAAGAGAACAAGGATATAGAGAATTTAAGGCCAGATAACTTGCATTATCTAGAAAAACAGTTGTCTAAACCGATTACTGAACTATTATCAGTAAAATATCCTAGGGAGCCGGTAGCTTATGAAAAGTTAGATGATGCTAGACTAAGATGTATTAGAGAAATAAATGACGAGCTTATTACACAGAGAATAGCTCGAACTCGGACTTTTGTAAAGGAAAGGCCAATCCCCAAAGATACATCTGATGTGTATGTAGGATGGGAAGCATTGTTCCCCGCGAAAAAGGAGAGATGGAATGCTAAAAAGAGAATAGAATGGATCGATAATGAAGGAATTGCCCACAATGTCAAAGGTAAACTTAAAGGTCAAGAACTAATCAATTGGAAGAAAGTCAGACAAAGATTTATCAAAGACGAAAAGAAACAAATATCCGATATGCTTCTTATGTGGAATGGGACTCTCACAGCGTTTCCAGAATATTTTACTAGCTATAAATTTAAAGGTAATATGGCCAAGGTAGAATATATTCTACAGTCTGCTCAAACTCCTGGGAAAACCGAAGTAAACCCTCATAAGTATACTGAACTGATAGATATATGTAAAAGATGGAAATCTCGTATGATACTCAACGAGATTTATAAGAATTTTGGTTTGAGAATAAGACCCACTAAACATCCTTCAAGATCGGGAGAAGAACTCCCGATCTTATATCCTGTGATGCTAACAAGAGAAGTCGATGGATATCCAAAAGGAGCGCTTTGTAAAGTATATGCTACGTATGTAAAAGAAAAGAGGATTACGAAGAAAAGCGCAATCGTATTACGATGTGATTATGATATATTAATGGAAGATGAAACAGTTATCAAAGGGCTATTAAGAAAAGACATTGTGACATATCTTTATCGAGATAACACAATCATGAAAGATATATTGGATGCCCGCACCTATTATAATGATGTCATTGAGGATCTTAATGAGAGGAATAAATTACCACTCGTTTTATTCAATGATATAGATACTGTCACTGACTCTACATACGCATCAGACTAAAAATACGACTGTATACCAGAAATACATATCCAACATTTAAAATGTTGGATATAACAAAATACATTACAAATATATCTGACTAGATATTAAGATGAGTCTAAAACCTAACAAGAGAGGAAAAGACTTTTGGGGGCCTCCCATATGGCGTTTGGGGCATATATATGGGATTACATATGATCGCTCTAAGGCTATTGAATTTGAGAATTTTTGGTTGTTACTCTGTATGTTGCTCCCATGTGAATACTGTAAGAAGAATCTCACTTCTAAAATGAATAAATGTTGTATAAAGAATTATCTAGGAAATAAAGGGAATGCCTTTTTTTACACATACCATATACATGACCTCGCTAATCAACATATCAATCAATATCAACCAGAGACTCCCAAGATTTCTCCAGATTATGATTTTATCAAGGAATGGTATACTATCAATTCCAAAAATGAAAAATTTTGGAAAGGGGCTTTCTGGGATACACTATTTATTTTAGCTGCGACTCTAAAATCACAATATGGTCCTGCATTTAATAAATTCTTATGGACATCATCATCATTACTTCCTTCATCATCATTTTCTGAGCTATTTCAAGCTTGTATGAGAAAGCATCCGCCTGAAGAATACATGAGAAATCATAATGATGCTTTCTTTTACATTTATCTTCTATACGATTGTACATCAGAAAGACCCGGCATGGTTCCTGTTTTTGATGATCTTAGAGCTTACTATTTTAATGCTTTGGGAGCCGAATGTAACGAATGTAGTGTTTAGATATCTAAACATTGTATGAGACCAACTCCTTGAAATTTCTTCCCTGATCAAATAAAAGTTTTCTATATATAACGGAATATATAGAAATATCAAAGTAGTATAAACAGATAGGCCAAAGATCTAATAAGATCTTCACCATGGATAAAATAAACGCTATGACACTTTGTCATATTGGGACAGAATTCGTTGTTATTGCTGGTGTTTCTTTCTGGCTAAATAGGCGAATATCTAGTCTAGAAGAGAAAATAAACATTCAGAATGATATTATCAATAAATACGAAGAGATGATAAATCAACAGGGTCAAATGCTGATGAGACATGAACAGATAATTAGACAGATGACGGGAGCTCCTCCTCTTTCAGGGCCACAGCCTGGAAATGGTCCAGTCCCAGGATCTAAATCTCCACCCGGATCTAAATCTCCGGGTGGATCTAAATCTCCACAATTACCTCAAACTCCTGTATCCTCTATTCATACGGAGGTAGAGACGCATACCCAAGTAGAAGAGTCAGATATCTCTGATATCTCCGATACGGAGTTGGATAAATTAATCGGAAATGACGAATTATCGATACTAAAAGGACAGAGAGCAAAGAAAGTAAAGAAAGAACCGAATGAAGATCGTATTGAATTAATATGCCAAAATGATGAATGTGATTTAAAGAGCCAAGAAATGGAGATTAACATAAAAAAAAGAAGAAGAGGAAGAGGAAAAAGGGTAAGAAAACCCACTCCTTAACAAAATGGGAAAAAGAAGACGACGAAATAATCGAAATCGATTTGAGGAATCAACAAACCCGTCCGTTGATACATCCGTTGATACACCCAAGACCGAACCACCTAAACCACCCACTTTCAAAATTATCCTTGAAAAATCTAGAGGAACCGACGAGTCATCATCCTGTTCCAATCGAACAAATGATGACAACAATACTGGGCAACCTTCATCAGACTGTAGACACAAACCTACACCGAAAGAATATCAACCCCCCATTCCCCGCGTTCAATCTAACAGAGAATGGAGGCTCGCCAACCGTAGAAACGACCCATATCACTACACCCTTTGGAGAAATGCATATGATAGCTATCTCTGGATCTTGTTCGATGGAACCCAATATATTCTAAACTTGTTTAAAGTACACTTGGAAGAAGAAATAAGTTTTGAGACGTTCGCCTTTTTTATTTACGAATTCTCTTCTGGATATATTTCTCCCTACGCTTAATGTCTAAATACAAGAATTATTTAGGGTATGATAAAAGAGACTATCATTGCCCGGAAAAAGGATCAGACATATTTGATGAACAGGATATACATGATGTAAATATGGAAGATACAGCAGAATGGGATGATGTTTCCATGGAAGTACTTGTGTTTCTTCAAGATAAAGTAGATTCGATGGCTGTACCTATCCTGGATCAGCGTTTTGGGCTTTTTGATATAATCCAATTAATTTCTACACATGCAAAAAAAGAATAACTAATGTGATAAGATTTTAATCTCTTATCACCCAATTGATAATCTCTTATCACAAGTGATAAGAGATTTGAATAATAACACTGTTACAGTGTTATAACATTGATAAACACTTGGTGAACGTTCGTTGAATATCATCGTCCCTCTTAATATGTTGTGATGGCCCAGATGGTGTTGGTTCAGAATCAATATCTGAAACCATTTCAGAATCAATATCTGAAACCATATCAATATTATCATCATCATCATCATCATCAATATCTGAAACCATATCAATATTATCATCATCATCATCAATATCATCATCATCATCAATATCATCATCATCATCAATATCATCATCATCATCAATATCATCATCATCATCAGACGATGAAACTATATCAATATTATCATCATCATCATCAGACGATGAAACTATATCAATATTATCATCATCATTATCATCATCATCATCATCATCATCATCATCAGATGATAATGATGATGTTGTATTAGAATCCGGGCATGATAAACGTATGACATCTCCAGTTATACCCAGCTTTTTCCTTAATTTTATGAGTTTAACACGGGCTTTGTCGCAGTTATCTTGGACACAATCATCCCCTTCACACTTTTCCTTGTATAGTTTACGATATTTTTCCAATTTTTCCAATCTTTCCAATCTTTCCTTTTCCAATATTTCCAATCTTTCCTTTTCCAATCTTTCCTTTTCCAATATTTCCAATCTTTCCTTTTCCAATCTTTCCAATCTTTCCTTTTCCAATCTTTCCAATCTTTCCTTTTCCTTCTTTTTTAATCTGGAAGGTGTGATAGATTCGGGTTCAGATGGAGAAGGTAGATTCTCCTGATTGTCTCTAAGATACTTATCAAGAAGATCCATATTCGCCTTTGTTCCCATAAATGTGCGACCATTAATCACTTTCTTATCATATTTCTTATTAGCGCTCTTTACACATTTACCAATGGCAAGACCACAATAAGGTTTATCTTTATATTCACCTTTACCACATATTACACTACCATAAGGGTCCCTACACCCAATATCTTTTCCTCTAAAATGGTGTTTTTTACTAGGAGGTCTGGAAGGTGTGATAGATTCGGGTTCAGATGAAGAAGGTAGATTCTCCTGATTGTCTCCAAGATAATTCCTAAGAAGATCTATATTCGCCTTTGTTCCCACAAATGTGCGACCATTAATCGTTTCTTTTTCATATTTCTTATTAGCGCTCTTTATACATTTACCAGTGGCAAGACCACAATAAGGTTTATCTTTGTATTCATCTTTACCACATATTACACTACCATAAGGGTCCCTACACCCAATATCTTTTACTCTAAAAGGGTGTTTTTTACTAGAAGGCTTTGGTTTAGGTTTACTAGAAGGCTTTGGTTTAGGTTTACTAGAAGGCTTTGGTTTAGGCTTTGGTTGAGGAGCAGTTTCGTCATCTGATTCAGAGACAGAAACGGGCTTCTTCTTCTTCTTCAATTTGACTCCCCATTCTGCCAATCGTCTATTGACATCTTCTCTTTCACCAAGAAGGAGGTAGTCGTCGTCGTCGTAAAAGAAATAGTCAGTATATTTATCTTTAAGTTTTTGAGATCCATATGGGTCACCCCCCTTTGTTCTTTTAATACAAGCTCCTCTTTTAGAAGACACATCACAGATTTTACCAGGGTCACAAATCTTCGTGCCACATTTCCGTTCTTTTGCACCCGGTTTCTTGACTGGTTTCTTGACTGGTTTCTTGCCTGATTTCTTTTTGATAGATTCTTTTTCCCAAGGTTCAGCATTCATCAGTCGAATAATCAAGGTTTCTTCTTTCATTCTTTTGCTACAACCCTTGATTCCAACTTTCTTGCACTCATTGACCAGCTCGCCCTTGTCCATATTTTTTATGTTAGTTCGGTAATTTTTCTTGGAGGAGATCATTTGATATTACAAAATATAATCTTCCAAACAAAGTTGGTTATTAAATAATGAAAAGATAATTTTTTTAAGAAACCAAAACTATATATCTGTTAATGATTTAGAGCGGACCTTCAAACAAAGTAAGATCATTATGTCAATTGCTCAACTCTATCCCGGAAATTTTAAACTTGTTGGTCGGCAACGGAAGACTATGAACATTACTATTCCCGGAAATGTATTAGTTCTTTATGTAATGCAAAACTGTCCTGGGTGCAAGGCTGTAGATCCTATCTTTCGTCAATTAGCAAGTACAGAACCCAGAGTAAAATATGCTATTTGTGACCTCACTAATGCACGTGATATTATAACAATGTCACATCAGACAAAAACTCAGATTCAAAAGGTTCCATGTTTGATATTATATGTCAATGGAAGACCTCATGCAAGATTTAAAGGGGATAAAAATATCCCAGCATTGAGAAGTTTTTGTTCTAATGCTCTAGCAGCTGCTCCGCGGCAACAACAACAAGAGTTTGTACAACAAGGTAATATTTACGGAGGTGGGGGTAACCAAGGTTATAGCCAACAACCCCCAGTTGCGCAAATGCCTTCTCAGTATCGTCAACCAAATCAGGGCCAACAAGGCCAACAAGGAAAAGATAAATTTTGGATGCCCGAATTGGGTAAAACGCCTACCATGACAGGAGCATTGAGAGGAGGAGGAGGTGGAACCCAATATGCTTATTTGGGTACGGTGGATGACGAGGACGAGGAAAAATTACTTGTTCCAGACCAGGTCATTCCCCATAATGAACCGTGGATGTCACAATATAAAAAGATAGGGACTATGGATTAAAGAATAGTCCTTAGATATATACTAGAGATAACTATCAAAGAATAGTCCTTAGATATATACTAGAGATATCTATCAAAATGAAAAAAGGAAACTACGGTTTATATCAAACACTTAATAAGAATATCCCAAAGCAAGATTTAAAAGCGGCTCAGAAGAGTCATGTAATAGAAAAAATGTCTGATCTCTCTGTTAGAGAGACTGAAGCCATTGTAATGCTTGTATGTGAGCATGCTCACATACATGAAAATTTCGTTTATGATCCAGAGGATATTATCTTGCCATATGACGGTTCGTTTGATAAAAAAACCGTCACATTTGATCTTAAAAAGATGCCCATATCTCTGAGATGGATTATATTCAGGTTTTTAGAGATCGTGGATAAATAATTTAAGCACAGACAAAGTTTGTACTCATCTAAAAATAAAACTGATATTAATGGATAACTTAATCGTTAAATACGCATTAATATCAGTAACATTTTGTTTGACACTTATTAAGTGATACGCTTCGCAAATTATGGTTAATCAAAAATTTAAATATGGTGACTCTATAGAAACAGCTGTAGAGTTACTAAAAACTATTCACAGGGAGAAGGAAGAAGAACGTGAAAGACTCGGAAAGGGTAAAAGAACTAAAATGATGCATGGCGTCGAAATAGTTACGTACATTCCCCCCGAGATTCCACTAGAACTTCCATCTGATTACTTTTCGAAACTCGACATTTCTAAGTTAAGGAACACGAGAGAAACATGGGAAAAAGATAGAAAAAAGGACAACGCGAAGTTACAGAAAGCAATAAAACAGGGAGAAGAGATATCCTCTACCGTAAACGTTGAAATGAATATTGGGAGATTTGAGAACATCCAAGGAGGAATTAACCATTGGTCCTCAAGATTAAAATATATTGACTTTCTTATAAAGGAGTTGGATAGAGCTATATCGGAATTTGGACGATCTTCAAAGATCGTATTAGTACCTGATACTACGTTGTCAGACTCCGTAAAGCTAATAGACGTACCAGATTTTCCTCCTGAGTATTTTTCAGGTTTAGATCTATCAATATTAAGAAAAACAAGAGATGTATGGAAACAAGAACTAGATAGTAAACGTGAAGAGCTCAGAAGTGAAAAACATGAACTCGAGAGAATTAGAAAACTAATTAGTTCTTCCCAGAAACGTGAAAAACTCTTCACTCAAAAAATTAATAGGGATGTTTTGTCTAAGGAAGATATAAAACTTTGGGAAAAAATACTTACTGACAGACAAGTTGGGCTCCCGAAATTTACAGCGAAGAAACAGATTTCTAAGCAAGAGAAGGAAGAGTGGGAGAAAAATTTACCTAAAGTGTTATTAGCTGAAGCGATCGCGCAAAAAAATAATCTCGAAAGAAATGAGAGCTACCAGATTAAAAAAATAGAGAAAGTGGAAGATAAACTACAGCAGATGGATTTACTTTTTAGTATGTTAACAAGATTTATAGACGGGGAATTTGATGCAAAGACGATAAAAGGAGAGATCAAATCATTACGAAGAAAGGAAAAAAGAACAGAAGTTGTCAGAGACCCTATTCTAGAAGATATCAAAAAGAAGATGGGAATACCACCCATGCAAAGAGAACCTCTTCCAAAGATACCCAAGAAAGTGACGGTGAAAGAGAAGCCTTCTACTCAGACGATGTTTGATGCGAAACAAATAGCTGATATTGCTAGACTCTTGAAAGATTCCAAAGGAAACCAAAATCATGAGATTGAGGCAAGTTTTGGAGTTTATGGAGAAAGTCAGAATTTCTTTTCGGGAGTAAATTCAGGAATTTACTTCTCCAATTTATTAGATCGACTGAATGCAGCCGTGACTCAGTCAAAAGGTGCGATGGATGTCGAGTATTCTAATACTCGAGCTGACATCAGAAAGGCTAAGGTTCAGCCGGGTGGTCAATATGACAAAACTTCTAATGTTAGGAGAATAGTTGATCTAGATACCGATAATGTTAGATGGGAATATAAAGATAGACTTCATACAATAGATAATCGTATATGGGGTGTTAGGATTTCTAAATCAGTCGAAAGTTCTCTCGCGTCAGGAGGAAAGACGGGAAAGAAAATTCCATCTACTTTAGGAGACCTCGATATTGACCCCAAAGATTGGAAGCCTTCTATTTCAAGATATAGAAAAAGAACTACTTTCACAGAAGGATCAACTAAAGGATTTTTCTTTGGGGTAAGAATAGATCTTACAGCTGTTCGTCAAGTTGATCATAGCAGAAACAATCCTAGAGGGTTTCCCAATTTTGAAGTAGAAGTAGAGAAATTTAATGATAAAATTACAGCTGAAAAATTCACTAGCATCATTGAGCAGCTTTATAAATGGATGTTTGGTGATTATTCTCATAGTATTTCGATCAGAAAACCTCTTCAAGTTACCTACCCGAATAAAAGTCAAATCAAATGGGACAAACAGAATAAAGTATTTTCTGATGGAACTTTTGCCTATATGACAGAAAAAGGTGAGATAGCTTATGGAAAGATAGTACCGAAACATATACGCGCATTAACCGACAAAGAAAGATCTGGTCTTTCGGAAAAAGGAAAAAATTTCAAAAGAGTTAAAGAAGACAGAATGAAACTATTTCAAGAAACAGCAAAGAAACGTCGCTCGAATACTACTGGGAAGGGAATAGTATGGGATGAGAAGCTTCAGATTGTTACTGATGGAGTTTATGCCTATATTTATGATAAAGAAATTAAAATCTATGCCATTATAGTTGGCCCTGAGAAGCTAAGCGAAAGTGATAAAGAGAGTCTCAAAAGTATGAATAAGAAATTTAAAGCATACTCACAAACAGATATCAATAAAATAACCACAAAGATCCGAAAGGGTAAGGAGAAAGAGAAAGAAGATGTTGAAGAATCTGTAGAAATATATCAAAAGAAACCGGAAATGATGGCACAACGAGTCTTCGACGAAGAAGAAATTATATGGAGTCCCAACCATATAATGACTTTGGAAGAAAGAAGGACTGCCATCGGTCTTCACAACAAACTCTTCTGGTACGACATGAAAAAGAAACGCGTAATAATTCCATCTGTCTGCTCGAAAGGTGAGGTGAAAGAAAAGAATGAAGATGCAGTCAGGAAATTGAGACCCTATCAATTATTGTCTGACTACTGGAACAAACCGACAAATATTAAACTCAAAAATTTCTTAGACCCAAGGAGTAAATGGGCTCTCACATTGAAGTATGATGGTGTAAGAAGCTTTCTTTTCATTCATGAATATGGTACATATATGATCAATCCTCCTTCAACCCTTATTTATATGGGAAAGGGGAATAAGGATATGTCTGGGACTCTTTTAGATGGGGAGTTTATGAGCAATCTAGATAAAACAGTGAATGAGTATACTCGAATAACTTTCTGGGCTTTCGATATTCTCTTTTATAGAGATGAAGATTATAGGAGCAAAAGATTGAACGATAGACTCTCTGCTCTAACTTATACGGTGAAAAGTTTGAAGGAGAATCCAGAAGAATACCCATATTTGAAAATGAAGAAATATATAATGACAGATTCGCCTATCCCCAAAGAATTTGGCCTAGGAAAGGATACTGATATCTATGAGGATATTAAAGAACTTCTACAAGAAAATAAGAATCTTATCAAAAAGATTGATAGTCTTCTCAAAGGGATTCAAATACCACAGGAAACTGCCGAAATTATCCTCAAAAAGGCCGAATCGTTTAAAGGAAATGTATCTAAAGATATTATCAATGACATTCTTAAAAGTGTTGATTTCCCTAGTGAACAGCGCAGGAATCTTGTCAAGAAGGTAGAAAGATTTCTACTAGAAAATAAAGAAATAGTTGAAAAGACGGATGGATTGATCTTACAACCTTATATCTGGTATTGCAATAAATATACCTTCAAGTGGAAACCTCCAAGTCAATTGACCGTTGACTTCTATCTTCAGAAAATGACATCAAAGGAACTTTCTGATCGCAACATAGAAGAGGATAGGGATTGCTATTTTACAATGGTTGGTGGTAGTATCAGAAGAGATAGGAGGGTCGACATGTCTATCTTTAATGGTGATTATGATAATCCATACAAAGGATATATCGAGTGGGCACCTACTGTTAATGAAGATAGCAAAGAACCTATAGATGGTAGGGTGGTAGAATGCGAATGGGTGAATTTTGAAGATGATGAACCAGATTTCGCCCCTATTAGAATAAGGGAAGATAGATCTCGTCCTAATGACTATTCAACAGCTATCAGTGTATGGCAAGACATACACAATCCTATTACCCGAGATTCTATTGAAGGGTCAAATCTCAAGATTATGAGAAAATATCATAATGAGGTTAAATTTAATCTATTATCCAATAATTTTCGTCCCGGGTCAACTATTATAGACATTGGTTCCGGAAGGGGAGGGGACATTCTTAAATGGAGATCCCTAGGATTCAAAAGGGTATATGCTGTAGACCCGAACTCTGAAAACGTCAATGTACTCCTGTCAAGATTAGGAAAAGATATGGAGAATAAAAGAGAAGACGATATGAAGAAGAATATTCCATTCTCGTATCCCGATGTAAAGGTTTTGAACTATGGAGCAGAAAAAACCATAGAGATTGCTAAGAAGATGAGCGAGGATAAAGCCGTATTAGATGGAATCGTATCGTTTTTCTCTTTGACATTTTTTCCAAAGTCTCAGGAAAGGTATAAGAATCTCCTTAAAACTATCAATTTAATACCTGTAGGTGGTAAATTTATTGGTATCGTCTTATCAGGTGAAAAGGTAAAGACACTCCTTGATACATCAAACAGTGCAACTATCAAAGACTACGAAAAAGGAAGATTTATGGTAAAGGGATATAATTCTCAAAATCCAGATTTTGACGCTTTAGAAGGATTTTGGGACGATACTATCAACGCCTGGACATTTGATAATGATAAAAAGAATGAAATCAAAAAGTATATCATAGAACATAAAATCTACAACTGTGATGCTTTTACTATAGAACAAAAGGGAGCTTTCAACCAAGAAGATGAAGATGAAAAGGATGGTATTTCCGATAATATCATTGGAGACCAGATCGAGATAGATCTGAGAGGTACAGGAGATGACCAAAGCACTATGGTACAAAGCCAAACAGAATGGCTTTTTAATTTTGAGTATTTCAAGAAGAAAATGAAGGAGATGCAATTTTCTCTTGTAGATTCATATGAACTTAATAATCCTGTAACCGGACCTAATGATAAGATATTCTCATATCAAAATCTACCAAAGGATTCTCAAGTATTCAGTTCCCTCAATAAAGTCTTCGTCTTTAAGAAGAAGGGGATGACAAAAAAGGAAATCAAAGCTGTTGAAGTTTTAAAACCTCTAGACCCAGAAGAAATAGATCCTGTCAAACTCAGATTAAATAATGTCGATTATGACATTCAGAGGATAGGAATTATTCAATCTCTTTCTTCTTTTATACATGGTGTCCTCCGATCACAAAACAAGAAATATCAAGGAATGGATATAAGCCAAAGAGAAAAACAGGTTAGCGTCGTAAGAGAAAAATTGGCACAGGGATTAACGTTGGACGAGTTTCAAAAATTACATAGTGGTACACTCTCCGCTAAATTCAAAGAAAAAGTTAAAGATGGTGTAAATCAGATGCGAATTAAATTAGGGGAGAAGACTATAGAAGAAAAAGCAATGGAAGTTTTCCAGGACACTCTGAGGGACGTACCTGGTATTTCGAGTGGAAGTTGGATGGGAGAGCTTGAAATGACAGAAATGTTATCCAAAAGGTACAATGTTAATATCTATGTGGTTGGAGTTACAGGTATTATTGGTGAAACTGTCGTTGTGAAGCCTTCTACCCTATTTGTCAATGATTGCAAGTCTTTGTATGGGCATGACAAAAGTGTCGTACTATTGAGAAGTGCTGGAAAAGATTATGATCTCTTAACAACAAACAGCGAGTTTGTGCAACAACTACACAAAGAGATATGCGGATAGGCTTCCGACAGATCTGTTTTTCCATAAATATTTAAAAAAGATAAAAAATTTTCATGTTAAAGATATAAGCATTGGTACTTTCAAAACTATGGTCACTTATTATGGAACTAGACTAGGTAAAGAAATTGCCTTTGAAAATCACAAAGTTAAGAGAATGAAGAATGGAAGGTCCTATTTGTCCGGTACAGGAAAAGATGGTAAAGGTCTTGCCAGAATCCTAAGCGATGATCAAGTCAAAGCTGTCAAAGCTGGGAAGCCTCTCCCAAAAATAAAAAAGGGGGGATCCAGAAAAAAATCTGGAAAGAGGAAGAGTTCCAAGAAAAGGGCTCAGTCTGCTAAGCTTCCTCGCAAGAGCTTGAGCGGTAAGATTTGTAAATACGGAGCTCGCACTGGCTGTAGGAAGAGCGGTAAAAAGCTCAAGAAGCCCGCCAAATCTATGTCTGGAAAATTGTGTGTCTTTGGACCCAAGAAGGGATGTCGTAGCAAACCTGGACGCAAGTCTCCCAGGAAGTCTCCCAGGAAGTCTCCCAGGAAGTCTCCCAGGAAGTCTCTCAGGAAGTCTCTCAGGAAGTCTCCCAAGAAGTCTCCCAAGAAGTCTCCCAGGAAGTCTCCCAGGAAGTCTCTCAAGAAGAAGAAAACTAGCAAGCGCAAGTCCATCAGAAGGTGCGAGAAACGCGGAGTAAGCAAGACCCGTAAAACTAAATCTGGTAAGAGTGCATGTAGGAAAAAGCCAGGACCCAAGAAAGGTTCCAAGAGGAAGTCCAAGAAATAGATACCTAAGGATATTAAACTTAATTCTTTTGTTTTGACAAAAGAATTACTTTCTATTCGTTTCCAAATTTGTATTGTGGTATATATAATAAAAAGGTTTAAATGGATAAACTGACACCTGGAATGATTTTAGTATGTCTTCTTCTTTTCCTCCTTGCGATCTATATGTTCAGTTCCTGTTCATTAAAGTGTAACTCGTCAGAGCCTTATGCTCCTATTGGATATAATGATGCGTGTGAATTTGCTATCCAATCATGCGGATTTAATTCGGGTCAGACTTGCACTCTGAGTGGCAATAGACCCGGTAATTGTACTCTCCATGGTTTATGTTGTCCATCTTTCTCTACAGACAGTTCCCGTATGCAGGAATTAGGTTTGACGAATAATCAACTCGGGGCTCGCTATCAACAGATGCTTGAAGATGATAATTATGATTAAATTATTGTTTTTTGACAGACAATGTCAAAAAACAAATTCATCTGAGACTAAGACAAAAAGACTAAGACCTAGTCTTCCAGAAAACTGAAAACTATCCATAAAAATATAAAGATTCTATGTTCTTCAAATAACAAATGCCGGAGCTTCCGGAAGTAAAGATATTTGCTAATAGACTGAATTTCAGTTGCAAAGGGTGCGAAATTCAGTCTATATCCATTGTTCGCGGTCCATACAAAGAGAATGAGAAAGAAAGATATGTAAAATTCAGAGGGCAGGTCGAAACATTCAAATCACATCGAGTAACAAAGGTAAAGAGTAAAGGGAAATGGTTATATTTTGAACTGAATGGGCCTAGCTATGCGGCATTCGGTGTTCATCATGGCATGGAAGGAAGTTGGTGTACAAATCCAAATAATAAACACGCCATTCTGGAATTGGTAATAAGTGGCGAACATAAGACTTCGACTAAGATCTATTTTCAAGATTCTAGACGATTTGGCACTTTCCTTTTACTTACCAAGGACGAACTAAAGAAGGAATTGGATAAAATCGGCCCTGACATCTTTAAAATGACTTGTGAAGAGTTTGATATAGCACTAAAAACCAAAAGAATTCAAGATAAGAGATTATGTGAAGTGTTAATGGATCAACGAGTGATCGGTGGAATTGGGAATTATCTTCGAGCCGATATCATGTACCTAGCCAGAGTAGACCCTAAAACAGAGATTAAGGACCTGACTGATAAGAACAAAGAAAGATTATATAAGGCTATTCGTAAAGTGTCGAGAACAAGTTATAAAGCTGGATCTACCGCGGTAGGTTATTATGAATCCTCCATTATGAAGGGAGGATATCAGTTTCTTGTATACCAGAAGGTTATTTGTCCTAAGGGTAAAGACGTAGAAACCTTCAAAGATAAAAATGGAAGAACAGTATACTATGTTCCGAAATGACATTCAAATTACATAACATCCATTGAATGAAACTCCAGTAAAATGAAATTATCTCATCAATAGACGAGTGAGAAGCATATACAGGACAGCAGCTAGAACCACACCACCTAGATTAGGACATCCTACCGCATTGGCTATTTCTAATCCAAAAAGAGATGTGCCGCTATTGAGAGCAGCGAAAAAGAAAGGAGATGCAAAGAGCATAAATAGAAGACCGGCCATTAAAGACACGACCCATTTATCCCTTGATGTATACGGTTTGTTACAATTACAACTCACCATTGGCGCACACTATATATTAATATATACATATTAATTAAAAACCCCCTTTTTTGTCTTCTTTCAGAACAAAAAATGACATAAATTTGTAAAAGTTATGTCATTTTATGAAGCATGAATATCTTCTTCCTTTCATACTCTGCGAGAAGAGCGGCTAAATATCATTGCGATAAACATGTAGTGAAAATGATTCTGGAGACATGTCAAATGTTGTACACCGCGCATTGGATAATTACTGATGGAGATTCTCTTACTGACTGTCCATTCACTCCATATAAACCGGCTTTTAAAAACCATCCCTGCAATGTCTGGCTAAGGGAATCTCTATCTAATTATAAATGGTTGTGTAGATTGGGTATATATCTGTGCAAAGAATTTACTCATAGATATAAAAAAATACATAGATGTCATCCCTTCATAAAATGGTTAAGAAAAAATCAACCCCCGATATCTGATATAGGTCTCACCCCTGCCGCCAAAGCTATGCCCGGTATATACAAATCTGATTGTCCTGTAAAAAGCTATAGAAAGTATTACATCAATGATAAATCTGGGTTTGCAACTTGGAAATTCACCCCTATTCCATACTGGTATCAACTTAGTTCCAGACTCGACAAATAACTACAAATGAATTCATCTGCATGTGACACATTCCCATTTTTTACAGCTTTGGTATCCGGGAGTAGCCTTATTACATTTCTCCTTGCACTTATGCCTGGCACAAAAAGATCTTTTTCTGGTTGGAATATTTTTCTTGATAGTCATACTTCGATCTCCAAATCGAATACACTTCCCATTTACCATTTTGGCAAACTTTTTCGTACCAGGCCTGCAATCGTTTCTTCCTCTAACCTTTGAGGGTTTCTTTAGAGACGATTTCCTCTTGGAACCCCTCTTTTTTGGAGATTTTCTCTTGGAAGTCTTGCTTACATAGACTTTGCGCCCGTTTTTGATATAATATTTTCCTCCTCGAGGACCTGTTTTTAACGTAGGCATTTGTTATATAAATATATGTAAATATTTATATGAATCATTAATTTTGTATCGGAAATTCCGATACAAAACAAGAATTATAATTCTCCGATATTACCATTAAATTCTTGTTCTAAAATGAGAAAAGATCAATTAGTAAAAGAAATTATTAAGAAAGATAAGAGGTAAAATCTAAAAGAGAATGAGAACGCAAGAAGTTTCTTCTTGAGAAGAAAGCGTATAATTAGGATAATTATACGCCTACTTTTATTACGTCACGTAATAAAAGATGATTATTTATCTCATAGTAACGGTGGGTTTTGGTGGAGCTGGCGGTCCAGTTACTTCTTTACCGGGTCCGCCAGAACTAGGTTTCGCTGGAGCTGGCGGTCCAGTTACTTCTTTACCGGGTCCGCCAGAACTAGGTTTCGCTGTTTCCCCCGTTAAACTGGGAGGAACCCAGACTGGACATTTAGGTCTCATGGTTCTTACATCGACAACAATCTCACCCTTACTGTCTTTAATGGGTTCCAAACCTCCTGGGCAGCCCATTTGTTTGGCTGCCTCAATTTCTCTAGACCTTTGTTTAGCCTTTTGTTTCTTTTCAGAACCACCAGTCAACATTTTAGCGATAGAGGAAACCACCACACCGATAACGATAAGAGCAACAATATAAGTTAAATAGGTCAGTTTAGTACCTTTCTTCTGTTCTCCTCCCATCTTCTTGTTAGCCTTCTTACCGGCCATACCGGTATTATCAGATTCACCAAGAGCAGAAGCAGCTTCATGAAAAGAAGCATTTAAACTGCAACTACCCTCAACATTTCCTGTCTGGTCAATCTCTATTCCCCCTGAAATACTTGAATTTTCAGCGTAAATACTAACATCATTCATTTGGTTCACACTAGATATATTACATTCTTGATTAGATTGTTGTACTAGAGACTCTTTGATAGATTGACGAGATTCAACATCAACATGTGATCCTCCAATTTGTCCTGCTAATATTGAAGTAGCCTCGGCGCTACCTGCATTCTTGGCTTTTAAAATGACATCTGCCGTAGCATCCATGTTACTAGATATCAAACACTGGGCATTAGTCGAGCAAGACTGCGATATTCTAATACCCCCGGTAACAGTCGTATTGATCAAGTCGATTGAGACCCCTGACATTAAATTAGAACACTGGACATTACAAGAACCAGAAAATTGTTGAGTTAAATACAATTCGGCGTCTTGACCAGAATATACTGTTGAAGTGGCACCTCCCATTTTCTATTGATCTGCTCTATTGTAAATATCTACAGATAATTTGACTTGGAAAGAAATATATGAAATGTGTAACTTACACATTTCATATTATGTTTAAGTTACACATTTCATATTATGTGTAAGTTACACATTTCATATTATGTTTAAGTTAAACATAATTATATTTAAAGGTAGCAATAAGACACAATGTCACAATCATCTTTTGTCGCGTCATCCGGTTCTGTCCCTCAGATTTTACACACTCAAGTTAATTCTGCGCCGTTGGGATTTTTTGACGAAGATAATATTCTTTTTATCCAGTCAAAAATCTCTGAAGTATTAGCCAAAGAATTTAAACAGAGAATCCTTGTCAGTCGTGGTGATATCATTCAGAAGATGGCTATAGTAGCCCAGGAATTTCTAGAAAGTATTCCCAAAATGAATCAAAGGGTAGTTATGATAATAACCAGTGACTTTAGGCGATATCAATTAGAAGTAGATCGTAATCTTAAATTGGAAGCACATTATACTCTCAGTCAAAGATTGTATGATCCATCAGCAGAAGTGGTTAAATATGATCCCGGAATTGTCAAAATGGCTAATAGATTGGGGGAGACTAAGGTAGGTTCAACCCATAGATTCTATTTTACATAGAACTAGAGAGTTTTCATACTTGACTTTAAAAGTCAATTATGTTCACATGGACAAAATATTATCCAAAATATTATCCAAAATATTATCCAAAGGATTTCTTCCACACATCCGAAATATAATGGAAGAGTGTAAGGTATGATAAATATTCTTGGATTTACATCAAAAAGTTATGTTTTCACTCACTCTAGAATAATATTTGAAATTGAAAAATATTTCTAGAGTATAACTTTTGGAAAAGTTATATTTTTGTAAAACTTTAGGTTATAACCTAAAGTTTTATTGAGAGACTCTAGAAATTTTGAGTTCCACACACACAGGGTTTGGGTGTGTGTGTGGAACTCAAAATTTTTGTAAAGATTTTATAGAAAATAAAAAGTTGGGATGGTTGCTACATGGTTTTGACTCAACTTTGATTCAAATTTTCTCTGAAAAATACAAGTTTGGACGGAATTAATTCTTAAAATTTAAGAAAAATTCTTTAAAGCTAAGAAATTTCTTATATATTAAGGAGACTTCTTAATATATAAGAAATGGGTATAGTATGTAATTATTGTAAGACCTCATTTTCGACAGAATCTAATTTGAGACATCATCAAGCGCATGCCCTATATTGCCTCAAATTAAGAAATAAGGAAAAACAAAGTTTTATCTGTTCTTATTGTAAACATCAATTCAGTACTAAATATAACCTAACTGCTCACTTAAAAACTTGCCCAGACAGAAATTTAGAAGAAAGTAAGAAGGAATATAAAACGGAGATTAAATCTCTAAAGAAAAAGCACAAATCTCTAAAGAAAAAATATGAAGAGAAAGAAAAAGATTTGAAAGATCTAACAAAGGAGAATAACTCTTTGAAAGAAGAATTGGACAAATACAAAGGGATGGTAGAAGGTATGAAAGCGGCACCGGATAAGAGGACTATTTACAATACAAATACTGCGTATGTCCATCCCAAGCTGGTCAATCTCCCGATAGATAACGTACCAGCTCTCACAGACGAGTACGTAACCAAGAGAGCTAAAGATGGGATTTTAACATATGAAAAAGCTGCGAGAGGTTATAGGGGGATGTTGGATGTTATCTGTGAATTGGTCACCCATGAAAACGATGAAGGTGTAACCGAGAGAAATTTCGTTTGTACGGACGTCTCTAGGAATTCCTTTCATAGACTCTTGAAATCGAAGGAATGGAAGGCTGATAAAGGCGGTAGATATCTTAATAATATGCTAGAAACGTTCAGATATACAATGGAGGAGTACAAAGAAAAAGCCTACGACATTTACAAGAATACTCCCCACGATTCGATGGATTGGGGTCAGGCTGATTGGGAGAGAAAAAATATCTTTAAATTATACGGCGGAGTAGTCTGTAAAGAGGGCGTCGAAGATAGAAACGAACTGGTAAACGCTCTAAGAAAAGAGATTGCTAAACGGGCATCTGTCTGATGTTTCGTTTTTTATTCGAATAAAAAACGAAACAACTCGTTGGGTTACCTGATTTTCGTATCAGTCAGATGGTACTCCGAGAGTGAAATAAGTTCATTCTATAAAAATAGTTAAATACTTGTTGATCATTCAACAAGTATTATTATCTGAAGATATGGATATTCTCAATGAATATTTGAAAACTCTGGTTTTCACTAGAGTAGAAGATAAACAAGGATATGCCATTTATGGAGCTGGAATATCTGGTATGTTTGGTGCAGGCAAACAGAGATATATTCTTCTATTTGTTCCAGTTCACCTGGCTACATCTAGTCAAGCTAGGGCATCAGAATTGTCATGGCAGAATCTTCAAACTCGCAATTTACAATATAGTTATCGTTTGAAAAAACAAAGTTGGAATCCCCCACAGGAGCTACCCAATCCACAGTTTAGAGTAATTGGGCGAACAGATAAGCACAGTACTTATAGAGGGCCGGAGGAGTTTCCATTTGAGATTTTATTGATAAACGATCCCAAAAAGAAGACCAAATATCAATATCATAACAATTTAAGTCTTTATGGAGTTTTAGAAAGTTTCAATTCAGTTATTAATTATATAGGTGAACCTCGAAATCCTCGAGTGAACTCTGGGCATCAGAGCGAGCCTATGTATCAAGGTCCGTCTCAACCATTACCACTACCGGTCAATTACGACCATATGTCCAATAGTGCAATCAATGATCAATTTGAGTTACTGTAATCTATTAATAATAGGTACATCATCTATTGATTATACCATCTTTAATCTCTTGGAACGATCATCTCGTAGAAACTTGTCTATATCTCTCCAAAATCTTCTTGGCTGGACAGTCTTTTCACTTTTATTGATAGCTTTAGGTTCATTACTAATGTAGAATCTCTTTTCTACAGGGTCTATCTCAAGTCCAATAATATTGTTGATAACACCTTTCTCATAATCTACATGTTCAGCAGTCAACTTCTTATATTGAAAACCTAGGTATATAGTAGGGAGGAGAACCCTAGAATCTTTAGGATCTAAATCGTATTCTTCTATTAGTTTCATAACATAATTCATAATGAGTTCATCTTTCAATGCTCGAGGTTTTAGTTTTTTCCAGTCACAATCAAGATCAACCTTGATTTTCTGTTTGATATCCTCAAGCTCTAGGGCTTGAGTTTGTAAGTCTCTAGTCGATCTTAAACCTAGTTTTTCTCGAAAGACAAACATCATAGCTTGAAATATCTCAACAGGATCGTCTGGTATATCTATAACTTCTGTTTTACTGCGACCTCCTGCACATGGAGTTTTTATATTTATGGTGCTATTCTTATTGTTATACCTGAGATTCTTAGGGAATCGATTGCATGCACATTTAAGAAAAATATCTTGCCAAAAGGGGTCAAGAGTATAATCCTTACACTCGGCAAAAATGGGATAAATGAGAACTTGACTAGTCATTTTATTACTGCTGTCCTTTATGAAATTATTAATTGAAAATCTCCGTTTTATTTGAGTACATATGATTTATCTCAAACATCGAGTATAAACTACGTTAAAGATAAATAGCAAGAAAGACTTTCTTCACTTGAACGTGAAGAAAATGTTAACATGTTAACATGTTAACATTCGATTTAGATGAGAAAAAACTTATATTAACCGTGTAATAATAGTAAGGCTTTCAAATAAATGGCTGTATATGCAATTGTTATCATGGTAATTTTAGCCATAATCATGGCCGTTTTCATTGTACTGTCTATTTTGAAGGAGGATAGCAATAATAAAAAGAACCAGAACAATATCATTTATCCCTTCAACGCTAAACTACAATCAAGAGATGCAGATCATCCAGATGGAGGAGATACTGCCATTCTTGTGACATCAGATGGTAAAACTCCCCAACTTCAATGTCCAGTAGGTACACATATTGAAGTTATAGGAGCGTGGGCAGATACAGTAGACCCCAACGGACTTTGTTCTAATAAACAAAATGCAACCTTCAAGATGAGTTGTGGGTTTGCTCATGATACTTCATCCGGTGTTACCTGTCAAACTAGCACTGATTGTGCCCCAGGAATGCAGTGTTCTGGTTCTCAACAATGCGTACCTATACCATGTTCGAGGAACTCTGATTGTGGAACAACAGCCTGTTCCGGTGATAGTGAATATGTAGGTAATCCATGTAATGATATGAAAGGTGATGGTAGTAACATTCCTTACAATTTTAAAAGCGGTGATGGATTAGCATGCATTGATGGAATTATTCATAAGGATCCTTCTGCTGGACAATGTCTCTATTGTGACACAAGACGTTGGAAAGATGGAGATGACACAGGTCCTAATGGGGATTTGGTAGGATACTGTGCACAATCTCCAACTTGCGCTAACATTGGAAAAGATCCTGATATTGCTCAAAATCCAACTTGTACTACCGACGGAAACGGAAGTAAGGGATTAGGATGCGTCCCTCGAGATGCATCGGCTTATTTGGCAGAACAATGCAATGGAAAGAGGAGTTGCGCCATAACCTGGAACCCTAGCGATTCAACATACTTTGGTCCTAAACCTTGTAATATAGACGTTGACTGGTCGACTCCTACAGAAGGAGATGGTAACGACGGTCTAACTGGTGGAGGAGTTGTATCTAAATACGAAACATTACCAGTGGCTCCTGGATGGGGTGGAGGTAATCCCGGGTCAGGTCAATATGAAGGATCTCGTCAACCTTCTACTTATTCACTTGGGTTCTATTGCCATGGGATTTTTCGGTGTGTTCCAGACGAGTAATGACGCTTTTGAACTGTTTATTACTTCCAGAATTTCTTTCTTGTCTCAAAGACAAGAAAGAATTACTTCAATGATACTGAAAACGATACCCTTCTTTTGTTTTTCCGGATTTATTTCTCCCACAGAGAATATTATAAACAGCGTAGTAATTTATATCGAGTTCAAGTGATGCTTCTCTAGAACTATCATAAGTTTCAATGACGTCACCTTCATCATCTATAAGATCCACTCTTTTTGAAGGAGAGAAAATCGCTCTAGGTTTATTTAATCCATCTTTATCATCGTATTTAAATACGCTCCAATACTGTCATATTATATTCTGGCACATATATTTGTATGTATTTCTTTGACTTGGTATTCTCATTTTTCCTTACGTCATCGTAAAGAAAATACCAATCTATCAGAAATATTTTATTACCTTACATTAATAAGTAAGCATGATTTCGGCTTTTGAGATCACGGGAATAATTTTATTAGCTATCGGTGTAGGGTTAGTCGTATGGTGGTACATTGATGCTGCCAATTACGACAATATGTTGAATGGAGTTCCGTTTGTTAGAGGAGCCAATATGATTTATAATCCTGAAGGTTCTGACGCTGATAACACAATCAACATGACTTGTCCAGAAGGAAAGAGTGTTTGTGTCTATCAAGCTACTCAAATTTGTACTCACCCTGATTCAAATAATATTGAGGATCCGGTCACTGATCCTATTTATGCTGCCCTTAATGATAATTGGGGAAAGTTTAATCCAAAAACCACGACTGATTTAACAGCCGAGTTAAATAGTAATTGCGGTACAGGAGCAGGAGAATATCTCTCAGACAAAAGTTCCTGCCCGGCTTATGTTTTTACTCCCAGTACTACTACAACCAGCGGCGATCCTTTTAACTGTAAAGGAGACATTCATTTTATTGCTACTTACACATGTCAACCACAGACGCTGTCCGATGGCTCCCTTGGAACATGTCAGTCGGCCACTGGTTTTAGTTAAACAGATACACAAAAGGGAACGTGAATTGGATAAAAAGAGTTTTCATAATATCTCATCTTGAGTGCTTCTCTTAATTCTCCATTCATCTTTCGTCGGTAAAATTTTTGAAGGCGAGACCATAACTGATGTCTAGAAACATCTTGTAACCTACATAATCCTGATCGCGATCGTATCATATCTAGAAATGAATCTTCATCAATCCAGACTAATCGTTCAATCTCGCAATGACTCTTTTTCTTACCGTTTCCGTCTACAGACGGAAACGGTTCTCTTTTCCTTTGCTCGAAAAGGTTTACAGCCTTGTCATACCATTCAACATCTAAAGGAACAAATAAAACACACATATCACTACTAGAAATAGCTATGTCGCGTAAATAATCATTCGGGTGATCATAGAGGGTTCCAAATATCTCATCAGATTCTTCTCGAAACTCCCTTAAACCAGCTTCCAAAGAAAATTCGTCTCTCTTAACTCCACCTCCTAAATCTGTTATGTCTCCAGTATCTCTATCGATACCGAAAAGAAAGTAAATCTTTCTTCGTTTTCCGACATTTTTGATGACGTAAGGAAGAACAGATGCTCTTGAAGATTTAACTTGAGCTAATCGGGCTCCCAAAGTAAAAGGCATGACGTTGATTTTTAATAGAGATCTATAGATCGTCTATATTTATCGTAAATATTCTTTATATATCTCATTTTTATCTGTTCTGTTAATCAGATTCATATTTGGTGATGAATATGAATCAGTCTTGTTTGTTTGAATCATTTTATGATCTTTCTTTCGGAGGTATATACTTCATCCTCAACTTCTTGAAAACTTCTTCCTCTGTTTTGAATTTTAGAATCTTACCCGTTTGAATATTTTTCATTCCTGATTCACTCAAAGTCCATCCTTTAACTTTAGCTACTTGCCTAATCATTTTATTAAAGTCTCTACCACCGCTGAAGTAAAGAAGAGCTGTTCCCATCTCTTCAGGAGAAACAGATAAAACATCAATTCGAATAAATCGATCTCCAACAATATTGGACCCCTCTAAAACTTTATCTTTCTTTAGGATGCCGATGCCTTCATACTTCTTACGACCGATAGCCAAATCTTCCACAAGAATACCGGCTCCGTAAAGGGATTTTATGTATCCTTTGAGAAGAATACCCGGTTTGTTCGAACTAATAATGATATCTATATCTCTGGATGTCTTTAATCCTCTCCTATAAGACCCAGCAATATAAAAGGCAGCATTAGGATCTACCTGATAGAGAAGGTTTTTTAATCGAGGTTTGATCTTAGTAATACTCTTTCTTGGAATTCTTTCAGACAGGGCGATGTAGTATTTGAGACCCATCCGTACCTGCGGTGTAATCTCTTTCTCAGGAGGGGCGTTCCTTAAGTCGTCTAATGATACATATCCTTTATCATAGAGAGATTTAGCATTGTTAATTCCGATACCCCATACCGACATGAAAGTTTCTATTATCTTTTGCTTCGCCAGTTCATCCTCCATCCTTTCATCAACAGTCTTTAGCTTTCCGGTGCTGAGAATCTCGTCTATCTTATCGGCCGTCTTTTTTCCGATCCCTTTCAGTTTAATGGCTTGGACACCGGAAGCGATGGGAACTTTTGAATTCTTGATGGCCTTTATAGCGTTACGATAAGCGGTTATCCTCACTTTATCACCTTCAATCGTGTGTTTTGCCAAGAGAGCTTCTAAATAAGAAAGAATCAACGCGTGTTTATCAAAGTAAAAGTTCCATATATCAAGGATATCTGTTCTTGTGATATTTGGTTTAGTGTATTGGATACAGGTCTCGAGGAAGTCGAAAATTTTCTCTTTTGAGTCCTCATGTGTAGGGATACGTGTCAATTTCCCAAGTCGATAGTAATATGCATTTTTAGGATTCTTACCTCTTGCTATTTTACCTTCTGAGGTATAGAGTTCCATTTGTTATTGATGTGAGATATTTTTCCTCCAGAGGAAAAATATTAACTAACAGAAAGTATTTACTTTCTTCCGGAAAATCGTTCCAAGGGAAGTAAGTCTTTTGAATGATTTGAGAATTGTGTATCTGAGTTGACTGAAATATTTCCCTCGTAGACAATAGTGGCTCCTCTTTCGATATACCAATTTTCTCTCTCAACCCAATGTTTCTCAAGAGTTCTGTTGTCATCTACAATGTCATAAATAATGTTATCAGTCGTGCGAATACGTCCCTCAAACTGTCGAACGTCTTTAGTAGAAGATGCGAGTATAAGCATCGTCAAAGAGGGATCGTTCAATCCCACACCCCCCTTCTTAGTACCAGCCACCAATATTCTCTTGGTCTTGTCCCACTTCTTCTTAGTGCCTATAAGAAGTTCAGCACTCTCTCCAGCGTCGATTAGCTTATCATATATACCTCTAGACTGTATGGTCAACGAAGAAAGAATTATAATTTTTTCTTTGGGGTGATTGATTGCAATCTTTACGATTTCTCTCTGTCTATCTTCATCCTCAGCCAAAGAAGACATGACCAAACTCCAGTCTAGAGTCATCTTACCCATCACCATTCGATAATTGATCTTGGGTTTATACTTGGTTATATATTTAGTAACAGTAAAGTCCTTGACCTCTGTTCTACAGATAAAGTCTTGAAAGGGACCAAAATACATGTATAGAAGTTTATGCAAACCATCATTTCTATCAGGAGTGGCACTAAAGCCAATGACGTACATGGGTTGAAATCTTAAAAGAGAGGATGTGAAAGCCGTTTCTGTGCAAATATGCGCCTCGTCGACAATGACAGTCCCGATGTCTTCTAGCCAATCTCTGGGGATAGTACTAGATTTCTGAATTCCCATAATATAGACGTCAGCTTTAGGATCTAAAGGCTTTTTACCTCTTACTATTTGAACTTTGGCATTTGTAAATCTTTCGAATTCTTCTTTCCATTGTTGCTTGATAATATCACTGTGACACAAGATAGCCGTCTTTAATTTAAAGTATGAAGCTAAACATGTACCTTGTACCGTCTTTCCGAAGCCAGTCACGGCCGCTATAAAGCAAGAATGTTTTTCTTTCAACTTAGATACAGCTTCTTTAAAGACGACATCCTGATCTCTCTTTCTTCCAGAAGGGTCGGTATCTTTGGTGAATAGCTTTCCGTTAAATTTCATATTAGTCTTGGAGTATTCGTCTTCAGAAGATGGAAACTCGTCCCATAGTGTGCCCCATTGAGCAAGTGGAATGTACATAACATCGCTTTCTCTATCGACTTCATAACATTTGCGCATATATGGATCAGAATTATACTGAGTCTGCAAGGGTTTAGTCGTCAGACCAATTTTGAGATCTCTTCCAACCTTTTTATTCAGGGCAGAATATTTTAAACAGAGAGTCATTATGAGCTTAATAGAGAATTTCTTCGTTTAAAACACCTATGACACTTATCCGATATATAAAGTATTTTACACTTATCACAGATATGATATAATCTTGGCTCTTTCTCTCGATTAGTTGGTTCTCTATTAAATGTCTTCAATTTTTTATAGGTGTCTTTATAATAATCAGTCATTCCTGTGTGTACTATTAGAAATATCTAATTCAATTTTTGACTGGAGACAAAGAGGACAAATATGAGAACTCTCAGGTTTTATGTCAGTTTTGATCTTCTCCATTGCATCATTAACCCACCAACCACTGACTAAGAATTTTACAATTTGTGGATCTAATTCGAGACAGTTTCCGGTTACATAACCCTCGACACATTCAAGTATTTCTGCTTGTACAAGATCAGAATATTTACCATCAGATATATTCTGTCGAAGTGTATCTAGGATTTTCAATAAGTTTTCATCGGGGTGAAAAATATTATTTGTGGTAGCCATTATTAATGGCTACTTCCTGTCCTTTATTCAGATTTAGACCATTGTTTTTCACGATTAAGTGAAAAAAAACTTATTTAAATGGATTTGGTTATTTACATTTCAATAATGCAATTAGATACAGCAGATGCCTCCTTTACAAGTTTAGTTACAGTAATATCTGACAGACGCGCCTTTTCGGCGAATTTACTCTTGGTCAATCCAAGATCAGCCTTATACTGAGGATTAAGACATAGATAAAAATATACAACAGCCGTGGCCACTGATTGTGGACTACTCCTCTTCAAAAGTCTCGACGAATTATCCAGGTATCGAGCAATGGCTACTATTTTACGATAATGAACTTTATTGATTCCTGTTAAAGATAAAATCCATTCTAATAGATTTTCAGCTGTGGTATGAGCAATCCTGTCCTCTGGAAATGCTTCGTAATAGGCCGTGAGGCCATCAGACATATTTTTCTTTGATAGATTAAATCGACTGCCAATATAATCGGTGGTTCTGTAGTAACCAAATTCACGATAAACATGAAACCAGCAGGCGGCAATAATACCTTTTCTACACTTACCACGAGCGACATTTGGACCGATAACTTTATTGTATTTGACATTGATTTGAGCTTTGACAGCTTCAGGGATGGTTATCCTTGAATCTTCAAACACTTTGTCTATCCCACGACTACTACTTCGCGATTTATTACGACATCGAGATGGATCTTTGGCGGTTTTATTATCAGAAGAACCATAATATCTCCATTCCGGTTTGAAATCGAACATTTCAGACTCAATGCCACAGTCACGACAGACGTTCAAGCCGTTGTCGTCTTCGTATGTATTTTTGTGGAAACAGGTTTCCATACCACAGTCTTCACATATTTCTTTAATATCATGGACTACTCTCTTATTCAGGTGTTGACATGGCTGATCATCGAAGATGTTTTCTTCTAACGTCTGGAGAACTATCTCATAATTACTTTTACTTTTCCCGAAGATTTCCAGATATTCATCATCCATCGAGTAACAATCCATTCTTAAATGAACCTGCTTAGGATTATATTTTGCTCTCGATTCATTCATTTAAATGAATTAAGCATCTCTCTAATTCATTTTTTTACAAACATTATACTTCTAAAAAATAACCATATATTAATATGTCTGATTAAAATTTAAGTCTACTCCGAGGTTCTAATTACCAGTGTATTGATGTATCTAGAATGGAACAGCCCATGTTCCATTCTAGATATAGATGACCACAGAAGATAATTCATTTTCATTTTTTAAAATGAATTAACATTGAACACTACTTTTTAGATCTATTACCATTATTCGTATTTATCGAATTGCTCTGAGGTAAAGATTCTTCAAATGCTATTTGATGGATATCCTTGATAAAGATTTTGATATCTCCCAAAAATCCAGCGTTCATTCCTATCTTTAGAGGATAACACTCTACGCGAGGAGCATAGAATTCCATTTGAGAACACAACCCCGGAAGTTTAACGAGAAGGCTAAACGTAGACATAAAAAACTCGGCTTGATAGAGCTCCGGAATTTCATCACTATCATCATCGCTATAATCTTCACTACTTTCATCTTCGCGTTCACCACTTTCATCTTCGCTTTCACCTTCACCTTCACTTTCATGAGTTAATTCTTCGCTTTCAATACCTGAATCTTCCGAATCATATTCCGAATCATCAGTATCACTCTCCGAGTCTAGAGTATTATGAATCTCCCCAAAACTTAATTCATCTGAATAAATCTCTCCAGAATCGCAATAAAAGGAGATATAATTACTTCTTTGCATTTTAACCATTACTTCTTTTCCTATACTAGAAAATTTTTTGATCTTCTGGAAATCTGGAGCTTCTATTACCATAGGATGACCGTATACTTTGACTTCATCACCCTCATCAGTTTCATGAATTTCTGGCAACCGAAAATCTTCCACTATATCATTTGAATCTTTTTGAATGGTAATATACATAGTTTCGGTTCGTGAAGAGCGCCTAGTAGCTCCTCCTTCTGGTCGAATTGAGATTCCTAACTTATCAGGTTTAGATTTTTCAATGAATAGTATCATTGAATCTTTCTTTTTGACGTTACGAACCATCTTTTGAAGATGTTTTAAATTTAAAGAAAATATCATTTCTTTAGAACATCGGAAGTTTCTGAATTTTTCTCGAAGAAGACTAATATAAAAGAGCATGTGTTTCTTGCAATCTGCGTCTTTTATAAATATACCCTTGTTCTTTAGTCTTATACTGGTGCGGGAAAGAGAACCAGCCAGTACATCTATCAACACTTTGATAGTATACCCCTTCGCCGCGTCTGCATAAAATATCTTTCCTCGGCGAGTGGTCGCCATCACTAATTAGTATTTGTCATATTTCCTTTATATCTCTTAGAAACTAACATAGTCGACCTAAATCTTTGTGAAATCTCCTAGAAGAAATCTACCCAAAAAGATAAGAAATATACTTTCTATCTTCTCTTGCGTCAAGAGCTTCTGATGTAGAAGAAATATATAGTTTAGACTTCTTTTTCTTTAACTTATAGAATGTACCGTATTTAACAGAGATATCTACCTTTGACCATTTAACATTACATTTTGTCTCTAATTTCTCAACCAGTTCAGTTATAGGAAAGGAACTTGTATCCTTCTCAGTTATCTGTTTCCCCGACATATTTATTATAGCAGATAAAGTACACTGGTACACTACCCATGAAAAATAAGCAAATACTTTTGTCTGTGTGGAAAACTCGACTATGCGACAAGTGACCCCGGAGATCTGCGAAAGAGAAAGATTATTGTAAAAAATACTGCAATACTCAGAACATAAAAGCTGATGCGAACCGTTTAAATAATGTTTTTCTCCTTCTGATAAACATGAGAATATCAATAAAACTTCATTATCATGGGTATAAGTTACCAGGGGTTGATGGTCAGAATTTAATGATAATAACTCCTGAGCGATGGTGTGCAAGTCCTTATCTTCATCGGAGATGTCATGATTATATGAGACTGTAACCCTGATAACATAGTATTTATTATAGGAGATATAAGAATCGCTATTCTCTTCTAGAGAAATGATCTCATTATGTAACCTCTTAACGTTAGACGCCATGATGGTATGTTAAAGTGTCTTTAACATAGATCATTTCTCAAAATATGTTAAATAGAACTGGTATAAAAAAACACGTCCTATAATTGTGTAGGAATTTAAAAAGCGGAGAATAACTGTTAAATGAAACTCCGGTAAAATATACCGATTAATTTCTTTTTGGTACTAGCTTAAAGATAGCAGAAATTATATTTAATAGTTACAATGAAGAGATTTCCATCGAGAGCCAAGATTTAATTTCTTTTACTTTCTATTCCGCGGGATTCCCGCGTAAACAAAATACAACCTTACGCTCAGCGTAATTCCGAAATTACCGGAATTTAAAAAGTGGATGGAAAGGTCCAGGTTCTATTCGTGGAGAGCTCCATAAAGTCCCGTGGTGTAATGGTAGCATTTTAGAAAAACAAAAACACTCTGTGGAGTGGTCATCTTCTGGTTGACCACTCCGGTAGCTTAGTAGGTAGAGCGCCGTGCTTATACTGAGAGTATGACGTACACTAGTTCAGTCTGGTGAAGATACGCGGAGGTCGCGGGTTCGAACCCCGTCCGGAGTAATAAAATTTAATGTACAATAAAATAAATTAAAAGATAATGTTTCTTATTATGGAGGCTTCACTTCTATAGATTATGGTAGAGTACGAACAGTACATAACCAAATGGTTCCTGTCAATGAACCATACAGCAAATTATAAATAATTTGCTTAGACTGGTATAAGAATACATACAGCGATTAAATTTGACTTTTAGAAATAAGTTAACTTATTCTGTTCTTTCCAAACGAAAGCCCGTTAACGGGCTTTCGGGAGATATACCCCTCACTTTTTGAGTGAGGGGTTAATATACAATATAAACCCCTCCACTTCATATCCATCCTTATCAGAGTTACACAACATCACAACCAAGACAATAACGACGATAAAACAGTGTTCATATTGAAAATTAAGTATGTAATATTACAATATTATTTTACATACTTAATTTTCAGATCGACCGGCGTAAATCTAAATACGCAAGCAACTATAATGGCTATTATGACAACGATAATAGCACCATACAAAAGATAATGAAAGTATTTTATAGTCTTATTGGCATAGTCTTTCGCCATAGCTATTCCCTGTTTTACCTTTTTGATAACGAAGCGTGCAGCCAATTTAGTATATTTCTGCAAAGCATTGAATATGTATTTTACTCCATCCACCACAAACTCATAAGCAGATATAATTCCGGATTTAGCCCTAATATACAGAGATTTTAAGTAATTGGCTATATTATTATAAGTTTCTTGAACCATAGCTTTAAACTCTTGTATAAATTCTATCATACTGTTGAATTTACTGACAACAGCTTCTGCATGTTCCTTTAAAAAAGCTTTCACTCCGTCCACCATGCTTTTGAGCATCGATTCAAGAGGTCCTAATATAGCATCTTCGACATCACCCAAAGATGGAAGATCAGCTTTTATGGCACTAAGAATATCATCTAGAGATGGAATCTCTCCAAGTATAGCATCGGCGATTTCACCCGGTGTTGGCAAATAACCAATTATGGCACTGGCAATATCACTCGGCGAAGGAACACTGAAGTCCTTCGCATTAACATCAGTAGACGATACTATAGTCGAATATATTCCGTTATCAGACACTACTGATATCACAGACCCTTTAGTGTCAAAGGTGTATGTTTTATCACCTAACTTTACCGTATTCCCATCAACAGAGAAGTCAGGATATTTTACATTTATAGCGACTAGATCTTCGTCGTTAATTATAGGAGTACCACTCACCATTATGTTAAGATATCTTAACATAATGAATCATTTATAAATTTCGTAAAATATACTTAACAAGATATCTTGAGCTTAATCAGAAACATATCTTAAGTTTTTCACGACCATAATTAGAAGTGAGAGTAATGGATACCCAAGGGTTGATCCACTTATCCCGTCTAGAAATTACCGGCTCACTTAATATACACACTCCTATGTGCGTTATTCATGAAGTGGCTACCATTCACAACGTAAAAATTCCAGAAATACAATACGGAGACGTTCAAGCCTTACAAGCATTTATCGACATTATTAATAAAACTCATAGTCACCGTCCCTCAATTCCATTTCCTATTGAGGAACATTACCAGATGTCTCTAGTAGCTTCTTTTGTCAATAAATTTATTGACTGGTCTGAGAGTGAATTAGAAGAAGCATTCGCGACTCTTAGAATGTATATGATAGAAGCGTGTCTTCCCAATATCAATAACTTCTCGTATGGAGAATTAACTCCAGGAAATACCAGAAGTCTAAACGCGTGTTGTCTTTATCGTATATGTAAATCCTATAATCTACCCACGAATTTTAATCATACTATAGAACAACTAGCTCAAGCGGTCAGAATACTAATCATGGATATAGAGAAAACCAGAAAATATATGTTTCAACAGATACACAAACTGGATGAAAATGAAATTTCTAGTATATACTTGTCCATTTGTCACATGCTAGTAGATGACTCGAATTTAATTGAAAAAAATACTGAAACTACAGACGAGGAAATGCCCGATTTTTATAACGATGTTAATAACTCTGTTGCTTTATTCAATAATTATTCAGAAACTCTAAAAAGAGTGTATCCGTGTACACCAGGAGAAGCTATTACTTTAGCTGCTCTTATATACAAATTAGACATTAGTAGTTCTAGAGATCCTATAGCTGAATATGTCAACCTTAGAAAAACATCTTCAATGTGGGTTCCTCTCGACAATGATATGATTCATGCTCTATCATTAAATCCCATGGTTTATAACCTAGAATGTTATTTTAATCCTGTCTTGCCTTATGAACTCTATAATGAAAAAGAATTGATACATTTGGCTCTTGGCGAAGGTTATTCTATTGATAATCTAAGATATGAAAGTGCATATTCTCTTCTAGCAAGTTCTTACCTTCTTCCTACTTTTCATCATGGATTATTTCCTTCTATTATCAATGAAAAAACGCCTATCACTTTAGAAAACGTGAATGAAGTAGAACCATTCAAGATACTTTGTTATGGAACTCGAATAAGTGGTGTGGTAGCAATGACATATCAAGGTTTAGCCGATGTTATTAAAAATCAGCGCAATTTTAGTAATCCTGTTGATGAAGATTGTACAGCATTCACACAGCTAAATATTAGAAAACTCAAACGTCTCTGTAAAACATTCAGAGGAGGGGAAACTCAAGAAACCATGAAAGAAAAAGAAAATCTTCTGGAAGCTATCCAAATAGCTGAATTATTCACCGAAAATAACAACGAAAAAGCCAGAGAATTGTACATAGCTTATATCGACGGAGATGAAAAATATAAACATAAGGTAATAAATGCTCTATATTCTTTATTACGCCTTTCTATGTACACTAGAGGCTGGTTAAATGATGAAGACGTACTACCTATTAAGTCAGCTCCAGTATATAATCAAGCTGAAGTCGATATTAAAGTATCTGAAGGGATTGTAGACTTTGAGAATAAATGTAAAGAATTGGATGTCATCAATGATGGCCAAGATAATGAAGACAGCGATAGCAAATCGTTTGCTAATATCATTCTTGATCTACCACTCGTCAGATACCGGCATGAATGGCAAACATCTAATTCTTATGGTGAAGGTCTCACTTTAGGAGAGCGTCTAAAAATTCTCAAAACAGGAGAAGATGACGAAAATGGATTTAGCTCATGTATGAGATTAACTTCAAACTGGCTGGCTGGAAGTGCATATCGATACTTGACAGTTATAGGAGAAGAAAAACCATTCGATATAGAAGATTTAAGAGAGATTTCTTGATCTTCATAAATCCAAAAAAAATCTTTATGTAGATTTCTTTAACAGATCTCTTCTATCTCCAAGGTATATTTTGAAGTTACCACGCTGTTTTATTTCCTAGGAAATAAAACAGAGCTAAAGACAGGATTGTGCGCAAAAATTGAATTGATGGTTTTGTAGGTTGGGCTTATGTCCACGATGTATTGTCAATTTCTGTGCATATTTCCATATGACTTTAATTAGAAACATGTTGGATTATTTGGACATTCTTTTATCAAAGTCAGCATGCCATTAATGGCATGTCCCGGTTGACCAATAGCTCCTGGATCTTGAGAAGCTGCCAGATCTAACCCGGCACCAGAATCTTGAAAAACTTGTATCTGAAGAGTTTGATTTTGAGACAACATTAAACGATGGCGAATACGATTGGTGGTTTCAAGAGGATCGTAAGAAGCGACAAAGTTAGGAAAGAGAGGATCTTGATTGACTAAGATTCTAACCCCTCTAACGGTTCCAACACCAGGGATCCAACTGATTTCAGCTTCAAAATCATACCAACCACTAAGAGGAATGGTAAAGAGACCGGTGAGAGGAGTAGAGGCTGCGTTATACATATTGAGATTCTGCCCATCAGTTTGGACGATATCATATAATACGGTGGTCCATGTAACGTCGGGAATTGTTTGGGGTGCTCCCCCCACATCACCACGAAGTACTGTGACAAAAGCTTTTGACATCTTGATACCAGACAAGATTATTTCAATTAAACTATTCATTTACTATTTTCCATCATCTTGAAAATCGATGATACAATCAAATATAGTTCTCAAGAAAGACTATATTTGGAGAAGTTTTTAATTCCATTCAATTGTTTATTCATATAAAGTACTATAATCTAGACCATTGATTCAGCCGAAAGATCATGCGATCCTAATGAAATGCGTAATCTTTTTCACACTATTAGCGATGAAAAATACTCTGAAAAGTTATATTCTGAGTTTGGACATGAAAGAGTCTATCAAGAATTAAACGAATATCTTCAGTCTAACTTTAGACAACGATCTGGATTTAAAAAGCGGGATCATCAAGACTTATCCGCGCTATGAATTTGACCGATCTATTTCCGATAAATCGTGATTTATAAAATTACTCATAAAAGATATGATATATCTTTTAAATCAAAAGTATATTATTCATTAGTAAGATAGACTAATGAATAATTTGTTGCCGATACTCATTGTTATTGCTGCTGTGGTGTTAGTATTTTACATGCAAAAATGCAATTTATCTTGTAACTACGATCGTGATAATTACGGGCAAGATGCTTCTATCCGCGCTAATGCCGGTTGGATAGCCGGTCCTATGTACGGTTACGATCCTATTGATAAATTTGCCGCTGAAATTGAAGAATCTAGAAATAGTTTTCGTCGCAAAGTCGATCGAGTCGGCTGTAAGGATGCCTGTATGGGACAAGATCAGGACACATGTGTCAGGTGTTTAGATGACGCCGGAGCCAGTAAAGATGGTATAGAAACTTTGGTTATTGGAATTATGCCATCTAAAACTCCAAGAAATCCTCAGCCTGGGTATAAAAAGATAAGAGAAATGCATCCTCCATGGGTTCCACCCAAAGCAGAGTTTGATGAAGATTACAGACCAGGATCTTGTATGTCTTGTTCATAAAAATAAGATTTATTCCAAATATTTCATCAGAATTGTGATTTTATAGAGATAACTCAACTGAATCAAGTCTACCCCGAATTGTTTTCTGATGGAGTATCATCAGTTATCTAGGAGCTACAACAGAAGTACCCCCAGATGAATAATATCTCTCCCAATTCGAAGAATATGACGAAACATATCTTGATTCTACAGAATCAAGATATAATTATTCTAGAGCTCCAGGCATTCCCATCATTCCTGAAGTGGCTAAACTTTGTTTCATAGTAACCGCTGGATTACTTCCCTTTGGTTTACTGACCAAGTAAAGTCCGAAGACTATACCAAAAAACAATGCCCCTAAAAGAAGAGCCCAGATCCATTTAGGAATCGTTGCTGGATTATAAGGAGAAACATATTGAGGTTGAGGTTTCCTTGGTTTCTGTATGTCCGACATATTGGATTACTTATTACTTATTACTTATTAATAAGTAATAAGAATTTGTCAATAAGAAATTATCATTTTCTTATGTGTCCTCTCAAAGATTTTCGAGTAGGTAACCATCAAATAGAATATACATTAGTTTTAAAGGTTGGGTTTCAGGCATCTTCTACAATCTCTATAGCATTCGTTACATCTTCAATCTCTTCAACATTATTTTCAGAGACCCCTCCGTTTTGGAGTTCAGGTTGAGACTGAGATCTTGAAGGATCTTGAGGTTGAGACTGAGATCTTGAAGGATCTTGAGGTTGAGACGCAGAGGCTAAAGCTCCTAGAGCATTCTGCATCGTTCCCACCATTTTCATCATATCCATCTCTCCTGTAGCCACACCCTGCATGCCTTGGAACATATCTTGAATGATTCCACTTTGAAGAAGTCCCATCATATCTGGAGGCTTACTTTCATCTGTTTCCCCCATACTAGTCTTTGTTCTTTCGATAATACTACCAATGAATTGTCCTTCTTTGGTAGAAGTATCTATATTGAGATTCAGGTCATCCAAATCAGCAGGTTCAAGATGACCTAATTGAGCCAATTTCTCATTCATCTTATCTTTATTAGGCTCTAAAATAGCGCTAATCGTAATCAGGTGTTCCCTAATCAGATCTTTAGTATCTTCATCATTCTTTTGAACACATAAATATATGTACTTCTGAATTTCCAGACAAATATCCCTTCGATCTCCATATTGAATAATAGTTCCCCTAGGTATTTTATTCATATCATTTTCCATAATTTGAGATTCATATTTAGATAGAAATTGGCGAAATCCAGATAATACTTTATTGACGCCGTCATCATTAAGAGTCCCTGTCTTTCTGTTTCTAATGTGAGTCACTATTCTCCTATATAGACTGAGAGGAGTAGCCTTCTTTGGTACTTTAAAGTTGTCCCATAACAATTCCATAAAATCTTCCACTGCTCCAAAAGCTTGAGTGTATTTCTCGTCTAAATGGTTCATATTTTATGTCTATAAGTTATCTCCTTATATTCATTTGTGGGTAATTTCTAACTTAAAGTAATATTTAATAACATGCTTTAAAGACATCTTTTATTGTACATGTCCAATAAAATGGATAAACAACGTTGTAGTAGGTACCGGAAAGAAAAACCCATTGACCAGTTTAATATTGCTCGAGGAGGAGAGAGACAAAAAAGTTGCCAACCTTTTTCTATCCAAACAAGGTTGGCAAAAAACAGTCAAAAATGCGAGCATGGAAGATAGATCATATAACCGCTTTTTAAATATAAGAAACACAATAAGTCTCCATCTTTAAATACAGTTATCAAAAGGTTGCATTATACAAATTTACAGCCGCTCTGGGCAAAAGATAATATGTCAAAAGGAAATAGATATATCGGTTAAGATTCCAATAATTCTTAAGATAATAACCTTAAGAATTATTATTCAATAGCTGGTACAATCTGTATACAGAATGTATTAATATTCTAAATCATTTCCTTAAATTCGTTATTCATTTGATTGAAAAAAAATCAAATGATATTAAAGCCTGAAAAAATTGCAAAAGGTAATCACTTGTATTTCTTGTACCTTTCTGCTAATTCCACCATCGTATCGAAAAATTCCCACATAACATTTCTAGATTCTTCATCTATATCTTTTGATAACTTCTCTGAGTAATATTCTACCCTATCTGATGGGAGACCTTCAAATATATGCTTATTATCTTGAAAGAAGTGAACATCTCTTTTACGAATTTGCGTCTTCCACGGTAAAACATGAGTCACTACATGATCCATGGCCCTCTCCGGATGCAATCTTTCAAAGAAAAAGGACACTGTAAACAGTTCCCCTTGTTCTATGGGACCGCTAAACACATTCTCTTTAAGATCAGCAATAAATTCTAGCTGAGTGTTCTTAATATCGAAACATAAGCTTGTGCCTGACATATATATATAGTTTATCTTCTAATTTACGTCATATCTTCTTAAAACGTTTAATAAGAAGTCAATTTTTTACCATCAAAAACTATTTTAGTCGGAACGCCTGAAATGTAGATAGTATCTATAGGATTATCTTCATCTCCTGAAACAGAAACCTCCCACGTACTTCCAGCACCAATGATTTTATCTACAATAATAGAATTGTTTTTTACATTATACATTCCCCATCTTCTTCCCTTTTTAGTCCTTTGAATAAAAACTACTGGTACATTACTCTTATTTTCCAAATCAGAGGTTTGAAATGATCCTGACCCAGAAATCATCCCATCATTGGTAATATGGATTTTATCCATATTATTAGTGACGGTTAGTTTGTGATTTATTTCCTCCCCGTCATAATTATGAGCCTGAGCGTGAATAACATCTCTGATTTTTACATACAGACTTACATCTTTTCCAGGCTCTAAGGTAATATCCTCTAAATTAGGAATGCTAAGTTTATGAGGTAAATTTGTTCCATTAGAAATTTTTGTCAAAATAGTACCAGCTTTTGGTCTAATATCATTGTATCGCGGATTACTACTGAACAAATACATGATAATTCCAATGATTATCACAATTACCACAAATGCAATTATTATGGGACCCGCGCTATATTTTGGAGTTGCTACCAATGGAACGGATAAATAGCTCGTATTATCTTCCATTTCTGATAAAACTCTTGTTGATATCATTCATCAAAATCAAGAAATGGTTTTTACGATTGTTCGAATTCATAAATGTTTATATTTATGAATTTAGTTATGGACAGGGAGACTTCTTTCTTCATAACCTAAAGTTTTAATCCTATCTCTTTCCATTTGCTTAGCCATTTCAGCAATTGATGACCCTTTCATACGTGAAGATTTTACAGCATGAGCTCCTACCATTAACCCTCCCGTTGGGGGTGCCGAAGAGTTTCCATCATCGATAAATTCTATATCCATTTCATCTTCATCTTCATCTTCACCACTTGAATAAAACTCAACTGTTGATTCTTTCTTCTTTTTCTTACTAGGGCCATATAACCCTTCCTCTTTTATGCTCAAAGGAGGACTTGAAGAAGAGGATTTGGACTTTTTACCCCTCTTTTTATTCCCCTTTTTCTTTTTGGGGAGGATAAACTCTTCTTCTTCTGAAGAATAGGAAGGAGGACTAACTTTTGTTCCTTTTATACGTTTCGAAGGAACAGGTTGCATTTCTGGAGGTTCCGGTACCCCAGCTGGAGGACCAGGAGCGTCAACTGGAGGACCAGGGGGGCTCACCACCATTCTTAACCATTCCAAAGTCTTTGGTTGACCAACAAACTGTCTTAAATTCCCATCTCGGTATGTAACAATAAGAGTAGGCACATTTTTTATCTGAAAGTATGGTCCATTTTTGGCAGCCTCTCTAAAGGAAGCAGTGTCAAGCCTGACCAATTTTACGGGAAGTTGATACTGTTGAATCATTTGTATGACGGGGATGCATGCTTGAGAAACGCTACTACAGAATAAGATAACTTCGTCAATGTTTTCCATGTAAATAAATTGATAATTATTGTTCTACTCTTTATATTCGTTAATACCAAACTTTTTGGTATAGTTTGCGGTCATGAGCACATTCTAAATTTTGAACTTTTGCCTCTACAAAGTCTATTAATCTCGTTATAACATTGTTCAAGGAATTCTCTACTACTTTGGTATTCCGGATCAAACTTTCTATCCTATATTTCCCTTCTAAATCTACTTGGTTTATTCTATTCCTTTTAGAAGTCAAATGTTTTTGCCTTTTTCTCCTCCTTATGATAGGATCGTTCTCTGTTCACACATTACTCTTTGTACATCTCTGAGTTTTTGCTGTTCTCATGTGTTGGGACAACTCTTTCTCCATCTCTAATAATAGAAATACAGATAATTACTCCTCGTATTAAAACCCGTAAATTTATCTATATTCCGATTCATAAATTTTATTATACCTGAAAATTTATCTTTTCTTATCATAAGAATTGGTCATCTATGAACGAGCTGTGTATTTTAATCATAGTTGTACTTGTTACCTTAATAACCATTGCTATCTGGAATAATAATACTGAAGCTTATCAAAAGAGAGGACAATCAGACTATGCTTTATTATCTGAGTTCAACCAGAATCATTCAATGGGAGAGACAGCTCCATTTCAATTTAAATTACGTTCATAATTGTGCATATTTAAGTAGTTATTACTGACATAGATGAAGATTTGTAAAACTAGATATTGAACTAGTTTTACAAAAGTGGTCTTAAAAATTAATCTTTTCTTTGAGAAGAAAAGATTATCTGTATTAGTAATAACTACTTAAATAGATGGAAAACGGAGCCTTATATGTTGCTTTAGCTGTTCTTGTAATCATATTCACTGTCATGATATGGAATAGAAACACGGACGGGTATTCTCGAATTGGAGGATGTCAGGTACAATGTCAGACATTGTCGGGAACTGCCCGAGCTCGATGCATTCAAGAGTGCTTAGGTAATCAAATCATGAGATACGGTGGTCAACAATGTTCTAGTGATAGCGATTGTCAAACTGAACAGGTATGCGTCCTAGGAGGATTTTACACTGGCGAGGAAGGTAGAGTTTTCCCAACTCATAACATAGGAACTTGTATGGACCAGAGTGATCCCGGAACAGTTGAATGGAGACAAAGGTCAGGATTCGATAAACCTCCCTTTCCTCCTCACGACAGACCCGATTCGTGTATGAGTAAATGTTTATCACAAGGAAATTCTAAGGGCGAGTGCCAAGTCCTCTGCAATCCTGCTCCTTCTCCTCCCTCTTTTCCTAGTAAATTAGGAAAAGCTGCGCAACACCTGCAAGGTAAAGGGCCTGCTGTGTCCTGCGCCGTTCAGTGTATGAACGAAGGTGGGTATAGCATGGACACTGCGAAAAACTGTAGAGCCATGTGCGGGTTACCCAACCCTCCTAGCTCATGCATGCTTAAATGTAGAGCGGGTGGAGGATCTGGAGCAGAATGTCATGGAATCTGTGACCCTGCACCTCCCCCTGACGACCCAACATGGTCTTTTACCATGTCCGGTGAAATCTCTCCGTCAAAGGTGGAAAACTATAGACCCCAGTCATGCCCGCCAGGTCAATACTGGGACGCTTATGTTAATAAAGGCCGGGGAGGTTGTACGAAAATCTTTGGTGGAAGGTCTAGTGCATGGTACGTCAACAGCAAAAAACCTGATGAACCGACAGAGGTGAGTATTCCAGGAACCACGTTGCCAGGATACGGTGTAGGTAAGAGAGATCCCAAGGATGTCCCATCGGGTGTATTTATCTCTAGCGATCCAGGATATGGCAGTAGAAAAATGTAGCTTTATAGAAAACACTTGATATCTATAATACTTTCCTCAAACACTGTTTGACGAAAGTACTTGATGAAAATCATATTAAAATGTCTTGTTTAGTACTAAAGAATGGAGATCAAAGTCAATAATACTCGTATCCAAGTATCGAATTTTGATAATGAAGAGACAATTTTAGTCAAATATATATTGGAAGTTGAGAAAAATGCTCTCCCTGAATATTTTTATATTCAGACTGAAAATTTTCGTCTAGAAGATGGAAACCACCTCAACGTAGAAGATATCAGAAAAGAACTAAAAATATTAGACCCAAAAGAGTTCTTTGAAAAATTGGAAACTCTTCAGGATAAATACCATATGCCTAAACTCAATATTACTCTTCTGTTCTTAGATACGTATGATCCAATAACTCTTGAAGATATCCTCAAAGGAAATAGAAAAATTATGGAACAACTTAGGGAAGTCGACGTGGGACGTTTCACTACCGTAGGAGCAGTCACAGATTCTATAGCCAAATATAAGAAGACAGTCAAAAAAGAACGTGAAACACTAAAAGAAAATCTAAAATTTCAAATGCGCATCGATGCAACTCTGGAAGGTCTAGAGAGAGAATCACCGATGGATACGCATCCATTTAAACCAGAAGATATATCTATTGAAATACCGATTCAATTGTCCAGCGATAATTCTCTCTCCGGAATATTTGACATAATTGAGACATCAAAGAAAGTTCCATATGTAATTCTTTTACATCGTGGAAGGTTATGGGTTAAAACTTATCGTCATATTTACCCTGCCAGGGATTGGTTCATTAAAACCAGAAACATTAATCTCGATGGCCCTGACGAGATTATATTTTGGGTGTTAAACTCTCAAACACCTCAGTTACCCAGTAGAGATATTACCAAATTCTATTCTGTAGGATCTTGGAGTCTACAGAACAAAATAGAAATAACTATTGATGCTAAGAAAACACAGAAAGAGATTATCAAAGATAATCTTCTGTCTTCACTGGGTGGCCGTATTCAATATAGGCTTCTTCCAGAGAAGACAGTTAAAATCAAGGGAACATTCGTTGTCAGCAACGTTATCTTTAACAGGATGGTATTTTCTGATATGATTATGAATAATAAAACGGTAGCCTACTTTTTCTTCATGAACGAAACAGATCAATCTGTTTCTGAGAAGCAAAGATATTGGTTATATTATTCTCCTAAACAAACTGGAGATGTCGAGAATGCGTTAACTATATCAATTACACCAGAGAGTGATGAATCTGAATATTGGATAAAAGTGAGAATCGGCCGAGCCAAATCTCTCCAAGAAATTAATTCTTTTATCCGTGTATTTTCTAGTATATTAGGATTGTACATAAAAAATAATGACAATGTGATGAGGGAATATGGTGAAATCATAGGAAACATAAAAGCCCAGGACCTATTTTTCGAGTCTATAAAAGGACAGACAGAAAAGAAAATAGATAAGAAAACGGGTAAGAGATTAAAAGCGTTAAAATTGGCAGCTCCGAGTATGATCCAAACAAATTATACGTGTCAAAAAGGTAGGCAACCTTATTTTATTTCATCGAAAGAAGAATCTAGAGAAATTAAAAAGAATTTAGGAAACCTCGGAAAGTACAAAGTTATGGAATATCCCTATAAAAGTGGACAATACTTTGCATGTGAACCTCGTTATCCTAAAGAAGAAGATAAAAGATATCCCGGTCTTATTATCAACCAAGATGATACCACAAAAGCTGAATATCCTCTTGTTCCCTGCTGTTTTGCTAACAATAATTACGTCAACGATAATAGAAATGCTAAACCTTCAAAACTTATGTTGTACCGATCAAGTGCTAAAGAACTAGAGGATTCTGGAATGACAAATATGACAAAAATTCATCTGGAAGCTGCCAATACAGCTTTAGAAAAGAAAAAAATGGGAACTAAAGAGCATCTCAGACCTCTGGATTCTAAGAAAATCCTTGATAAGGGCAGATATGGAATCATTCCATATTATATACAAGAAATTGCTAAAAAAGCCGGTTATAAAGAGATAAAATATCATGATAAAAATACCATCCCCTTACTTGCTTATGGTGTTCTCCATACACCTGACAGTTTTATCCATTGTTTAGAAAGAGCTTTCGATAAAAAATATGAAACGTTAGAACTAAAAGATAAAATGGTTAGAGTGAAAAGAATCAGAGAGAAATGGGCTGACATGGACTTTTCCATTGCTAAGCAAGAACTTTATGATTGTTCTCATGAAGCTATTGCGAACCTTTTAAAAGAAAAAGACCACTATATAGATCCTTCTATGTTTATATCTTTAGCATCTAAGTATTATGATTGTAATATATTCTTATATGAAATAAATAGCAGATATCCTCACGGCTCTGTTGTTATCCCTCGGTTTTCTCAGGCTTATCTTTTGAAGGATATTTCGGAAGTACAGAAAACAGTATTTATTATAAAGAGAGCAATTAAAAATTATCCTTATCCATACCAGTGTGAAATCATAGTTCAAATAGAAGACTCTGAATTTAATAGAGAATTTAATCCAATTTTTAAACATAGTCAGTTTATTGTAGAAGCTGTTAAAGTGTTGAATAATGCTAACACTGTTTATATTGTCACCCAAGAAGGTTCTTTTTATTATTCTCCAGTAAATACTAATTCGCTCATTTTCAAGGGAGCTATCTCTCAAGTTATAGATAAGAATGGAAAAACACGTAGACTGACTTATAATTCAGGGGTAACTCTTATGACCTCTCCATTACCCCCTTTATCTCTTCCTATAACCAAGGAGTATGAGATATCTCATGTCCCTCGAATTGTAGCAGAAAATTTCATAAAAGAGAAAAATCTCGTAGTTACATATCAAGATGGAGATGAAGAAAGTGGAAGAATTCAAGGGTTATGGGTAAAATCTAATATACAGAACTCGGGATTATATTATGGTTATATCCCTCTGGATAAATCTGAGTCTTATCCATCTATATCATTTTCATCACCTATTACTGAAGATCCGTCCGGTGGAACAGAGATATCAGAACTAAAAATTATGAAGAAGAATAGAAAAACAGCTGAGCTCATTCAAGCCTATACTCTTTATGAATATTCTAAACTGGATGACAAAGAAGATATAAACAGTCTCTTTTTCGTTGATGAGAATCATCAATATGATATACACACTTTAGGAGAAGTTATAGAATCAGATAACAATGTTATTTACAGTGGCGGAAAAATAGTAATTCCTTCTGAAGATGTAAGGGATAGATTGATATTCTATATCAATAATAAATTACTAAATGATCCTGAGACAGTAGAGAACTATAAGGATAGTAAAATTATTAAGAATTATTACACTAGAATCGACGATTTCCGGAAAAGACCCGAGGAGATTATTTTTAGCTCTCTATCTCCCGGGAGTATTTACACAGGACCGACCATCTATGAGAGTCTCGAAACATGGTCATCGTCAACAAAAAGAAACATTAAGAATAGAACAATTTCTCCAGAATGGGTTAACGTGGGGGATAAACCATATTCTCCAGAATGGAATCAATTGAAGAAGGACCCGTATTTTTTCCGCAATAATAACATAAAATCTGGTAAAATGGCTATCATTCAAAATGTAGAGAAAGGATTGTTAAACCTAGCTCTTTATGTCGCTGTCAAATGGGTAGAAGGAAATAAGGAAGATCGTATAAATTTTGGATACTCTCCTCTAGTGATAGAAGAGGATATCAAAGATCATGCTTATGTCATATACCACGAAAACGGCGACAAACCTAAAAAAGTTGCAGGCGATGGAGAAAAAGCTTTTGTTATCGAATATAACGATAATAATTACGGGGCGGTTCTTTTTCTATAATACTCTTTGAAGAGCTCTCTTGTTTTAATTAAAACAAAAGACTATTCTACTCTTTTCCTAAAAGTATTCTTTTTCCAGTATTCGTCGCAGAAAATATACCAAGAATAATTATCAGAATGATTCCCACTAAAATCCAAAAGAAGAAATTAGGAATGCTACACATTTTATCCTTATAGCCTATACCTTTTTCCGTTTCTATATCCGGATTCAACCTTTCAATATTTGGCGGGAGAGTTTTATCAGGATTAATTATGATGTCTTTAGCCAATTTAACCTCTTTGGCGTGTCCAGCGAGATCTATAGACATTTTTTTCACTTGAACATTATCATTAAAACGTACTTTCTTTGTCATCTACTACTCCAGTAAGGTTTCTTAACTTTGTTAGATACATTTCTTAACTTTCAGTTAAGAAAATAACTTTCAGTTAAGGAAAGCCGATAAAATTACAGGCTTGTATTGCGCGACACATAAATTGGAAAATATTCTTCGGTCTAAAATATACAAAAGATTTCTTGACCGATCGGTCAAGAAATGACGTGATGTTTACTCTTCGTTCGACCATCCATCTTCGTCGTCTGAATCATCACCTTCATCTTTGAAATTTACTTGGGGCGGATTCCAACAATTTAGAATGTACTCAAGACCAATTGTCACGTTATGTTTCTCAATAAACTTAATCAACTTCTTCGTTTTAATCGGTTTATTATAAGGTACCATATTTGTGGAGACCGACTCGGGTATCGTAAAAAGCTCTCTGCATCTCTCATAAATAAGAGGCCCTGTGTCATCCAGATGTTTACTAACTTCTTCTAAACGGCGGTATTTTTGTATCATAGGCCATGCTCTTCCCCAACCTATAGATTGAGATTTCTTATATTTCTTTCCATCGGCCGGCCAACCTGTTATTTTTCCATTGTGTCTATTGTAATCACATCTTAAAAGAATACAAAGATCGCGGAATTCTTCTTGATTGAGCTCAAGAGACTCCAGCAAGAGTTCTGTGTGAATACCATTTAGTCTACCATCACCTAACTTATGTTCATTCCCAAAACGTACCATTATAGGAGCTCCGTAGGCTAAAACATCCGTGTCTTCGGTAAAAACAGCATCTACCTCGCCATTGATAGCTAAATAAGCACACAAAGTTTCTGCTTCCCCGTCAGCCACAAAACAAGCCAATCCTAACAGTTTAACTATTTTTTGAGCCATCTTTTGGTGTTCTTCTGTGATCGATTGTGTTTGATTATCTAATTTAGTGTAAATCTCAACTAAAGAATTGACTACATCATCTCCAGAGCGATAATCAGTTGTATCGACTCGCCCCTTGGATGGAGAAATTAATTTCTTACACTCTTCTCGAATAGCTCCTTTGATAGGAATGTTGTCTGGTAAGTATTCTTTAATGAGCCTCAATCTCATTTCTTCACATAACTTCATCCTATCTCTCTTTTTCTGATTTTCTATCTTTCGAATTTCCCGCTCTTTACCTTTTTCTTTAGGGGCATTCTTACCATCAAAAATACATACAGCTTTAATTCCGTTCTTTTTCAGAGTACATAAAAGAAGAATGAACGGATTAATCCATTTCTCAGGACCAGTGGACAGAATATACTTGTAGAGAAAGATAGAGATGTCAACGGCGAATCTCCATCCAAAGAGCTCATCGAAACGATACGTAACTAATTGTTCTGGACATTCTTTTCTAACTACATCTAATAAGTGATTAATTCCCATGATTAAATGTTATATTCGATCTGGCACTGATAATTTAGGATTGATTTCCTATTCCTATTTTTATTCAATGGTTGTTTTTAAGATAAAACTAGTCGTCATATGTGATATGACGACTAAACTAAACGAAAATGTCAAAGATATTGACTCTGAAGAAATAACCATCGACCAAATAACTCATACTCGAAAAGAATGGCGTTAAATCCAAGAATTGATAGAGGATATACGTAAAGAGATAAGAGAATTTATAAATAGATCTAGTACTTACAACATGCACAGAGGCAATCCATCCGATAAAAATCAATAACTCAGACAGAAGTGTATGACTAGACATGTGTTACACGGACGCACGTTTACTTATCTCCTTCCGAAGAATATTAACTAGCTCTTCTCTATCCCCTGATCCTTCTATTGACACTATACCACTGTACAATTGAGAGATTTTCTTTCTCTCCCATTCTACATTTTCCCACTCAATAGAATCGTGTGGAGTCTCTTTGTACTTGTCATAAACTTTATCCTTGTATTCTTCCATTGCACATCGAAAGGAATTGAGCATGCTGTTAAGATATCTCCCTCCCTTATCCGGTTTCCATTTCTTAGATTCTAAGAGTCTATGAAAGGAATTTCTTGAGACATCTGTACAAACGTAATTTCTTTCAACTATTCCATCACCATTCTCATGGGTGATAAGTTCACAAATAATTTCTAACATACCCGAGTATCCTTTTGATGCTTTTTCATATGTTAAAATTCCCTCGCTAACTCTTTCGATAACATATTCATCCGTTAAAGCTGGGATGTTATTGATAGGGAGATTAACGAGTTTGGGATGAATAGCAGTATTGTAGATAGTTCTTTTATCTGGGGCAGTCTTCATACCCTTGACAATACCTTGTTGTTCAAGAAGTTCTTCTTCTAATCTTTTATTTTTATCTAATAATTTGGCATTTTCCTTTATTAGAGTTTTAGTTCTTAACGAGAGTTCTTTATTTTTAGATTTAAGTTGAGAGATTCTACGATTTTTAATTTCCATTTCTTCGTCGTGAGATATAATAAACTCTTTAATTTTACAAGTTTTAAGGTGTGGTCCGAGATGGATATATGCTTTACCGCAATATTCACACTTCTCTTTTACTACCTTTTTATTTCTTTCTTGTAAACATGCGGCATTTACAGATTGATGTTTCTTAAGGGTATATTTATTTGCGTATGTTTTTCCGCAGTATTTACATGATAAAGCCATTGTCCAAAATTTTTTTGGACAATTCAATATATATTTGGTTAATCCAATTTTAAATAGGTTAATCCAAGAAAATTTTGGTTAATTTTCGGTCAAAAACGTTCATTTTTCGGCCGAAAAATCATGCGAACGGCATAGCGGCACAAAAACTCTCCGAGATTTTTGATTTTGATTTTGAAAAATTTTGAGTTCCACACACACAGGGTTGGGTGTGTGTGTGGAACTCAAAATTCTAGAGCTCTCAAAAATTTTTAAAATAGTTCTTTTGAAAATGAAAGTTTTCAAAAGTTATGTCTTTTATATTTTTTTCAATTTCAAATCTTAGAATCTTATGAGTGAAAACATAACTTTTGACATCTCAAAAGTTGAGTATTATCCAATTCTTGTAAAAAATATGCAAGAAAAAATATATTGGTGAGTATTAACGGATTGAACGTAATAAATTGAACTATGGTTGATAATATTTCTAGTAGAAAAGTGCACAGAGATGGTAATTTTACATCTATCTCATCTCAAAAATATCTTGATATTAAAGAAGGAACGGTCGAGTTGTCTTCTTTTACCCAACCAGGAGGAACTGGAACTGCTATTACAGGGGTAACATTTTCCGCTATAAGGGGAAAAGATTACACTATCAGTGGATCCGCTATTGCCGATCTTGATATTGTTGCCGCAGGATATTTTAGTGGCGTGGGTGTTCTACCCACAGCCGCGAGAAGTTTTGATATTAGTTTTGATGTTAACTCCTCTCAAATGTCAACTCTTAATTTACCTAGTATTAACGCTACCCTTGAGTTACCTGCAACTCCTGGAGGATCAGGAGGAGTGACTGTTAATTCTTCGAGTGTGTTAATTGACAATGTTACTCTAAATTCTTTTACTGTCCATCTCATCGTTGAGATCTGGGGGGCAAGTGATGCTGCAATTTATACTCTGTTGGGAGCTTTGTTGGCATCTAATCCCCTCCCAAGGACTAGTTTCATCGCTAAAGCATCTAAGTAAATTTTAAGAAAATTCTTTACCGATCGGTAAAGAATTTGTTAACCTATTGGTTGAAAATTCAGATGTCATCATCCGAATCTGTCCAAGAGAAATCACTCACCCCATCCAGTTCAGACGATTGTCCCTCACAACCAAGAGATGAATCATCGCCATATACTTCATCACTATCTTCATTCTCTATCTCTTGGATGATATGTTTTATCTGCTCTATTTTTCCCAACAATTCAGAAACTTCTTCTAAATCAGAGTCATTAAATTTATCTTCGATCTCAATCATTTTATCTTTGAAGGTTTGGCGGAAAACTTCATGCCCTAAAAGGATCTGCTGAGTGTTCCAATCGTCTATGAATATATCGATCATTCTAGTAATCGGTCCAACTTTGTCATTGACAGGAAGTGGTTGAATGTTGACAGTATAAGTGCGTACCCTAAGTACTGCATTGGAGTATGTTTTGTTCTCTAGGTAAAAGGTATCAGCCGTATCCAATATTTGTGTGCATTCTTCTAGAGTTATATTTTCTGTATCAATATTGACTTTGTCAAACCCGGCCATTTTGAGTCTTACTTGCAAGACTGGAATATTAACAATATATATCATTTTTAAGGAACAAATTATGGGCTCCGCTTTTTAAATTCAGATTTTGTCGGAATTTAAAAAGCGGACATGAAATTTTAAACTTCTCCATCGTGATTAGGAGATAGCCATTGTGACACTTATTCTTCTTTTTCTCTTAAACTTCTTTCCCGGGGTTTTCTTTTCTGGAGACTTCTCTGTCTCATGGGCAACTACTCGAGCATATCGAGGGTTGTCAATTGCTTTTCTCATCACTTGGTATGGATCTGGAACATTTCCTTCCATTAATAAATTAAGAATATCAGCACTAAAGCCACCTACCAACACAGTGTTAGGAATCTTGTCAGTTACTGGAAAGTCAAGAGTGTCACCTCTCAAATTCCAGAAAACAATATTAGGGCGAGTGTATCCCGATTTGGTGTACTTTGCATCGATGGCTTCCCAGTTGGTGATTTGGTTAGAGAAAGAACTGGATCTCTCATAGCCATAAGAGTTACTCCCACCACCGACGTCCGCTACGCATTGATCCAGACACATATCGCTGAGAATGACCAACATCTTTGGCATTCGATTTGCTGGAATATTGAACATGTTAGCGGTGTCAAGGATGAGGTCAAAGACTGGTTGTAATCGAGTGGAACACTCCCAGTTGTTCGTATCGAGATTATTTATGATTTCATACAAGTATTTTCCTTTGAGAGTTTCCATTTTGGGATTGGTGGAAAACGTCAACCACTTTCGATAGAAAGGGGACTTCTCGTCGTTCATCAGGGACAAAAAGAGTCCCATTGAGACGGAGACGTCGATCGGTGCGACCGGGCTTTTACCTTGTCGTCTGCACATCGATCCGCTCACGTCGATGATAGGAAGTATGTTGGGCACGTCAACTCCGGACTCAACCAACTTTGTTCGGCGATCTTTACGATCAGCGACGAACTGCTTCCATTGAGATTCCACTGTATCATCCTTATTTGGCCTCAAATAAGGAGTACCGTTAATGTAAGGCTTAGCAATCTCGTGAGGTTGGAGAACACTCACATTCATCTTTTTCTCCCCTCTCATGACACTATCAAGAAACTGTTGGTATCTTTCTTTGTCATGCATCTCGAAGGCTTTCTTGTATCTCTTTCCGGCAATGGACGGAATCTTGCTGTAATCAATATTTTCCCAATCTCGAGCACACATATATTCTTCGACGATGTTGCTCCTTTCTCTCAGAGGGCGAAGATACTCTTTGCGATACTGTACCTTGGTACATCCCAATTGCGAGCAAAGTTTTGCCACCACTTTGAACTTCTTATCGAAGCTACCACTTTCGTTAGGAGCGTATTTCGACGCCAAAGTAATTTCGTTCTCTTCCTTCGTTCCCAGTCTAGCCTTATCGGTTTTGAGCTGGTCTGCAAATTGGATAAGAGCTCTCGACTCTTGAGATGTACCCAAGAAGACAATGAGAAGATCTTTCCAACTTCCGTAGAAGGGAATGTGCTCCATATTGGCTCTCAAATCGCGGACGTGCTCCCTAAGAAGCCAACGGCAAAATGCCCAGAAAAGAAGTTTTTCTCCCTTACCACCTCTACAGTCCCGAATGTAGAACCCAAGACGGAGTGTATCAACAGGAGAAGTCTTCCAACATTCTTCCAAAAGAAACTCTAAATATTTTTCACTGGCTTCCTCGGTGCCTTCATCCGCTGTGAAATCAGAACAAGGCATGTTTCGAACCGATTTGAAGAATAGATCGACGCGAGGATCACTCGATACAGAGTATGACTTGGCGCCTTTCTCAGTTTGAGCAGAATGCCCAGGTTTACTCATCTCTTTGTAAAGGTTGACATCCGATGCTTTCGCCTTATCTGCTACCCCCTTAATATTGTGCGCTGTAAGCGTAATTGACATTGCTGTTAGTTGTCTGGTCAGACAACTGTACTTTAATTAGTTCGTTTTTTTTAAATCAAAAACGAACTAATTAAAATGATAATAATTATTAAGATGAGTTGTAGAAAATGCCAAGGAATCACATCTAAAGGTGTGCAATGTACAAGATATGCTTCATGCCGTGTCGGTTGTAAATATTATTGCTGGCAGCATGCAAACAACTATGTTCCTAAAGTAGGTTGCCCTAAGAAAAAGTCTTCTAAGAAAAAGTCTTCTAAGAAAAAGTCTTCATCTAAAAAGACCAGTAGAAAAAAGAGTGATAAATCTTCCCGTCAGAAAGGTATCTTAAAACCTTCGCGTTCAAAAAGTAAAACAAAGAAATCTGTTAGATTTAAACCTAAAAAGAGTCTGACAGAGGTTTATCCCATTCCCGCCAGAAAAAAGAAAACCGGTAGAGCTAAAAAGAAAACCGGTAGAGATAAAAAGAAATAATAAATAACAAATGATTTATGATGGAGCTATCAATAAACTTACGAGCGTACTCACTATTACAGAAAGCGATAAGCCCGATCCTCCTATCAATATTCCATCTAAATGGAATATAGCTCCGGGTGCCCACCCGCCTCAATCAGAAGAAGAGGTAAAAGCTTTTGTTTTGTCTCATATCGGAGATTTACCCATTCTACCGTTGTAATAGTTTTAGATAGACTTGTTTTTTCAATTGATAGTCAATTGAAAATAGCCAATTGAAAATATTTAATGCTCTAATATTCAATCGTTGGCGTCTGTAATTTATATTTATTACCTAGATCTCGCAATGCTATATTAGTCCTGAGTCTAAGCTTTTCCAAGTCTTTCATTCCCTTTTCTCCTTTTGCTCTTGAAGGTTTATGAACTAAATAAAGAAAGATATCTATACAGCAAGCTAAAAATGTATCCATAATAGCTACTACATCTCTATTTCTTTTTTCCATATTTTTAACCATGATTCTCTTTTTAATAAGATCTGACCTAGAAGTTTCTCCAATTAAGTATCCCACGTAGTACCTATCTATATTTGGCACTTTTGACACCCAATTGTGTCTCTCACGGTCATTTATATGAGCTATTTTTCTATAAATAGTAGAAATATCACCTCCATAACTTTTCCTAACAACACAATAGTCGGGTAAACCTCCACATGGAGTATCACCTTCTTCTCTAATAGTAACATGATCAATATTTTTATTGATCCAATCAAAGTATTCTGGATTGACTATTTTTCCTGTCATTACTTCTTCAGTATCCCAATTCCATCCCTTTCTGCAATTAGTGCAGTTATGTGTAATAGTACCATCTCCTAGCAAATATCTGGGAGAACCTTCTTTTAAAGACCACCCAACATATTTACCTTTTCCACATGGATTGACTTCGATTGTTGAATTAATTAGAGTCTTTCCTATAACTTTCTTACGGGGTAATTTAACAGGGATTTTATTTACATTCCCCATTATACGAATTTTAATCTGTGTAGTCCCTTTATAGGTCTTCCCGTGAGGGAAAGTAACTGTACCTGGTTCATACATCTTTTTGGATGTAATTAATCCCAGAGAATGACAAACATCTACAATATCGGAACATAATTTGGTCCTAATTACAGACTGAGATACTCTATATGATTTCCTATGACGATTGCCATCAGTATCTATAATACCAGCTAATAGTTGTAATCGTGTATTTTCGTCATTTTGTAGGTATTCTAGTGGGATATTTTTATTATTTAGCAGATTATATTGTTTTAACAAGTTCTGAAGAGGGTTAGAACTGCGATTTTTCCCTAATACCAAATTATTAGACCTCTGTGGAAGACTCTCACGCCATTTTGTTATTTGAATCACTTGATCGTGAAGAATTTCTCCTCTTTTTTCTAGTTCAGCTAATTCTTCAACAGTTGCACAACACAAAGATGGTTGGCTAGCACAACCATGACAGGTTCTCATCGAACCATATCCTACAGGTACAATTTTTCCTTGATCTTTCCCGCGAATATGAAAACTATATGGATTCTTATTATGAATAACATCTGCGTTATTATTTATAGCCCAATTGACCCATTCCTGTGTTATTTCATAATCATTTGATACAAATCCGCTCCCTTCTGATTTTCCATCTCCCAGCCATAATCCCAAAATATAAGGATCTATGATTACTTCTCTTTTAGGCCATTGTATAACTTTGCAAGTGGCTCGATAATACCCACGTTTTCTTTTATACTCTTGAAGTTTAAGGTATTCATTTACTGAAATATCAATTATCTTCCCTTTATTAGACAAGGACAACAGATGATTACCTATCACCTTGTAGTTATCTCCGTATCTTTGTACTACTTCATACATCTCGGCTGTACCCGATGTAATAACATCTATAGTACGAGGAAGTCCATCGTCCCCAATTATAACGTCATTTTCTTTAATATCTTTAGCATACTTCTTTTCACCAGACCACATCCATATCTTAGTGTCTTCTGATTGACACCACATATCGGAACAACCGATTGTCTTTTCAATAAATACACCGCAAGTAGGACAAGCTTTTGATATCTTTTTAATCTCATCAACAGTTTTAATATGATTGGGATCACATCTATGTGATTCTCCTTTGATACAATAGCATTTCCTACAAGTCTCCACCCCGCACATTCCACATACATAATTCTTATTGAGATACCCACGACAGCCTTCTTTGGGACAAACTTTAATTCCTGACGTATCTTTATTCTTATCTTTGCTTTGAGAACCTTGCGATTCAAAGCTATAGGGTTCTTTTCCATCCCGAAGGCATTTCATTTCTCCATGGACTTGAATTAACTTAGCACGTCTAGATTGCAAAGGGGATAAAATATGATCTATTCTCTTAATTTCGTCATTGATTTGGGAAAAGCCTCCATACTTTTCTTTCTTTTTAGAATATCTCTTGGCATAATCTTGAAATGGTGGAAAAATGTTAATCTCGTCGCTGATAAAAGCATTTTCTTCTCTCAATTTTTCCAACTTCTTATAAAACTTTTGAGTGAGATTGGTTCTGAGAAAATCGTTATTCCAGAGTTTTTCGCAATTTGGATTAGAACATTTAGGCTGAGAATACTGTTCTGATAACATTTGAAGAAGATTTTCTTCAGTACATTTTTTACAGGTTGATTTACCACAATAGATACACGAGACTTTCTTCTTTGCAGATTTGTTATAATCTTCCCAGCAAATAGGGCATGTTACAGAAGAGTCGGTATCCATAATTAAATATCAATAGTTTATTCTTATAAACAATGAACTGTTTATTTAGTAGATTAAAGAAACAAAGCCACAATTGTGAAATACTACACGAGTAATGGAAGAAGAACAAGATGTCAATACTTATGTTTCCCACAAATCGGTCTCGCAGAATTTAATGAATACTTCAATTATTCAAGGGAATATAGGATTGTTAATCTTTGTATATGCCAACGACAAAGAAGACTATGGTTTTGGGAAAGCTTTAATCGCTCTTATTTCTATTTCTCTAGCATTACAATTTATCATTTTTATTCTTTTAACTATTCTGTTTCATGTGAAACAACATTATCAATTTCATAGGAAAATAACGGCAGTTGGTATGAATAGCTTAGTAACAGCTCTATCGGGAATTGTCCTAATGGTTAATATAGCTATTACTACAGTTTCTTTAGAATTACAGAAAGAAAACAATTCTATTTCGTAGCTAAAAGTGGTTGATCTTCTCTTGTCTCTTCACCTTCTACCGTTAGAGGATCAAGAGTTTTTTCTTCTCTGTTAATTTATTACCTCTTAAGGTAATAAATCTTTGTCTCTTTATATTTTTCTTTATTGTAACTATGAATTAAATGATTTTCGAACGTTTAGAAGCTCCAGGGTACTTGGTTCTCATCTTATTAGATGGAACTGATGGAGGTTTGATAGGAATCTTATCAGGATCTTGAACATCAACTGCCGCTGTTCCAATCGCTGCCGATGTACCATACATAACAGAACTGCTGACAGACTGTAATAAATCTACTTCAGTAGAAATAGCTGCCATGGAACCATTACTTATCTGCTGTTCAAACATAATCTTTGCTATAGGACCAACTATCTCTCTGGAGATACCATCGCGCCTGGCAGCTGTAATATCACCTGTGTATGTCATTCTATCAACCAACAATTGAATATGTCGAGGATTAATATAGGTTCCATCAAAACTAATGACTCTAGTTAACTCTTCTATGAGAAATTTCCTAGCGGCCATTATTCCTAGAACTGCATTAACAGCCCAAACATCATCACTCATCGTCCTAGTAGGGTCGACGCCAGGAATATTGAGAATCTGAAGAAAGTTACTACCAGCAGTATCCAAAATCCATTCATGAGTCAGTGCATCTTCTCGGGGATACACTTTACTGATACGAGATATACCAGAAATATGAGTCTTTTTAATATACGACATAATAGCATCTCTACAAACAAAGAAATCAATATTATCTTCGTTTAGTCCTTCAGAATCGGTTGGTAAACTTTTCTTGTCTTTTACATATTTTTTAATACAATCAAAATTGAAGTAGACTTCGATCTGACCCATCACATCAGGAGATGGTACACAAGCAATTTGATTATCTGCTTCTTCCTCAATCGCTAACGCAATTTCTTCTAATGTGACTTTGGCTATAAACAGTTTCTCTTTATCAAATTCTAACAGAACCACCCACCTTTCTGGAACAATGGTTGGCATGTTTCCAAGATCTTTGGCTAATTTAACCCACCATTTCTCTTCGTACTCCTCATATGTGACAATTTTAATAGGGTTCATTCCCTTTTCTGGATTTATGTCATCTGGAATATACATCATTTTATAATCAATTAAGAATGTTTCTACATTTGTCTCCTCAAAAGTCTTTTTCATGTCTTGGATAACCATAAGAGCGTCTTCTTTTATCTTCTGAATTTTCTTGTCTATCTTTTCATAAGAGTCATCTCCTTCATCCAACAATTTTTTCTTTTCTTCTAACTTGCGGACCTTTTTGGTTTTGTCTTTTAAAATTGGATTGTTAAGGTAGACTGTACAAGATGGTTTCTTCTGGTTATCTGGTTTGGTAATATTAAGAAGTTCATTCAATCTGGGTACACCCAAAGATACATCCTTACCACCTACACCTGCTAAGTGAAAGAAGTTCAAAGTATTGTGAACAAAGATACCATTCTGAATCATGAAAGTATGATTACCATCAACTCCAAAGTCATAAACTAACTCCTTGGGATCATCAATAATCTCTATTTCAACAATTTCATCCCAGATAACATCACTATTGATAGCTTGATCGATGAGAGACAGATCTATATCTTGTTCCAATTCTTCAGCTCTATTGGCAAAGACTTCTCTGTATTGAGCTAACGTCTCTCTCCCGACGGATGTTTTCCCTCGAGTCCATCTACCATAGTTCCTTGAATAACCGGGTAAACTCAAAGGTCTGGCTACTCTAGCGATCTCTTCCCCCATCTCCGGAATGCGATCGATATCCTCTCTTCGAGAATGGACGTTATCTCTCTCGTTGTAGTCAACAATCTCTTGAATAGCTGAGAGTTTCTCCGGAAAGTCGGAACCGATATTATCCAAGAACAATCTTGCATGTTTACGAAGAAGAATGTAATTATGAAGCTGGTTCTTTCTATCCTTCTTCTCCACTCCAAATGTCCCAAAGATACCGAATCGAGAGAGAAGGAGAGCTATCTGTTCTAGAAGATTCAAGCTAATGGAGTGAACTCGAATCAGTTGTCTTTCTGGATTTATATTTCCATCTCCATCGAAATAACCACGAAGAAGCCCAGAGACAAACTCTAATGGTGCAAAGTATGCAAACCCTGGCACTTGTTTATTTGCTGAACCAGTTCCACAATGTTTGAGAATGAATTTGACAATGTGAGGGATATAGGTAACATAATGATCTTTACCCTCATATTCTGGATAATCGGGAGAAATTTGTCCACGCTTGTCTCTTGATCTGTATTTTCCACCATATCTTTTGGCAAATTTCTTTACTCTTTTCTCAAAGTATTCCGAGATATTTGTTATGCATAATGTAGTTCCATTAATACTCCCTTCTGCTAAGTAAGCTCCAATAAGCCACCCATTCTTGAAATCAAATGGGAATATAGTCTCTATTCCATCTTTTCCTTGAATGACTGTCTTTTTATAGAGAACTTTAGAGTTCATTTTCTTGTTGACTGGGATAAAATCTCCTTTCTTCAAATCTTTCGCCACTTTGGGAACAATCTTTCCTTCTTTGGTTCTAGATAGATGAGAATGAGTCAAAGTAGTAGTGGTCTCTCTTTTCGATTTTGTTTTCACTCTTACTAAATTACCATTTGTAGGGTGTCTGCTCACTTCGGATAATTTCTTCCATTCAGTCTTTTCATTGTCTGTATTTACTGTCATAATGTAGATTAAATGGGTTGGTTCCCATGCTACGCTATTATTCCCCAAGTCAATTACTTCTTTATCATGTTTTAACAACAATTCATCAATTATCTCCTTTATAGTTCCATACTTTACTTCTGAGATCGATCTACCCTGTTTATTGACTTCCCGCACAATCACTCTAGTCGTTCCCAGGTTCGAGAGTTGTGTGGTTGGCTCACCGATGGAGGAGGCAGCGACTAATCCAACCATATCCCCATACTCAACTTTGGAACTAATCAACATGTGCTTAATTTCAGCAAAATAATCTCCAATTTTACACTCATATATCTTTACTTTAGGTAATAATTCTCGGAGCACATCTCTAAAATTCTCAGTAGCCCTTTCAATAATTGAAGTGTTAACTCCAGGAGGCCCAATTTTGATATAAGTTAACAATAATTCTATCTCCTCAGATCTAAGATGCCGAGGTTTATCTTCATTGGTCACTTCTTCCGAACGGATGGCAGTGGAATTGACTTTGTTAGCAATACTAAAAACATTGACAAAGAATGGAAATTTCATATCATTACAGGCATATAATTTCTTCGCATCCATTCCATCGTCTCCATAGAGAAACTGGACGACATTGCCGGCGGCATCTCTAACAGAACCATCCATCATGACTTTGAGATCTTCAACCTTTCTACCTATTCTTTTTTGAATATAACCTGAATCAGCGGTTTTTATAGCAGTTGAAATGACTCCCTGCCTTCCACTAGCTGCATGATTAAAAGCTTGTTCCGGGGTCAATCCATCTATGTAACTATTGGAAATAAAACCTCTTGCTTCTGGAGAATTATCACCCGGCAAAAAGTGTGGCAAAGATCTGGTACCATTAGAAAGAGTTCTTGGCATTCTTTTCCCATCGATATTTTGTTGTCCAACAAAGGCGATAATTTGAATTAGATTAACCAGACTTCCTTTGGCTCCACTCATTCGCATGATATTAAGAGCATTTCTATCACCCTTATTCATACTGGTCTTAGCTAATTTAGCACCAATGTTCATGGCATCGTTGAGAACCCGGTTTATTTCTGCTTCAGTTCTATCATCTATTTCACCGGGATGATTAGAGAGAATTTCTGCTACCTTAGCCTGTGCTTCTGATAAAGCTTTGGCTATTTCTTCTTTTGAAGTAGGCATACAGTCTGATAACCCCATACTAAAACCATGATGGGGTTGCCAATTATAAACTAATCTTTGTACTTCAGTTAGGAACATAGTAGCATGCTGAGTACTATGTTCCTTCCAGAGATAATGAAGAATATATTTACACTCTTTCTTGCTGAGAGGACCACTGGTTGGTTCTACGACTCCGTGTGTGATTTTTACGACTGGAAAGATCTCATTATCGTTAGATGTTCTCTGATAACAAAAGACAGGGGGGAAAAGAATTGAAACCAACAATTTCCCAGGTATTTCATCGGCACAGCCATAAATATCTTTCTTTTTGTCATAAGTTATATATTTACAGAATTGTTTGTACTGTTTGGCATCTTCTTTGTACTTTTTCTTCGCAGAAGAATCTTTCTCCTCATTGTATTTATCTTTTAACTCTGCATACCCATTACGGTAAACCATATAAGCTCTCTGGAGCAGATCATGATATCTTTCCAAAGAGATATTTGTCTTTTCCAAACAGTCTTGGAAAATATCTTTACTAACCATGGTTTCCCTCTCACCAGACAACCATGTATTGGTGAGCAAGTACACTCCAACAGCTCCATCTTGAATGACACTGGCTATCGGAGAATTATTCTGAGGAGAAATAATATGTTTAGACAT